TGCTCCTAGAAGAAAATTACATTTTAAGAGTTCAGAAGCTCATATACCAAATAAAATAACATTGGAACAAGCTATGAAAAAATTTGTTGGAAAAGAAAATCCTGATATACTTGTGCATGGTGGAAGAGGGAATGCTTTGAAACAAATGAAACTTGCCGCAAAAAATATAAAGCATTATGCGGCGACAAGAGATGAATTATCTAAGCCTACTTCACAGCTCTCGGCCTTCATCAAATTCGGGAATATTAGTATACGCGAAGTGTATTACGCTTTTAAATCGAACCAATCCTTTATTCGTCAGCTATATTGGCGTGAGTTTTATTGTGGCGTCCTGTATAATCACCCACAAGTATTAGGTCATAGTTTGAATAAAAAATATGATAAAATAAAGTGGCACAATAATCAACGACTTTTTGATGCGTGGTGTAAAGGTGTTACAGGCATACCCATTGTAGATGCAAGTCAGAGACAGCTTTTGCAGACAGCTTGGACACATAACAGAGGTCGTATGATTTCTTCTAGTATATTAATAAAAATATTACTTATTGATTGGAGAGAAGGCGAACGCTTTTATGCACAGCATTTAGTGGATTATGATGTAGCAAACAACAACGGTGGATGGAGCTGGAGCTCAGGCGGAGGCAGTGATTCTAATCCATATTTCCGCTACTTCAATCCATATACGCAGTCAAAAGAACACGACCCAAAGTGCGAATATATCAAAAGATGGATTCCAGAGCTCAAAGATATTCCAAACGAGGATATTCACAACTGGGATACTGCTTGGGAAAAGCATAAGGATTGTGGTTATCCAAAACCAATTGTAGATTATAAAGAGCAGAGAGAAAAATCTATTAAGATTTATAAAGATGCTTTATACTAAAATAATTTAAAATCAATATTATATACTATTATAATATGGATATAAATTTGATTTTAGAAGAAAATGAAAAATTAAAACAACGTGTAAGTGAATTAGAGGAACGATTAAAGAATTACACTAATCCTCCAGCTCACCAAGCATTTTATGAAAAAAATAAAGAAAAAATTATTAAAGAAAGCAGTGAACGTCTAAAAAAATTAGCACAAAGTAATCCTGAAAAAATTAAAGAATATAGGAGAACCGCATACTTAAAAAGAAAGGAAAAAATTAAAAATGAGAATATTAAGGAAAATTAAATAATTTAATTGTAAATTATTTAGAAATATTTTCTTTAGTAATTGTATAAATGGAAGAAAAAAATAAAAAATATAAAATTTGTGAACATGACAAGATGAAATCACGATGTTCGATATGTGGAGGAAGTGAATTGTGTTTACACTTTAAATTAAAAACTTTTTGTAGAGATTGTAATGGTGTTGCTTTTTGTCAACACGGCAAAAGAAAATATAGATGTATTATATGCTGTGGTAGTGGATTATGTAATCATAATAAATTAAAAGAATTTTGTAAACATTGTAAAGGAAGTCAAATTTGTCAACACAATATAAAAAAAAACAATTGTAAATCATGTCATGGTTCTTCTTACTGCATACATAATAAACTAAAACGAAGATGTATATCTTGTAATGGAAAAGATTTATGTAAAAATTGTGGTATAGTAAGACCTTTAAAAAAATACGACAATCATTGTCTAAACTGCTTCATACATTTATTTCCAGATCAACCAGTGTCAAGAAATTACAAAACAAAAGAATCATCCACCGCACAATTTATAACAACTAATTTCCCAAACTTTACTTGGAATTTAGATAAGAAGGTGGAAGACGGATGTTCCAGAAGGCGGCCTGATTTATTGTGTGATTTAGGTTATCAAGTAATTATTGTTGAAATAGATGAAAATCAACATACTGATTACGATTGTTCTTGTGAAAATAAACGCATTATGCAGTTGTCTCAAGATCTAAACCATCGGCCTATAGTTTTTATAAGATTTAATCCAGATGATTACATAAATAATAATAACGAAAAGATAACAAGTTGTTGGGGTCTTACACCTAAAACAGGGATTATGAAAATAAAAAGTAATAAAAACGATGAATGGAATGAACGATTAGCCACTTTACAAACTCAAATTGAATATTGGTCAAATGAAGAAAACAAAACAGAAAAAACAATAGAAATAGTCCAGCTGTATTATGACGGATTTAAGTAAATAAAATTAGTTATTTATTTTGATTTTATTTATTAATCTAAATAAATGACAGAGTTATATTCCAAAGAAGGATTTACATTTGTTAAAAATGAAAAAAATAATTACAGCTTGACTTTTCAAATGGAAAATAATAATATTATTTTGGCTAAAATCATCGATTTCAATTTAGTAAAACTTATTTATGATTTAAACTCAGACATTTATGAAAAAGTTAAATTAGAAATAATTAATGAAAATGAAGCTACTATAAATCTTTTAATGAAACATCTATTCGAAGAAATTGGATTACCTCAACGATTTTCTTATTTATCTATGAAAAAAACTGTTGGAGAGAATAATATTAAATTTATAGCACAAAGTATTAAATCTGAACGTCCAGAAGGAATGCCTGATGATGCTGAGTTAATGCCTCTTGAAAATATGATATGTAATTGTGTCATTATTACACCACATAAAATTAAATTCATGTGTAATATCTTATTTGAACCCATAATGAATATTCCTCAAGTCGCCGAAAAACTAGTCGGACTAATTTTATACAAAATATTTAATAGAGTAAAACAATTTATAGAGAACGTTAGAATGTAAATTATATGTTTACAAAGAACATTAAATCTATTATATTTTTATTGAATGCTGTATTCATTTTCTTAACAGAAGCAATGATATATGCTGTATTTCAAGATTATTCATTTTTTATTGATCGTTTATCTGTGCGTCTTGCATCTATTAATATATTGTATGTAAAAATTTTCCAAGCGTTAGCCTTAAATAACAGCTTAATTGATGATAAAATTAGTAATAAATTATTGCAATTTACAGATAATGCTCCTTGGAATTATTCTGATATTGATTTATATAAATTAATCGAAATGTCTGATAAATATGATATAAAATTACCATTTGGTTATGAAGTTCCTATTAATTCTGGCATGATTTCGTTGGTTTTTAAAGGCGTTGATAATAAATCAAATAAACAAGTTATAATTAAAATAAAACGTAAAAATATTCAAGAACGTCTAGATGATGCTATTGATAACTTATTATTTATAATGTATTTATTATCATTTATACAAATTTTCAATAAATATCAATTAGAGGAAGTTGTAAATAAAAATATAGAAATTATTAGACGTCAGACTAATTTCTTGGAAGAAATAGAAAATATGGAGCGAATTAGAGATAACTGTAAATATATTAAATATGTTAAAATACCTATAGCTAATAAAGAAGTAACGAAGGAATATCCAGATATAATTTTAATGGAATATATTCATGGAATGAAAATAAATAAAATTAAAGAAGAAGACTATGAACCGTTTGCAAAATTAGTTGTTAAATTCGGGATTGTTACGACTATAATTCATGGAGTCACCCATGGCGATCTTCACGGTGGCAATATCTTATTTATAAAAGATTACTCTGACAGCAAATATCGTCATAAATTGGGCATAATTGATTTCGGTATTATTTATGAAGTCGGCGCACAATATAAAGGCTTATTATTTGATATATTTACACAAATATTCGAAAAAACACCTCGCGAATCGGCTGAGAAATTACTGAATTCTGGACTAATTGACCCACCTGGAATCTTACAACAAATTCCGAAAAAGGATTATAATAATATCATCTCTTTTGCAGAGGAAATAATATCAGACACAATTAATTCATCCAAAAAAGCTAACCAAATACAGATTTATAAATTTGTCTCAAAATTGAAGGATTATTTGTCAAAAGATGAGTTAGCTAATATTGGAATAAGACCTAGTGATGACTTTGTTAAATCGCAACTTGTGTTAGCTATGGCTCATGGTGTAACATTAACACTTTGCAAAGACAATTTTGTCTCACTTATGGATAAAGCAATCAATGAATTATTTCATACTGAAATGTTGTTAAATTGATTGGCAATTCTAATTTGAGAGAAATTTACAGATAAACTTGCTAACAAAATTCCGAAAGCAATTATAATAACAAAACCATAAGAAAAACTTTTATAAATAGTAGCATCTGTTTCCTTTTTCTGGATACACTTTTTTTGTGCTTTCCTAAATTTGAACTTGTTGAATAAGACTTTCCACAAGAACAGACGTGAGAGCCCGTTTTTTTCGTTAAACTCGATTCCTCGATTCCATTTTGTTCCTTTTTGGCATTGAGCGAATGTTTGGCTGTGGTCAGGTGCCTCTCCCAATCGCACTTATAAGAGCATATATAGTGGCATGACTTACATATGAAACTATGACTCGTTTTTTCGATTCCAATATTCCACTCGATTCCATTTATATTCCTAAAAGAAAATACCTTTAAGTTTTTTATAAAAAAATTACAATCACAAAAATTTTTTTGCGGATTGATTTATGACGATAATTTTTCAATATCGTAAGCGTAAATTTTCGTCAGTAAGGACTTTTTTGGCATTCCCATTTTGGACATTTTTTTTGTCCATTTTTTGAAAGCCAAAATACTTTTCAATTTTTGAATTCCCTTTTTTTCTCTTCATGTGTAGGGAAGCTTTTTGGTCCCTTTTTTCGATAATTTAAAGAAATTCCCTTCATCATGTAGTGTATCTGTCTTTAAATACTTTTTAAAATATATTATTTCAAATTCATTTAAATATATATGGTGTAATATATATACCCTACATAATGCAAGTGACTATTGATAATGTTAATTACAAGTTTATTCCTTCTAGACTATCTTCATTAGATAGTATTAAAAAAAATGAATCTGTCCTGAAAAATGATATATATGAAAAATATAAAGCTACCGCAGAAATAGAAGGTGAACTTATTATTTGCAACGATATAAATCAAATGAAACGATTTGAAAAGAAAATAGTCAGAGAGACTTACCAAGATTATTTGAAATATATTAAATATAGAGACCCTAAAAAGGACCAATGGATATATAACATTATTGATGGAACTTCCGAACAAGAGTCAATTTTATATAGAGATGAATTATGTATTGTTATTCCTACTTACATGTGGGATGTCAAAAATACCGAAAAAATGCATATCTTGTGTTTACCAACTGATATATCACTGCGTTCAATTCGTTCATTAACATCTGTACATATACCGTTATTAGAACATATGAAACGTTTTACATTAAATGTTATTAAACAAAAATACAATATCGACGAATATCATGTTAAAATGTTTTTTCATTATGAGCCTTCTACATATCACTTGCATATACATTTTGTAAATGTAGCACATCATGACGCTAGGTCTTCTGTCGAATATTCACATGAACTTAATAATGTATTATTTAATCTTTCTATTTGTTCTGATTATTACCAACAGGCCGTTCTAAACAAAAGATGTTAATCGTAAATTAGACACAACATTTATTATTATTATTTAAAATTGAAATAAATTAAATACTAATTAATATAACTATAAATGGAAACTGACATATCAACAATGAACCCAACTTTTATATTTGTAGACGGAAGTTATTACTGCTTTTACCGCTATTTTGCTCTTCAACAATGGTGGAAAAATGCATACCCTGAAGAACCACTCGAAGACCCATATATTAATGAAAAATTTGTTGAGAAATTTCGAAAAACATTTGTTGATAACTTACAGCAAATTCCTAAAAAGTTAAAAATTCATAAAGAATCCATAAAACCAGTATTAATTGTTGGAAAAGACTGCAAACGAGAGGATATTTGGCGCAATGATATCTTTAAGGATTATAAGGCTAATCGTGCTAACGGACCTGAAGACGGATTTATGGGTGGACCCTTCTTTAAAATGGCTTATGAAGAGCAGCTTTTTCAAAAGGGTGGTGCTAAGGCTATTTTAAGTCATCCTCGTCTTGAAGCTGACGATTGTATTGCATTATCCGTTAAATACTTACTGAATAAATATCCACTATGCAAAATTTATATCATAACAAGTGATCGAGATTATTTACAATTAAATGCACATAATGTAGACTTATTTACATTGACATATAAAAACTTGGCAGACGGTAAAACTTCTACTGGGAATGCAGAAGACGATTTAAAAATCAAGATTCTTATGGGAGATACAAGCGACAATATTCCTTCAGTATTTCCAAAATGTGGTCTTAAAACCGCTCAAAAATGTATTGAAGACGAAGAGTTTTTGGGGAAAAAAATGGCAAACAATCCTGCATATTATGAGCAATATAAATTAAATGAACAATTAGTAAGCTTTGATAAAATACCCACAAATTATGTAAAAGAATTTATGGCTACAATTAAAAAGTAAACTAATCAATAAATAATATAAAAATTTTTTAATTATTATATTATGAACTCTGTAATTACTATACCTGATGACAATACTAATATTAATATTAGAACATGTATATTAGACCCATTATCAGTAATAGTTAAGCTGGCTATTTTAAGCAATAAACCAATTGGAACAAAATTATTAATCCAAAATAATATTATTTATTTCCATGAACCAGGACTTTTTCAACCAATAGCTAGAATGGTATACAAATCAAATAAAACTGATTTGCAGTATATTTATAACCCAATTAATATTGCCTGTTTACACTTTCTCTCGAAACCTTTTGTGGATAAAACACCAAGAATCAAAAATTTATTTACATGTGCCCAAAATGGGCTTAAAAAATTGATGGAAACATATAAAACTTGTTCTATAATAACAATAACATTGAATTATTATTATTCATTACTAACAAATCATATTAATCAAACATATAACGAATATATGTTTGTCAAAGATAATTTAACCTGTTATTATACTCAAGTTATTAATGAATCATTTAATAAGCAATGGTCAGATGAAAAAATAAAAGTTGTATTAGATTTAATAACGTTTTTAAATAAAAATGATAATCCTAACAATAATGTAAAATCACTTGAGACTATTATGGAAGATATAGATGCAAACACTCAAACTATTATTAATGAAATTTTTTAATATCTAATATTTTTATTTTTATTTATTCATATTTTACATTTATACCAAATTTGAAATATCTAAATTATCTTTTATAAAATACGCTTCACCATTGCGATTCCATTCAACAACCATAGTAATTATTTCAACTCCAGATTTAACAGCATTTTTAAATGCCTCTCTATATTCAGGATCAATTATCGATGGTTGAAATCTATTAACATCGGTTCGTTGTATTACATAACACATAATACAACGCGTTTTTGACATACGTTTTATTAATGCAAGTTCGTTGATGTGTTTTAATGCACGTGGACTAACTGTGTCAGTGTTTTTTTTTCGGTAACCGTCAGGAAAATATGCTACTTTAGAATTTATATCCCTATGATCGAAACACATTTTTTTGCGATCTTTGGCGGTTACGTCCTCATAATCAGCAAGTGGAACATTTTTGATTTCCATAATAAACGGAATACCATTTTCATCAATTCCAGAAAAGTCAAATCTTGAATCGACTAATCCAGGAACGTAAATTTTTGTTTCTTTTTTATATGTTTTTACATTAAGTAGTCTAGATAATAGATCATTCTTAAGCGCAGATTCCGCTAATTCTTCTGCTAATTTAGGATAAATTCCCACAATTATTTCTCGTTCTTTCTCTCTAATAATTGAAAGATAAACTCTATATTTACAATGAAGTTTATTATCATTTTTTGTTTTTGGAACCGGAGCCATTAAAATAGATGCGCCGACATCAGCTAAACCACAACAACCCAAAGAAGCAGTATGTCCTAATATCATATTACTTGTTGAACATATTTTAATGTCAGCAACATATGGTGTTTTTATGTGCTTTGAAGGTCGTTTAATAACCTCACCTTCAATTAAATTATTTAACTTGAGAATTAATGACATTGTTATTTGATATATTTTATTTAGTACGGTATTTTAAGTTTTCAATTTTATTTTTTAAATATAGTAATATATTAGTATGAGTACAGAAGTAAAAAAAGAAGACAAAATTGTTTATCCAGACCAATTAAATATAATAATACGAACTAGTATTCCGGGATATCAAAAAATAGAATATAAACCATCAATGACCATAAAAAATAGTGATGAAAAGGGTGTACGATTTAATCCATTAATTAAACTAAATAAATCTACTGTCAATAAAATTCCTGAAGAATATAGAATTAAAGAGTTCTTTAATAAGGGATTATTTCAATCACTATTAAATTATAATGGAGGAACTCCTGCAAAAAACTTAACACAAGCAACCCGTTATGGTTACGTCGACAATAATATAAGAGTGACATTAGACACCATATTTCCAGTAGGTTCTGTTATTTATATAGGAAAAAATCCATACGCAATTGGAGACATTCAATGGACAACTGGTGATTGGAAGATTGAAATTAAGCAAAAAAAGGAGGAAATAGATCCAAGTAAAATAACTGACCCTCAATTATATACACAGTTAGTGAGTGAAGAAATAATAAGTGGAGAAGAACAATTAAATCAGTTACCTCAAGCAATTTTAACTGGTGTAAATTATGCTGGTCCGCCTATTGCAAGAGGCATCACACGTCCTACTTCTGAACCATCAAGTGCTACGACATCAACTTCTATGGTGTCAACTTTTACGGCAACAAGTCCTCCAGCACTAGCAAGATCTCCAGCACCAGCAAGAACTCCTGTACCAACAAGAACTCCAGGACCAACAAGAACTCCTGCACCAGCATTATTACCACCAGCTTCTGCACCAGCATTATTGCCACCAGCTACAAAACCAGCATTATTGCCACCAGCTTCTGCACCAGCATTATTGCCTCCAACTCCACAATTAGATATAGAAGAGTTATCACCAGAAGAAGAAAAATTATTTGATACTTTTAAAAATGAATTACAGCCAAATATTAATGCTACCAAATTCTTTGTAAAATATTTTCAGAATACAGGTTATAGAAATATTGTTAAAATGGTATTTGATAAATTTCCGTTTCAATTAAAAAGCGAAATTAGAAAATTTTATTTTATTACAACCAATTATCAACCTATACAAAAAACTAATGCATTAAGCAACACATCATATGACAAACTTTGTGAGCAAGTCACTATTTTAAAAAGTCCAGCAAACGGAGACTGTTTTTTTAGAGCAGTTGCTGACGGCATAAATATATATAATTATGAAAATCAAGATTCAAAAATTATTTATGCTAATTATGGTAAAACTACCTTATTTACAGCTAGAATTTTGAGAGAACTTGTAGTACAATATATAATAGATTTAGGTGAGAATGTTGTAGACACCATGTTATCTGTTGCAGAAGAACAAGTTGAACCTTTAAACACAAAGTTTCAAGATACAATACAAAAATTAAAATTATCATTAAATGTTCCAGAAATTACACAACAACAATATTTAGATGAATTGACAAATGTATATAATTCTAATTCAAACTTTATGATTTATAAACCAAAGATAGTTCCAATAGATATATATGAGTATAATAATCCATTTAGAGTTGTTAAACAATTAGAAATACCTAACTATATAGAAAGCAGAGATTACTGGGCAAATGACGTTGCAATAGAAGCAATATGTGATAAATTAAAAATATGTGTTATACCAATCGAAAAATATTATGAAATCCAAACTTTTAATGTAAGAATTAAACGTGTAGACACATTAAAAGCTTTATTAACAGATAATGATTTAGTTAGAGACAAATGTTCAAAAAAAGTAATGTTTCTAATGTATAAAAACAATCATTATGAATTAATAAGATTTAAATACTTAGTTAAGCCGAGTGTTAAAATAACTGGAGAAGGATTAAGAAAAGAGACGATTTATTCTGGTAAATGGTATTCAATATTTAAATCTGATGGTTTAGCTCCGCCAATGCATATTTTAATGTTAATTTATGGTTCAATATATTCAACCCTCAATCCAATTTCAAGAAATAATTTTAGTATTTATCTTCCCATAATGAGATCAATAGAAGAAGCTTGTTTGCAAATTTTGGATGACAAATATAAAAAAGAATTTATAAATTTTTTTGATAGGTTTTTTCCAAACAAAGTGTCACTGGATAGAAGACTTAGTCTAGATAAAAAAAACTTGAAATTTATACCATTAATTAAGGGTTCTAATGATAATACTAATGAATTAGATGAGTATAATGAGGATGAACAACCGCCAGAAAACATGATTGGTGGACAAAATGGTTATAGATATCCACCTTATTATAGACAATACGGATATCCTAGACAAGGTTATATAACAAAAAAACCTGAAGAACGCGATTCGTCTAAAATAGCATATGCAATTACAATAGACATGGAACTACATCCAGGAACATCATTGACACCAGAGCAAATTAGCAAATCAAAATGTAATACAAAATATAATGCAATAAGAAAAGCCTTTGCTGAATTTACAGGAAGATCATATATTATACCACCTGTTTATAATAAAACAGTTAAAAATAAATCAGCATCTTACGTGCCAATCGAAACAAACGAAGATAAAAGATTTGATAATACAAGAAGAATTAGGGCGCCGCCGGCAGCATCGTTAGGAGGTAAAACAAGAAAACATAGATAATAATTTCTATATCTATCATATGACAGATACAGAAGAAAAATTAAAACTACCTGAACCATTAAAAGTAAAACCAAGTATAGCAAAATATTTAGATAAACTGGAAAATGATGGTAGATCAATTTGGGCATTTGAAGGTTCGGATATTATAGAGAATTTATTTTATTTACATTTAATGAATAAGTATAAATCCAAATGTATTCCAAAGGGAACAAAGAGGCATATTGGAATACACATCCCGTTAAAAGTAAAATATACAAAAGAGGAAGAAGGTGAATTAAATATACAATTTAATGAAATAGCAAAAATAATAGCAGATTGTGTAAAGCGAGGTGAAAAAATGATTTTGATTCCATTATCTTACATAAGAGGAATGGGAGGTCATTTTAATTTATTAGTATATAAAGTTGATAATAATGAAGTAGAGCATTTTGAGCCACATGGAGGAGAATTTAAAGGTAATTTAAAGCTGCAAGATTCTTCTAAAAAAGTAATATTATATTTTGTAAATATACTTAATAAGTATTTAAAAAAAGATGGATTACAACAAGCTAAATATGTGGAAGCATCTCAAGTTTGTCCATATATACAAGGCTTACAAGACATAGAAGGAATGAGTAAATTACCGAAAAAAACTAAACTAGAACCAGGTGGATATTGTGCTGCTTGGGGATTATTTTTTGCTGAATTAAATTTAAAGAATCCAAATTTAACAAGCACAGAAATATTAGACAATATTTATAATTATTTAACAACAAAAGAATCTGGTCCTAATTATTTAAAAAGTGTAATTAGAGGTTATGCTGGTTATATATATAAAAATGTGGATAGATATTTAGAAATATTTTTTAAGCCAAGAGTTCAACTAATTACTTTAATTGGAAGAGATGCATTTTATCGTAATTATAAGAGAATTGATATAGTAATAGATGTTATGAATGTATTAATTGATTTAGAAATGAAAATTGCAAGTGACCCAACATTTGACTATCATAAAGAATTAAAGAGTGTAATGAAGGCATATAAAAAGCAAACACAAGGTAAAACTAAAGAAGAACAACGAGAAATGCGAAAAAAAGACAAAGATTTAACTAATTTATATTATAAAAAACGTATTTTACAGAATTATGAAGAATATAAGAGGGATGGTCATATATCAGAACCTGTTTTCGATTCACCTCAAGATATAAGACGTGAAGATATAAAAAATTTAAGTATAATAGAAAAAGGTCATTTACATGAATTAGTAGCTGAAGAAAAACAAAAACGTAAAGAAGAGCTCGAAAAACAGGATTGGTATATTGAGAAACAAATACAAAAAAAAGAATGGCAAGAACAAAAGAAAAAATCAAAAAAAACTGTGGTTAAAAAAGGTTCACCTCAATCAAAAACAAAAAAAATACGTCCAACAAAAGCAGAGGCAAATTTGATAGAGGATATAATTAAACGCGAAAATATAGATATGAAAACAGAAGAAGGTCGTCAAAAATTATTAAAAATCTTACAAGATATGGCGAAGAAATAATATATATTAAATTTTGGACTTAAAGGTCTTTAAGTAGTTTTAATATATATTTAACAATTTAATTTATAATTATCACATTCTGCTTTATGACTTTTGTAACCATACCAAGCATTATATCCTTGTTGTTTCCATACTGTATAAGCACAATTAGCATTGCTTTGACAATTAAACAAACTGGAACAACTTGCACTACACCCATTATATTTTGATAAAGGATCACCAGAACACCACCAATAACTATTTATCTGCATTAATCCATAATCTGTTGAACCGTCTGTATTTTTATTTGTTGCATCACAATTAAATGAACTTTCATATTTACTAATACAAACCATAGTTGGTAAAGAAGATTGAGGAAAACCTGCGGCTTTTAAATAACTTGATACTTGACATTCTGACTTGTAATTTGCTTCTAAAGTAGTTTCAAAAACATAATCACATGTATCATCTTGAACAATAGTTTCATATTTAAAATCATTGTCTTCCAAAAAATCTTTTACTTCTTCATCATATTTACTATAAAATGTTTCTACATCTCTTGTTAGAACCCAGAGAGAAATTCCTGATGGGACTGATATAATGGCATATTGATATTGTTCATTAACTACTTCACCCAATTTTACAACCCAATAAGGCGACTCAGCTGGAACACCATCTAAGTGAACAGTTAACTTCCCAGGATCGCTAGAATTTGTGTAATAAGCATAACCTGATATTTGCTCCAATTTACCTTTTGAATTGATTTGAGAATTTAATACACTTACATCACCATTATCTAATAAACCATATTGTGCAGTAAGACATGTTCCATATCCTTGAAATATGACATTTGTAGGTGCGCCATATATTTGATACCAATTTCCTAAATATTGATTAACATCTAAATTGGAAACTGTATTAGGTGTCTTTGAACCACGAAGTAAATTTGAAATTATAGCTCCGCTAAATTGGAGTGATAGTAAAAAAACTATGTTTACTAAAAACATTATATAATATATATCACATAATATTTAATATTGTTTTTTATATTAATTTCCGTTTGTAAATCTCTCGAAATCAAATTTTGAATAAGCTTCCCTTTGAGCCTTTCTTTGTTTCTCTCTATTTGCCTTATCTAATACTGCTATCGCTGCTGCTAATTCTGGTTCAGTAACATTACCATCTTCATTAGTATCTAATAATTTATGCAAAACACGGTACTGAGGCGGAACTATACATAACGAACTCTCTTCGTTAAATAAATATTCTGATAGAATTGTAAATACAGCTGTTAAACCTAATGCTGTATAAATATCACGAGTACCCATCCATGCCATCGAAAATACTAATAATTGTTTACTTACTGAATATTTCATATATTCCTCTGTTGATTTGCTGAATTGAATCTGAATAAATTTTGAACCAACGTTAAGAAGAATCATTACTACACCTGCAAAAAATTTACTATTATTTAAATACATTACGTGTTGATTTATATACGAAATGCCGTTGAATAATGGTGTAAATATTGTTGTCTTACCGCCAGCTTTTATAATTGGAGGCATATTATTCGTAACTATTGGTTGAGGTGGCTGTGTTGTCGACATATATTAAAACACTATATTATTATATTTTTATATTATGCCAAATTTTCTAAAAAGATTTGAAATGCTTGTTGATGATTTATCATAAAATCCTTCTACACCCCTTCTAATATTTCTCTCTATTGGTCTGTAATTTTCTTTCACTATTTTTGGAATAAATGCTTCTTCTACTGTTTCTGAATAGAATGTACTGGTTATTGTTATTAATATTACTAAAATCATAAGAATATATCTTAACGAATTATACATAAAATTACTCATATATAATTCCAATAAATTAAAATGAAGCATATGAATTTGAAAATACAGATTTATCTGTTGGGTCTACTTCTTCATTTTGTTCTCTTGATTTATTAAAAACAGGAACTGCACTCGATTGTTTTCCTCTTAACATATTCAACTCTCTATCGGACATACAAAAACCTTCTCTAGCATTACTACTAGATGTTGTAGTGGCAGTTTGAATATTATCTTTTATAGTTTCCCTTTTTGTAGCTAAATCATCTTTCACAGATTGTGCTTTAGCTTTTTTGTCATCAACCGCATTTCCTGAAACATCAAATCCTTCATAAAAATTATAACTCTGAACAATACTCATATCACTTTGATTAAATGCAATAATAATAAATAAAACAGCCACTAAACCTAACATTTTATTAGTGTAGGCAATTAAAATGATTAACGCCAACATTGTCATTCTACCTAAAGGTGTTTCTGTTAGGAAATCAAAAAATCTAGATTGAGACAATAATATTACTAAAATGAGAGTCGCAACAATTCCCATATTATTTTTACTAACTAACTTAAGATCCATTATATAAATTATATGATATAATTTTTTAAAATATAATCTAAATTTTTAATAAGAGAATGTCTTTAGCAATGTTCGCTGCTTCAATTGATGATAATGCAAATATCACATTACCAAATAATTCAGATAATTCAGATAATATTCTTAATCAAAAACGTCATAAAAGGACACAACGAAAGTATCCTAAAATTGAAAGTTTTGACACTAATAAAGTTAGTTCTGTGTTAAAAGAAATTCATAATACTACCGAGGATGATGATGATAATGATAAGGATACATTTAATCCACCACCAAAACCTGAATCAATGGGTGTAATGAAAACTATCCCAGCTAAAGAAAGTTTTGTAACTCCTTTAGGTAGAATTGTTGGAAAAGCACCTACTCCTAATTATGAAGGAGGAGACAATTTAGATCTCAATGATTACAGCAATTATGGTGACAGTAAAACTATCGAAGAATATTATAAGTCTGTATTACCTGGTTATAGCGTTCAAAAAAATTCTCAGAAAAATTATGTTAATAGACCATATTATCCTGCACAAAACGCAGAAATAAGTTCTTATGAATCACAAGATGTTTTAATGCAAAAATTAAATTATGTCATCTCTTTATTAGAAGACCAACAAGACGTTAAAACTAATAACGTAACTGAAGAGGTTATTCTATATTCATTTTTAGGTATATTTATTATATTTATGGCAGACACATTTGTAAAAGCTGGAAAATATACTCGTTAATTACTTAATTAATTTATTTAAATAAACTATTTAAACCAATCTTTCTATATACATGTATCATAATGGTAAAATATCTTATAATTCATAATAAGCATGAAGGTTGTTATGACTTTCAATGTTATCAAGATGAAAAAGCAAGAATTAGACTAACATCTATTACGATTAATCCACCTAAAATTTTTATGTTTACTAATCGTGAAGAAGCTCAAGATTTTTTTGAGGAATATATTAATGATGTTGATTGCATTGATATTAGATGCAGGCGCGGAGATGAAGTAGAACATATTGACTATTGTACATGTGGTGTTATTGAATTAGATGAAAAAGGCGAACCTATTTTATTTTATAATAAAAAGAATCAAATCTTTTTAATGGAACATGGTCCAGAAACTTTCTTACCAAATCAAGAGCTTAAAAATGATGTTAGAAATTTAAATTTAACTAATCGTCTTATTAGAAAGTGTAAAAGTTTAGGTCGTGAGCAAAGAAAGAGATATATTGAATTAGGTAAATACTGTGAGGAATGTAATGCTGAGGAACCAAGTGATGATGAAGACGAAGATGAAAAAGATAAGGGTGAAGTCAATATTGTCATCAAAGAAAAAGCAGAACCAACTCCAGCTCCTGCTCCAGTATGTATTCCATGCGAACCACCAAAGGCTCCTGAACCAGCTCCTGCTCCTGAAAAGAAAAAGCGAGTAACTAAAAAGGCTCAAGAAAAGGAAACTAGTGATGGAAATGAAACTAAAACTGAAGAAAAGAAAAAGCGAGCACCAAGAAAGCCAAAGGAAGCAAAGTAAATTAATTAATTAATTATTAGTGCTTTTTCTGGTTTGAAAGTTGGGTAAGCAAAATTATAAAAAAAATAAGCAGTCGGACTAATTATTAATGGTTTTGTTTTTAGCATAATATTATTTATTATGATATTATTATGTGATATATTTTCTAATACAGCAAAACCAAAAAAATTTTCAGCTGCTATTTTCCAAAAACTTATTTTAAATCCTTGGATAAATATATCTTCTTCACAGTCGCAAATTGACGCAAAAAAACTTAATGCTTCTAATCCCTTTTCAATTTGAACACATGATTTTCTAAAAAAATAACAACTTATTATTTCTTCATCGCATAATATGGCATATGCATAAATATTTTTTGTTTTTATTAATTCTAATATATTCGCCATATCTGCTTTAATTATAATATCAAATCTATTACTGTTATTGCGTATAAAATCATATACAAATCTGTAGTTTGTACCATTTATTTCCAATAACTTATATTCACCTGACAATTCGGGTGGTTTAGTCCATTTATCAACTGGAAAACCATATGTTGAGTAAACACATAATGGAACTATTCCTGTTAATTCATCTTCTCTCTTAAAAAGTGAAACAACAATATTTTTATTAAGATGTCGTTGATTATAGTGATGCGTTTGTATTAGCTGTGGTGCAATTCCTTTTTTACGATTTAACACATCTACGCATAAGTAATCCACATAATATACTCGGAGTTTTGAGTTATTATTTTTGCTGTCGTTATTTATGACGACATTTAATGGCCGCGAAGTCATTGCCCCTATTATTTGCCGATCAGTTATCATAGTGCCTTTTTTTAAGTCCAGCATATGATTATCTTTATAAAAGAAAGATATAAACGATTTATCATTATGACCAATAAAATATGGAATTATGTTTTCTGATTGTGGAGAGAAAATATTATCTTTATTCTGCAAATAATTCGCTTTAATTAAATTTATAAAACGTGTTTTTTGAATTGATGAAAGTTCTGAAAAAATAATTGTGTCGATATCTTTGAAATTAGTGTATTTATTTTTTTCGGGGAGAGAATATTGAATAATACCTGGAGGATTAAACATATAGCCAAAATCGTATACATGAAAAACAGGCTGCATTACCCAAAAACCATATTTTAAACGAATGCAAATGTAAATTAAAAATATAATAAGTATTCCAAAACATAAAATATAAGATAAATATTCAAACATATTAATCTTATAAAACATAATTAAATAAATACTAAAACGAGACTTTAAATTTTTGCAAAGAAATCTGTTATTTTAGATTTTTGAACATTATTAAGTTTAAATCTCTCGAGTGAATCTTGATAAATCTGTAATGCCTCATCTTTATTATAAAAGCTACCTACTTCAACCTTCTTATTTTCCAAATCTTTATAATGTTCAAAGAAATATTTTACACGTGTTAAAACGATAGGATTAACATTTAGACTGGACACTCCACTAGTGTCTTTATATGATACTGGTGTATTATTAATATGTTCAATTAAATAATTTACATCTTGCGTATAATTCAAATTTACATTATTAATGCTCAATAAATCATCTATATTTTTCCACATAGGGTCTACTTTTGCTATAGGACATACAATGAGTTTTGGATCATTTCCTGCATCATCTTTAGTGTCAAGATAACCTAAAATTTTACATCTAATTATACATCCTGGAATAAGCTCATCATCCATTAAAACAACTACATCTAATGGATCTCCATCTTCGCTTAATGTATTTGGTATAAAACCATAATTAAATGGATATTTCATAAGTGTATGAAGAACTCTATCACAAACTAACATATTTCTCTCCTTGTCATATTCATATTTAATATGACCACCTTTAGCAATTTCAATAATAACGTCAACTTCTGTCATTTAATAATATGAAATTATTTTTTTATATTATTTTAATAATAGTTTAACTTGGTTTTACAAATACATATAAGTATTGGTATTCGTAAGCACATTTAACCATATCAATCTTCGCATGAATCAAGAACCCCGCATCTTGTGCCATATTTACAATAGTTGGCAAATCATCCATATATAATTTCTGTTCCTGCTTTCTGACTTTACCATCATTAAACTTAAATTTCTCATTGAAAGTTGCGATATCATTTTCATTTAATTTGAAGTTAGAATTGTAAACAAAATCATTAAATGTAATTTTTGTTTTGGTAATTCTCTCCTTGGCGTATTTTTGTGGAGAGACAATGTATAATGGATTTCCAGGTGGTAATATTGGGTCGAACTTATATTTATCGACTAAATGGACAATTAAATATCCACCTGGCATTAACCAATTCATACAGTTATAGAAGAATCGCATCTTATCTTTCATGTAATAGATTGTAAAATATAGACATAAAATATGGGTTAATGAATCGTCTTTAAATAAATGACTATTAAGACCATCTCCAACTCTAAATTGATGTGCAATATTTGGATTATTTTCCTTAGCTTGTTTAATCATAGAAGGTGAAATATCAACTCCTATAACTTCTAGATTTTTTGTAGATAAATTATTTACATGATGACCTGTTCCACAACCTATGTCAGCAATAACGCTTTTAGATGTAGGCGATGTATTGTTGATGATAATACCAACTTCATAATCATTTTTAATGGCATTAAACACTAAATAATCATATATACTCGCATAAAAATCATCATATACATCATTCCCCTCTTTGAATAAAAATTGCTTATTTTCAACAAATCCTTCTCTATTTGGATTAAATGCTTTAAAAAATACAACTACCACTAACAATAAAGCAATAAATAAGAGTATTTTACCAAAATTTGACATTTTATTATAACAATTAGTAAGGGATTTAACTATTTTCATCTATATGTATTGTTGTTATTTTTTTTGTATAAAAATTAATTATATGGAAGTTTCAGAAATAAATGATATTAGAGGAGAAAGAGATTTTAAGGGTTTTTCATTCTCAAAATTTAAAAAAGCAGAGGTGAAAAAGGAATTGCTAAATAGTTTAATACATTCGAAAATCGAACCAGCATGTTATTGGAGTGCCGAATTAATTTGTGCTGGTCATTATAGCGATTTATGGGAAATTATATTATTGTTCTTTAGCAAATTTGTTCATTTAGGTAATTCAAATATATCTATCTATCTTGACATGAGAATAAATGATTTTAAGGCTATTTTAAATAATGGATATAGCGACAATGTGTTGAGGCTAAGAAATAATGATAAGATAAGAAAACTTTTTTGTGAAATAATGTGTGTATTATGTGATGCTAAACGCCGTCATAGTTTTGATAATGTTAAAATAAAACCTGACGATATGAATATGATTACAATTAAAGATAAATTTAAGGCGCCGACTGCTTCTTATGGTGAGGAAGTTTTAATGGTTGAAGACCCGAAAGAGTTATTTCCGTTTGTAAATGAGTTGGCGTATAGTGTAACTATTTCAGGTAATAATCAAATGCACGCTTGTTATTGGATTGAATGGATAATCGAGTATGAAAATAGATGTAAAGTATTGAAGGAAAAAATATCGTGTGAGAGACGTAGTTTTGCAAAAGTCGATTCAAAATGTCAGAAGGATATCGTGTGGATTATTTGGGATGTATTTCTAAAAGAGGCTGCCAAGCGTTCTAAAATAATTCAGAAGCTAATGGATGCACTAATGTCTTTATTTTGTTTAAAATATACGACTGGTTGTCATAAGAAACGTAAAAATATAATGTATTTAGCTATTTCGATATTATGTGAAAAATTTACGTTAGAAAAAGAACTTATCAGACATTCCCAGCTAGGTTTGGTTAACACCATAAAACAAAAAATAGACTCAGTGTATACGCAAATAAAGAAAAACGAAGAGTCTACTGGAACAGATTATTTATTCCATGGAATGAAATCGTCAAATTTAGAAAGCACAATTAAAAAGCTAGATGCGATGAATTCGTTTGGAGAGAGTTTTGTGCCTCGTCTTTAAATAGTTTTTAAATATATATTTCTAACCTACTTAAAGACGGATGCACTACATAATGTAGGGAAATTTCGTGATTTTTGAAAAAAAGGTCGAAAAAACCTCCCTACACATGAAGGACCACGAAAACGATTCAAAAACACAAAAGTATTTTGACTTTTCAAAAATGGACAAAAAAAATGTCCAAAAATGGAAAGTGAAAAAGCTTCTTACTGACAAAAAATTTTGTCTCGATATTGAAAATTTATGGTCTCATTTTAAACCAGAAATTTTTATTTTGTGATTGTAAAATTTTATATTTTTTAAGAAAAAGGACTTAGGGATTTATTTTATTCTATTATATTAGAATACTTTAGAATGAAAAAATCCCAAGAAATCCCTAAAAAATATAGTTGCGAAATATGTGATTATAATACGTCTAATATAAAAGATTATAACAAACATTTACATACTAATAAACATTTAAATAGAACAAATTTGAACAATTTAGAACATAAAAATCCCAAAAAATCCCAAGAATTTAATTGTAAACATTGTTCTAAATCTTACAAAGCAAGAAATAGTTTATGGTATCATGAGCAAAAATGTTGTGAACATATTAATAAACAATACATCGAAGAAAAGGCAAAATCTATCACCGACAAAGATGAGCTCATCATGTTCCTAATTAAAGAATGCACTGATTATAAAAATATGCTTATGGAACAACAAGGTATGATGATGAAGGTGATTGAAAATGGTGCGGGAAATAATAGTCACAATAATAATAGCAATAATTATTCGAATAATAAAACATTTAATCTTCAGGTTTTCTTAAATGAGACATGTAAAGATGCCATGAATATCACAGATTTTGTTGATTCAATTAAACTTCAGTTGTCGGATCTCGAAAAATTCGCTGAAGTAGGTTATGTTGAAGGAATATCCAATATTATTACTACAAACTTGAAGGCAATGGATGTTACTCTTAGGCCAGTTCATTGTACAGATAAAAAAAGAGAAACTATGTATATAAAAGATGAAAATCAATGGGTTAAAGAAGATAACAATAAAAGCAAGCTAAGAAAAGCCATTAATAGAGTATCAAATAAAAATATTAGATTACTTCCTCAGTTTCGAGAGAAGTATCCAGAATATAGCAATTCATCTTCAAAAATATCAGATAAATATGACAAAATGGTTATTGAAGTTATGACAACTGATGAAGAAAAAGATAATAAAATAATACGAAATATATCAAACGCAACTACTATTGACAAAATGATTAAAGAAAAATAAATTCTTTATTTATATATATATAAATGTCGACAAAACATCATCGTTCAAGGAAAGGAGGCACACGTAGAAGAAAATTAACTAGCACTACTTTAGCTGCATTCCAAAAAGAAATTGCTGTTATATTTTTAGAAATGCTTATAATGGTTAAATTATTCCATTGGAAGACAACTAGTTACGCAACTCATAAAGCAACCGACGATTTATACACTAAATTAAACGCAAATATTGACTCATTTATTGAAATTCTTTTAGGAAAAAGTGGTTCACGTATTGATTTAATGAGTAATAAGCAAATAAAACTAGTAGATTTATCAAACCAAGAATCTTTAAAGAGGGAAGTAGAAGCATTTAAAGGTTATTTAGTCAGTTTAAATGATAATAAAGCTATGTTAACAATGAGCAATACAGATTTATTTAATATTCGTGATACAATTTTAGGTGATTTAAATCAATTCTTGTATTTATTAACCTTTAAATAATTTTATGCGAATTTATAGTAAAAATTAATATATTCTTTTTTATTATAAATGGATAGTGCAAATAATAATATATCTCAGACTATATTACAGTCTAGCGAAAGAGTTTTTCCGTCATCATCTCTTTCAACTTCTGATGACACTGGTTTTTTTGACAGTTTAAAAAATATTAACGCTACAACTTGGTTTATCATTATTTTAATTTTGGCATTTTTAGGATTTAATATTTTTGCTTATTTAGCAAAAGGAACACAAAGTGTCGCTGATATTTTCGCTCCATTAATGGAGAAGATTTTTGGTGCATCTGTTGCTGTTACCGGTCAAGCTGTTGATGTTTCTGCTGAAGGTGCTAAGGCTGTAGTCGGCACAACTGCTGATGTAGTTCAGGGCGGATTAACTGCTGTTCAAAACATTACGCCAAATCCAGCAGGAGCTCCTTCAAGTATAAAAGCTCAACCTGTTAACCAAAAACAAGACGACGTCATGCAACAATCAACCTTAAATAGAGCACTTAATACAGCACAAAATCAACAATCTCCACAACAAGATTACGAAGCTCATGATGCATCGAGTTCACTAAAATCAGGTTGGTGTTTTATTGGAGAAGATAGAGGATTTAGGAGCTGTGCACAAGTTGGAGTAAATGATACATGTATGTCTGGAGAGATTTTTCCAAATAACGAAATTTGTATGAATCCTAATTTGAGAACTTAATACAATTGACAATTGCTTAAATCAATCGCACTAACAAATCCTTTATAATTATTTGGCCATTTATCAGTGCTATTATTCATAAAATATCTTTGTCTGGGAAACCATGTTTGCACTTTATTATTCCAACATAAAATACAAGAACCAGGAACATTAGATGCAGAGGCTGGATTACAAATGGCGGCTGTTGTTTGTCCTTGTTTAACAATCACTCCAGAACAAGGATTCGCGTATGTTCCACAAACTAAAGTTCCTCCATCTTGTATAGCATTTCCAGAACAATCGTTAGGATTTGGAATACCATAAGCAAATGGTCCAGAAATATTATTTGGTACACCAACTATTTGATTTGGAAATGAATATGTAGTGAAATTTTGGCGTAATAATGAAGTTGTATTTGGATTTGTATATGTTTGTGATTGTGTAGCAAATACCTTTGTTCTATTTGGACCAGCACATCTAGCAAGCTGCGAATATCTTTGCGATTTAGTTAGTCTTGCACTATTTCTTTTGTATTGAAGAATATTTCCCTTATTGATCATTTGTGTTTCATAATTAGCTTGTGCTTGCGACACAGTTTGTCCCGTTAGAGGAATATATGCTGATAAATATTCATCATTTGGATTAATATATGTACATGGATTTTGAACTCTAGACCATACTCTAGGAGGTATTGGATTATATGACATCTATATATAGATTATTTATTAAATTAGATAAATAACCTATAAATTTAGCAATAATAATTTCATATAATTAGTAATTTCCGCCTGGTCCAGTTGGGTTATACGAATCTCCAGCACCATAGAAGAACCATCTTAAAGATAAATAATTATATATTTTATCAGATAATCCACTACCACCAATCATTTTAGTATTTGGTCCCTTATTTACTATATTTTGAATAGCTGAAGTTCCCAAAGCATAATTATAGTACCATAAATTCGAAATATAACCGTCAAATCCACCATTCATAGCTACATAAACATCACCATAATTTTGTTTTGGAACTCCAACCAAATTAATACTTCTAGCTATAGTTCCATTTATATACACATCCATAGTAGTATTTTGACATCTTATAATAACATTAACCCATTTATTAATAGGAATATCTGGTATGATAATTTCTTCATTTATAACATTAAATGTATTCATAACAACTACTAGTGCATTTGTATTAGGAGCAATATAGAGACCAGGAGCATTGTTTGGCTGTATCATACCATTTTCTGCTAAATTACTATTGCCTTTGCTAAATATATGTTTATATATTCCAGCGTTTGTTTGTAAACTTTCAATAAAAATCCAAGTTGACCAAGTAAATTCTACACCATCAGATGCATTAACAGAACGATAAATCGTAACAGAACCATTATTACTTGGATCCTGAGGAAAAATAATCATTTGCTTGGCATCTACCATACCATCGATTAAGTGTGGAGAATCATTTGGTTTAAAAAAATAAGATAACATAGATATACCTAATCTTAAAAGTATAACAAAAGAAAATATTACTAATAAAAGAAAAGCAAATTTAGCGACTAAACTATTTGATTCTAGAAATTCCTTTGTTCCAAAAGTTCCTTTAGTTGTTGAAAATGTATTAAATACTCCATTATCACTCATTATATATATTAAATAAATAAGAAAATTATAAATATATATTTATATTATTAAATAGTAACACTACTTTGTGTTGTCCCATTTTGAACTAAAGAGACTTGAACTTGATAAGCATTGAACATACTTGACCAATCAGAATAACCTCTAGAATAAATATTCCATACTTCTTGAGGATTGAGTGAATTTGGATAATATTGAAGTTTAGAAGTCCATCCATCAAATCCGCCGGCTGGAGTTACATAAATATTAGCGTTGTTATTGATACTTGCAACTCCAGGCAATAAGCAGGTTCTAACTAGTTTACCATCAATATATAAGTCCATAGTTCTACCATATACACTTAATACAAGATTAACCCATTTTTGAATAGGAACATTAGCGATATTACATGTGTGAACGACAGTATTTCCACCAGGAGTAGTTGGTTCTTGATCAACACCAGGATAACATCCGAGGGAAACTGAGATATTATTCTCAACTGCACCCAAAACAACAGCTGGACAAGGGTCTAAACCACTAATTCCAGGAACGGAACCTCCACCAGTTCCGGATTTAGCACCCATTCTACCGAAGATGACTTTAGGTTCGCCATATCTGTAGTTCCAGTCATTGACATAAAACCAGACAGAATATGCAAAATTGCTAGATGGAACGTCAGTCCCATTAGTTGCTAAACTAGACGCACTGATTGTAGAAGTTGTCTTACCATCTTGAATATTTTGCAATGTATATGGGTCAGTAAAAATATATCTCAATAACATTAAGATAAATACTACGACAACTATTGTTATAACAATACTTAAAGCACTCATTGTATAATATAGATTTAGAAATTTTCTACTTAATTTAGTAAAATAATTATAATTAAATAATTATAATTAAATTAACTTAATAATTATTTAACCATTTTCTGTTGAATTTACTATTTGATTTATATTTTTAATTATTATTGTTTGATTAGAGTCATTTAAGGTTGGAGTATTTTTATCCTTAACAGTATTATATAAAAAGAATATATTTTGAGAAGTTAATGCTCGTCTAAAGTAAACGACATTACATATTCCACCTTTTATTCCATCATTCTCTCCAATTGTTAAATTGTCAAATGTATAATAAGGTATTACTTCTATAGAAGATTTGACTAATTCGCCATTTAAGAATATGTCTAATGTTCCTCCATTGTAATTAATAATAATATTGTTCCATTTTTGTAGTAAGAAATTTTTGTTAACATATAAAATTCGGTTACCTTCGCTGTCAAAGTCAATTAATTTATTTTTAGTGATATCTTTTAAATCTTTTTGTTGCATTGTAACCATTAAAGTATGTGTCTTAGCATTATATAGAATATTTGGTTTATTACCAAAATTTAATAATGATTTAAAACCAGAACTGCTGTTAGGACCAATAGAATCTATATATATCCAGCACGATATCGCATATTGATAATCAAAATGATCACTTCCATTTAAATCTTGATAACTTCCAAGACTATATTCAGTGTCAGTGTATACAGGTTTATTAACTAATTGATTGCCGCCCTGAGTGTTGACAAAATTAAATAATGAAGGTGTTTTGAAATAGGCGACAATTAATGCAATAGCAATACCTAACATCATAAATGAGCCGGCATCTGTAGCGTTATATTGTCCTGCAGTCATTTTACCAGCCCAATCAAACACACCGCTTACCAAACATGGTATATATAATAAAGTATTAAATATTAAAGTAAAAAATGAGTTTTTCTTTGTGTTACCCGTTGGCAATTTCACATTGATAGTTTTATATATAAGACCTAATATCACAACAACAAGTAATAAATTTAAGATGAAACTAGTAATGCTTGATTGTCCAGATAAGCTTTCAATATTATAAGCAATCCAATATATAACTAACCCAGAAATGATGAGCCCGAATAATACTAGCAAACTATTTTTAAATAGTCCTATTTTATTAGCATCAGCGAGATTATCAGTACCATCTGGAAATAAATTAATGCCTAATAGAGTAGCCCATAAAATACATATTACTAATAACATAATAATAACTGCAGTGGATTTTTCTTTATTAGCAAAGAAACTATCTTTGTTGCTTGATATAAGAGCAGTAATTGTAATTAAAAATATAATAAATAAAATAGTTCCATAAGAACCGAATGATGAAAAATTAGTTAATAAGTTTTGCTGCATTTTTCCTTCACTATTTGGTAAAGTCATAAGAATAATAACATATAAGAATGCAAAAACAGAAATGATGATAGTTAGTAATAAAGAATAACCGAAATATTTAGAGGTAACTCCACTAGGATTAATGTTATAAAAAGTAATAACAATAGTGATAAGACAAAATAACAGTATTAAGGCTTTAATTCTCTCATAATTAATGTTAAATTTTTCAATATAATTGTCGGTTGTTCCTTTATAAAATGAGAAAGCACCTAAACCTAACATGGTTGGATTAATGATATATGAATAATCGTTCAAGATATCTTTAGACATCATAGTATAAAAAAGAATTGTAAAAATGGTGTATAAAATAACATAAGTGACACTGCCGATTTGTTCGAATAAAGCCTTGAATTCTTTAAGATTTGGTAAAAATAAAACACATATACCGACGACTAATAGAGAGAAAAATAATATAATAAATACGTCAGCTATCATTTGTTGATGAGATTTGGATGGTTTATTAAAAGATGGGCTAACATCGTAAAATATCATAAACATCATAACAATTAAAAAAAGAATTAAGAATGCAAATATATAAAATATTCCTGGAGTTTTTAATTTTGGTAATAAATTTTCGTTATTTGTTTCGTTATTCATATAATATTAAAATAGAATAATATTTGATTTTATAATTATTATGCTATAATATATTTGAAAACTACTTAAAGACCTTTAAATAGGAAATTTGTTAATTGCTTTTCTAATATCAGACTCGACATTTTTGATGTGAATTCTTTCCCAATAATGCGAGTCGTCCAATTTTGCATCACCCAATATCCATTTTGGATTCACGTCTAAAATTTTTTCTGCTATTTTATTAGCTCTATTATGATGAAATTCTGATGTAATTACATATACTTCATCATAATTCTTATTCTCTTTATTTATGAAATTTCTTGCCATTATAAAATTTTCTGCTGTATTTGTAGCCACTGTATCATAAATATAGTTCCAATTGTTTCCTCTAATATCGTCTGTATAATATTTCTCGAATTTAGAAATTTGTCTTGCCATCTTTTCAGCTTCTGTAACTGTATCTTCGTTTGGATTCTTAATTCCCCCACTTAAAAACCAATCGATATTGGTCTCATTAAATTTACCGACAAAATTTATAGCAGTATCAATCCTATTACTTAATAAATAGGAAATATTGCAACCAAGAAGGATTAGTAAAATGTTCATTTTGAATACTATTTAATGTAATACTTATTTGATATTTATTTTATCACATTAAATGATTTCAATTTTTTTATATTATTTCGTAAAATGATGGTTTTTCTTTTTCTTCATTCATACCGCGTATATTTACTTCTAATCTATATATTTCTTTTGGTATAATTATAGGTAATGTTATAGGATTAGCATACATAATTAAACCAAAAAGACCTTCTCCAAAACAATTGCTATAAAAATATATTGGTTTCTCATAATTATAATATTTTCTGTTTTCTTCTATTTCATATTCATCAGTTTTTTTTTTTAAATCATAATTATACAATTTTACACCTCTATAAAATCCTAATGCTAACCAAGGCGGAGTAATTACTTTTAACATTATTTATCTTTAGATGTATATGTTTAAGTTATTTATTTACATATTTTCACTGGCAGTCTTTTTACCATGACAATTTCGACATAATGCAATTAAATTTTGAACATCATTTCCGCCACCATATTCTAAACGCACTTTATGATCAATCTCGAAAGTATGATCTAGCTGGTCGTGACAGTGTCCACATTTCCAGTCTTGACTTGCGGCGACATATTTCTTCTTGGTTTCACTTACAGAACGCTTTGTAGCACCTCTTCCGGAACTTGTAATGCGTTGTTCTGAACAAAAACCGGGTGCTTGTGGCTCAATACCATTAAATGACTCCATAAAACTTCTCTCGGATGAACCAGTAAAATCGATTATTGGGCTTAGCATATCCATTGAATTTCTATCTATTGGTAAATATTTTATATAATTATTTGCATATAACAACATATCACGACCTCTATTAGGATTTCTTTTTAACATATAATATATTCCTATTCCTAAAAGAGCATAAAAAATCATCTTGTAATATTTTTTAAATGATGATAACATTTTTGTATATTTTCCATCAGTATAAGCATTATATACAAAAAATGCTGTTAAACCTAATATAAATATTTCCAATCTCATATTATATTATTAATTTATAATAAAATAATACTAATTATATTATGCTTATTTCTTCATTTTAGTCATGGCTTCTTGACCATAAGCACCTTGTAATCCAACCGATCTCATCATTTGTCTATGTTCATAAGTGACATGGTATATATTAAGCATTGCTAAAACCATGATGATATATGGCAAAAGAACTAAGAACCAAGAAATAGAACTATACCCTTTATCACATAACCATCCTAAAATAAATGTCCAGATAAATGCGAAAACAAGCTTCATAAATGCAAACATAAGTGTAGCACCGTTAAACAATGCGAGTATTGTTGCGATAACAGCAATGGCAAAGTAAATTTTTGCTGGAGTGCATAGCTTACTAAAATCCTTCATTTATACAAATAGTTTAGATTTTTATTTTAATGACAAGAAAAATGGCTTTTTAAATTTTTTCTTTAACATTTTTCTCTTAAATATTGACGAACTTGAAGATTTTCTAATTTTACGCGTTCTAATTCCGCTTGCTAAAGAACTGTCTGATGAGGTTGTCTTTCGCTTTCCATGTGTTACTATATGTATTAAGTTTCCCAATATTTTCAAATCATCAAATAATTCATCCATATTAAATGGAGCAGCATGAGGTGTATATAAATATTCATTATATATGTATTGCAATTGCTTAAATATTTTTAATTCATTTTCATTTAATGTAAAATAATTGTTACTAAACATTTCTAAAAATGGATAGTAAGCTGTAATAAACCCCCAAATATCTACAATTTTTATATAAACATTATTTAAATATTCCCTTAAATTGAGAGAACCGTCTGACTTAAATTTTGTATAATGAACTAACACTTCAACAATATAGTCAATAATATATGGCATTGTTATTTCTGTTTCAACAACACCTGGTTTACTAGCATCAGATATACTAGTTAATGAGCTGCTGTATAATAAGAACATGATTTCATTAATAAATTTATAATGTCCTGCGCCTCTTTCTTTTATCCAGTGATTTAAATAATCAATAACAAATGGTCTTAACGCATTTTCTTCAACTTCTCCACCATCTTTTAAATATTTTGTATATTTTTCATAAAATGAATCTGTAAATATAACAACTGAAAATGGAACATTGAATTGTAATGGTCTATTTCTCCAATTTTTAGGAAATGATTCTGTTGAATTAGGAGCATATTCAACTGTTAAACCCCAATCAATTAAACGCGCTTTTAATATCGAACTGTTGTCATCAATTAATATATTTGAATCTTTTATATCACTATGGTAAATATTTCTTTTATTCATTGGAATAATACCTTTTTTAAGCAGCTGAACTAATGCCATATGGGTCTTATATAATTTATCATATCCACCATTTGCATAAATAAAATCATCTACTGGTAAACCACCATTTGGAAGATTTAAAGCCATTACTTCGTTCAATTTAGAATTGATATTTGATTTATTTATATTATCTTTTGGTAAAGCAGTACATTTGTCATTGAAAGCTGTTAAATCTGATGATGTTAATTTACCTGGTCTACATAATGTAGTGTCATACACCAAAAAATAGTCTTCGTAATTTCTTATTGAATCCAACTTATTCTTAATTTTATTTATTTCTTCGTATTCTTGTGTAGCATGTTTATCAGTCATTAGTTTAGATATTTTGTTTGATTCACGTTTAGACGCACCTTCGCATTTTAAAGCTGGATCAAATACACAACCGTATCCACCAGACGCTATTACTTTACCACCTTTATTTTTATAATTCTTTCTAGTTTTAACCATCTATATATAAAATAGACATTTTATTTATTTATCATACAAATAATAAATAGCACTTAAAATTGATACTAAAATACCTCCATAAATTAATTTCTCTCTGAGTTTATAAAATTCTGCCAGCTTTTCATTTTGTGATTTATATTCATTGTAATATTGGACAAAAAAATCGTTCAAAGTTATTTGTGGCTTTTCTAGCTTTTCATTTATTTTGTTATGTATAAAATGCATCCACCTTACAAATGAATCTCTATTATCTAAATATGGTGTAATTGGATACACATCAATCATCTTTTCAAACTCTTTCGAAATTTCCTCAACTGGTATAAAAAGTGGTAAATTTTGAATAAATTCATAGTATTTCTTTTTTGTTACTGCGTTTGGATGGTGAGGATAAGTCATTGCTACAGTATGCAAAAAAAACCAATAATGAGGTCCCCAAATTTTCGGATCTAGATAAACTGTTGTTGACATTATTATTTCTTGTTAAAAAATTATTTTAAATTGAACTTGCATTTACTATATTAAATACAATAATTAATACGCCTAAAAGGCTCATTATATGTATTAAATAAATATATTTATATTATTTTGAAATATAAATAAATTTATATTATATTAATTATTATTTAAATAATAAGTCCGATATTATACAAGTTAATTATGAGCAAAAATACAAATATATGTAATAATTGTGGTAAGCATGGACATTTGTTTCATCAATGTAAATTACCTGTAACAAGTTATGGAATTATAACATTTAGAGACAGCCTAGATGGATTACAATTTCTTATGATAAGACGTAAAGATAGTTTCGGATATATTGATTTTATAAGGGGCAAATACTCACCATATAATTTAAAGCAACTATTAACTATAGTAGATGAAATGTCAGTTATAGAGAAAAAAAGAATTTTAGAACTACCATTTGATAAATTATGGATAGAAATGTGGGGTGAAATTAATACACAATTTAAGAATGAGGAAAATGTATCAAAAAAAAAATTTGAATCTTTAAAAGAAGGTATAACTATATCCGATAAAGTTTATACTTTAAATGACATTATTGAAATGAGTAAAACATCGTGGAAGGAAACTGAATGGGAATTTCCAAAGGGAAGACGTAATCAAAAAGAAAAAGATTTAGATTGCGCTTTAAGAGAATTTGAAGAAGAAACTGGGATTTCAAGAAGCAAATTAACTATAGTTGAAAATATATTACCTTTTGAAGAGATATTTATTGGTTCAAATCATAAATCGTATAAGCATAAATATTTTTTAGCATTAATGGATAATTTAGATTCAGTCAATTTAAATAATTTTCAGGCAACAGAGGTTAGCAAGTTGGAATGGAAGACAATCGATAAATGTTTAGAATCAATAAGACCATATAATTTAGAAAAAAAGGAATTAATAATAAATATTAATAAAGTATTACAAGAATATAGATTATATTCATAATATATAATATTATGACAGATAAAATAAAAAAGAAATTAATAATAGAATCATCATCCGATGAGGAATCAAGTATTCCAAGCGAACTCGATATTCCAGTTAAAAATGTTGAAGATTTAAATCATAAGCTAACTGGTAAAACAATAGATGATATATCATCAGTTCTCTCTTCTGATATATTACCACCATCAACTGGTAGTAAAACCTTAGATAGTTCTTCATCATCAACTGGTAGTAAATCCTCAGATAGTTCTTCATCATCAACTAGTAGTAAATCCTCAGATAGTTCTTCATCAGTACCATCAACTAGTGAAACTGACATAGATTTCGATCTTGAAGAAGAATATAGAGATATTAATTGTAATGATGAAAATTTTTTTACTCCAGAATGTAATAAATTTCAACTTAAGAAAGAACTTGCCGAGAGAAATTATTTATCCAAACATGAAAACGAAAACGAATATTTATATCCTAATTTAAATGATAAAGAATTTAACATTAAAATTGCATCAAAAAAAGAATTTAATGATACTAAATATGATGGCACTATTTATGACAATATTAAACAACAAGCAGATATTTTAGCAAAAGCTGATTTTGAACTTCAACCTCATCAAGCTTTCGTTAAAAATTTTATGTCTTTTCAAACACCTTATAGCAGTTTATTATTATATCATGGTCTCGGTTCCGGTAAAACTTGCAGTGCAATCGGAGTTTGTGAAGAAATGAGAGATTACATGAAACAAATGGGTATCACTAAGAGAATTATCATTGTTGCCTCAGAGAATGTACAAGACAACTTTAAACTTCAGTTATTCGATGAGAGAAAACTAAAAGAAGTAAATGGGGTATGGAGTATGAGAGGATGTGTTGGTAATAAGCTTTTAAAGGAAATTAATCCAATGAATATGCCTATGCCAAGAGAAAAAGTTATTAGTCAAATTAAAACTTTGATAAATACTTATTACATCTTTTTAGGTTATGTTCAATTTGCAAATTATATTATTAAGACAATGAATTATGAAGAAGAAATTAAAAAAAATAACGACAAACGAACTTTAAAGAAACCTGGAGAGAAAAGAGAAAAAACCAAGATTGAAATGTTGAAGGATATTAAAGTTGAATTAAATAGTCGTGTTATTCGTCGTCTTCGTAATGAATTTGATAATAGATTAATAGTTATTGATGAAGTTCACAACATTCGTAAAACAGATGATAATGAAAATAAAAAAGTTGCAATTAATTTAGAGTTTTTGGTTAAAGCTGCACAAAATATGAGATTTCTTCTTCTCTCGGCTACTCCAATGTATAATAATTATAAGGAAATTGTTTGGTTAATGAATCTCATGAATACAAATGATAGAAGAGGACGAATTGAAGTTAGGGATATATTCGATAAGAATGGAAATTTTAAAAAAGGTGGTGAGGAATTATTGATTAGAAAAGCTACTGGGTACATTTCATTTGTTCGCGGTGAAAATCCATATACTTTTCCTTATAGAATCTATCCAAATGAATTTGCTCCTCAAGACACATTTCCAGCAATTAAATATCCAGATTATCAAATGAATCTTAAAAAAATAGGTCATGAAGATAAAAAACGTATTTTAAGTTTATATTTGACAAAAATAGGTGGATGTGAAAATTGTGGAAAATGTCAATATTGTTGTTATAAATACATTATCTATAATCTTAGACACAAAAAATTTACAATTACTACCAAACAAGGTATAGTTAGAGATATGCCAAGCTTCGAAAATATGGAATCATTTGGTTATACATTATTACAAACGCCATTAGAATCTCTTATTATTTCTTATCCTGTCCCTGGTTTAAAAGAAGTATTGGATACTATGCCAAAAGAAAAATTATCTGAAGAAGTCTCTCAAAGTTTTAGTGAAACAACTTCTACAGAAGAAGAGGAGGAAGATGAAGAAGATGTTGAGCCTATCAAGCCTAAATCCAAACCTTTATTAATTGTTGAAAGTAGTTCATCCGAGAGAAAAAGTGCAGGTGAAGAGGAAGAGGAAGTTTCAGAACCTGAAGATATTGAAGAGGAAAGTGAAGAATATATATTACCACCTAAAAAGAAACCATTGATTATTGAAAGTACTTCTTCAAGTAAAGAAGAAACGCATGATAATGAGTTGTCAAGTTTAAAATCCGCATCATCTAAAAAAACTACTTCTTCTATTAAAAAACTATCCGATATATCAGATATCAGTTCGCATAGAGAAGAAATATTGCATACTAAACAGAATCAAAGTATTTCAAGCGAACAATCTATTACATCTGAAGATAATAGTGAATCTAAAGAAAAATCTTTAAGCGAGCAACATATATCATCTTATGTGCCAGATTTAGATATTAAACAACGTAGTCATCAAGGAATTGGAACATCTAGGGGAGGAAAAACTACATCATCATCAGATATAAGAATGATAGATCCTCATCAATTAACAGGTAAAATTGGTTTAGAGAGAATGATGACATTTTTAGACAGTAAATCGCCACCTATAAAAGGTGAATTTGAATATAGACCATCTACCCTAAAGAATTATGGTAAAATATTCTCTCAAAATGAGATTGGAAATTATAGTGCAAAAATAAAGTCAGTCTTGGACAAAATATTTAATCCTGAAACTAAGATGGTATCTGATGGTATTATTTTAATTTATTCTCAATATATTGATAGTGGTTTAGTTCCGATGGCACTAGCATTAGAAGAAATGGGATTTACTCGTTTTGGTCAGACGGGTATCAAACCATTATTTAAAAATAGGCCAACTGAAGTTGTAGATGTAAGAACTATGCAACCCCCAGAAGACAAAAAGAATTTTAAACCAGCCCGCTATGCTATGATTACTGGTGATCCAAGACTCTCACCAAATAATGATTTTGAGGTTAAAGGATTAACTGGCGAGGATAATAAAGATGGTACAAAAGTCAAGGTTGTTTTGATATCTAAAGCTGGTTCAGAAGGTATTGATTTGAAATTTATTAGACAAGTACATATATTAGACCCATGGTATAACATGAATCGTCCTGAACAAATCATTGGTCGTGCCGTTCGTAATTTTTCTCATAAAGATTTACCATTTGAAAAACGCAACGTTGAAATATTTATGTATGGCACCATACTTGATAAGAATATTGAAGAAGCTGCTGATTTATATGTATATCGTGTCGCGGAATATAAGGCTGTTCAAATTGGAAAGGTTACAAGAGTATTGAAGGAAACTGCAGTCGACTGTATAATCAATCATGACCAAACAAATTTTACTCAAGAAATTATGTCAGCTAGCTTAAAAGAACCAATTACACAGGAATTATCTACAGGAGAAGTGCTAAGAAATTTTAAAATCGGTGATGCACCATTCTCTCCATCTTGTGATTATATGGCGTCATGTAATTATAATTGCAGACCAGATGGTGATATAGATGAGTCAAAATTAAACGAAGATACATATGACCAAAATTTTATTATTATGAATTCAGAGAAAATTTTACAAAGAATTAGAATGCTTTTTAAAGAGGCGTTTTTTTATAAGAAGGATGTTTTAATGAGAGCTATACGCACCCCAAAAGAGTATCCATACGTTCAAATTTATTCAGCATTAACACAATTAATCGAAGATGAAAATGAATTTATTGTTGATAAATATGGAAGAAATGGAAGACTGATTAATATTGGCGATTATTATTTATTTCAACCAATAGAATTAAAAGATAAAAATATTTCTATTTTTGATAGATCAGTTCCATTAGATTTTAAACATGATATGGTTAATTTTGAATTAAAACAAAATATAGTTAAGCCTGTTATTGACAAGAGAAATTTAAATAAAATAATACTTGAAGAAGAGGAGATGGAATTTCCAGAGGGTAAACGCATTATGGATTTAATGAAGGTTAATTATGATATTAGTATTGAATTTTTAAAACAAAATAAAGTGCCAAGAGGAGATGATAATTGGTATAAACATTGTGGAATTGTAATGAAAAAGATAGCAAAAGAATATCCTGATTCAAAGAAATACTTACTTCAATTTTTAGTTGCACACATGATAGAGTTGTTATTATTCAATGAAAAAATGAATGTTATGAATTATTTGTATTCACTCGAAAGTATTGCACAAGAATCATTCGAGAGATATACAAAAAATTATTTTGAAAAGAATTCTATAACAACACGAAACTATACTGCATTTATTACTTATAACTTAAATAAACGCATGATAATGATATTAAATGAAAATAATAAATGGGTTGAAGCTTCTCCTGAAGAACAACGAGAAATAGCTGCATCAAAAGAAACAAAAGAATTTTTAGCATTTAGTAGTAATGACTATAATACAATTGTAGGATTTATTGGTTATGAAAAAGGAAATAAAGACCTCGCATTTAAAACAAAAAACATTACATCCAAACGTGATACTGGAGCAAGATGTGATCAAGCTGGCAAAAATAAAAATCTAGCTAAGTTAAATGAAATTCTAGGTGAAAACAAATATACAATTGAAAGCACAAAGGCTGTTAAAGATGAAGACGGAAATATAATTCAAGAAGCTATGGGTAACGATGAATTATGTGTTTTTGAAGAATTTATCCTTAGATATTTTAATGTAAATGAAAAAAATGGTAAAAAATGGTTCTTGACCCCTGAAATGGCAATTTATCATAAACTTTATACTGTTTTTGTTTAATTTAATTATATTTAAAATAAAATTGATATAAAATATAATTAAAAGATAATATGTATATACAATATAATGAAGGCTGTTTCTAAAACTACACAATTTAAAAAACGCCGAGATACATTAGAATCAATATATTCAAGGTGTCTTTTGACTAGAAAAATAAGTTTACCTATTATTGTAATTGGTAAGAACTTAGACGAAGTTATTGAAGAATATATTCAAAATAATTTCGAAGGAAAATGTGTTGTTGAGGGTTATGTCAAGCCAAATTCTTCAAAAATTATTCGTTATTCAAGTGGTATTATTGAGAGAGGAAATAATATTCTATTCGAAGTTGTATTTGAATGTGATGTTTGCTTTCCAGTTGAAGGTATGTTAATTCAATGCACCGTAAAAAATGTTGTGAAGGCAGGTGTTCGCGCAGAATCAGCTACAGATGTTCCATCTCCAGTTGTTGTATTTGTGGCAAAAGATCATCACTTCAGTAATCAACAATTTAACGAGATACAAGTTGGAGACAATATTAGGGTAAGAGTAATTGGACAACGTTTCGAACTTAATGATAAATATGTTTCTATTATTGGGGAATTAGTAAAGGAGAAGTCAGAATTTAATCAAAATCCAAAACAACCTGCTAAACAACGTCTTGTTATTGAAGACTAAATTAAAAATACATTAACAAAAATAATAAAATTATTTATTTTTTATACTAATATAAAAACATTTCTTATATAATATTATGGAAGCTATTGTATCCACAAATGATATCAATAATTATTCGATAAGTGAATTAAATTATTTGAGAGAATCTATTGAAAATATGAATAAATTTAATCAAGTTGGGGCTCTAAGAATTTTGCATAAATATAAAGATGTTATTTTGAATGAAAATAAGTATGGCACTCATGTAAATTTGTCTGAACTTAAAAAAGAAGTGTTGGATGAATTATCTATTTTTGTAAAATATGTAAATGCTCAAGAGTCTAATTTAAATATTATCGAACAGCAAAAAGATGATTATCGAAATACGTTTTTTAATAAAGATATTACATTTGCAAAAGATATTAAAGATACCACGAAAATCTAATATACCTTAAATGAAAGAACAATTATACAATTACGAATCTTATATTTTAAATGAAAATAATATGCAAAATTATTTAAAATATAAATTAAATATTGAAAAAGATATAGTTGTTAAACCTTTTGAGCAAAAACCCAAATCAATTCCAAATAAACTACCTTTATTTATTCCGAGAGAACAAGATTCTTTATTTTGGTGTTATTATATTATTTTAAATGGTGATTGTGATTATGAAATGTTAAATGTGAAAAATTCATTAATTGCAAAACAAATTAAAATAAACTATGTATCCAAAATTAGAATGAATAAACATGTTATTAAAACATATAAGTTTGATACTATTACAAGTATTGAAAGCAATTTAGCTAATGATAATAACATAAGTATTAAAACAGTTATGACGCTTTGTGCAATTGATAATATAAATTTAATTTTTGTTAGCAGAAAAACTTACTTTGAATTATTAATGAATGATACTAAACCAATTTATATCATTAGAGAAATTGAATCACAGTCAAAATATAGTAAAAAATATGGTTTTGAAATTGCGAATAATAATTCTCTCGAGAATATTAGAACAACTTTATATAAAATTGAAAAATTAGACAAGCCGATTAATGGTTTGTCATCTTACAAGGTTAAAGATTTGACCGATATTTGTGATAAATTAGCAATTCAAACTATAAATACAGAAACTGGTAAGAATAAGACAAAAAATGAATTATATGAATCAATTATAAAATATTTTTAAATTATTAAAAAATTGAACAATAATTTAAAAATATGTCTAAATATATATATAACAATGAGTTCTATTGAAAAATCAAATGTTTCTAATTTAGAAGATGAACACGATTTTGGAGATACTGAATTAAACAAAGTCTTCAAAGAACTCGACAATAAAACTCAAAAAGACATTTTATATTATCCAAAAAAAGAAATCCAAATTTCTATTTTAAGAGATATAAATAATCCTGAGTTAAAATCTTTATATAATTCATTATCAGAAAAACAAAAAGCTCAAGTCGATTCAGGCAAAATTCGTGACAAATATAGTATGTTAAAAACCTTATTAAAAACAAGAAAGGAAAAAGAAGTAAATATACCATCATCTGATAGCGCCAAGACACCTGAAGGACCGCCTCCACCGTTATCTAATATACCTGAAGACACTCCTCTTCAAAGTCAAAATAAAATTGCTATAATTGTACCATTTCGCGATTCCGACAAGATAAAACCTAGAAGTAAACAACTTAATCAATTTGTCGAATGGATGAACTCTTATTTAGCTGGAAATGAATATAAAATTTTTGTAATTGAACAAAGTGAAGACGGACGTAAATTTAATCGTGGTCAGCTTTTAAACATTGGTTTTGAAATGGCAAATTCCGAGGGCTATAACAATTTTATATTTCATGATGTGGATTTACTACCATCTCCAGAGTTAAAACAATATTATATTAATGCTCCTATAGATAAACCAGTTCATATTGCTGCTGTTTGGAATAGATATGGCAATAATCCTAGTTATTTTGGTGGAATTGTTTCATTTAACAGAGAAATGTTTCAAAAAATAAATGGTTTTCCAAATAATTTTTGGGGATGGGGGGGCGAAGACGATGAACTATTAAAACGAACTAAAAAATATTATAATATTTTAAAAGCTACAAAAGGTAAAATTACAGATCTTGAAAATTTAAATTTAAAACAAAAACTTGACTATTTGAGGGATAATGATTTGAAGTTTATGGAAAAAAGAGAGGCACTTGCCGAACATGAAGAAACCTGGAAAAAGAATGGGTTAAGTAATTTAGTTTATGTAGAAGTTGGAGATAGATCTTGTGGTTCTCATTGTGAAGTTCATATTGTTAGTTTGGATTCAGATGATGAATCTCCAAAATTAGAAGAGGGGACAGCATTAGCTGCACCAAAAGAAATTCAACAAGAATTATTTATACAAGAAGTCGAAGCAGAAATTAATGCTGAAGAAAATAAGAAAATTCCTCCACCTGAACAATTCAATAGATTAGTCAAATTATTTTATGATCAAGGATTATTCAGAACATCTTCAAATTTAGTTAACAATGAGTTAGAAGTAAGATTTGGAACTAAGGATATAAAGCGCTTGACCAAAAATGATTATGATAATGTCGTGAAAACATTAAAATCATTTGGTTTTGTTTCAGCTAATCCTGCCGGAATTCCTTCACTTCGTATAAAAAACGAATTCTTAGATAGTGTTACCGGAAGATTTAAGATGTCGGATATTAGAACACAGATTGACGGTATATTTGGTATTGAAAATTATTGTAAAAGTAATGATATCCGTTCGGTATATAAAGCTATTGGTGCGTCTGTTGAATTTCTTAATAAGAGACCATTTATTAATCCAACCGATAAAAAAATGACTAGACCAGTTGATATTAATGATTTTAATTTTAGAGTATCACTTCAATCAGAAGAAAAAGTTAAAAAAGGTGTTGAAACTCATATTATAGAAAATTGGAGAAAGTCTAAAAAGGAATTTAGATATTTGAATCGTGTTACATTTGAACATCCTGATTTACCAGTAAGAGTTGATTTAAGTATTGCTAAATCTGGAAATAAAGGAAAAGACAGGCGAGGTTTTAGTTATATCGTACCTGTTTACACTCTTGAAGAGTCTAATATATTTAATAATCCAGAATCATATGAGATTGAAATTGAAGTAAATAATAAATTAATTGGTCCAGGTACTAATTATCAAACACCAAGCCAGTTATTAGCTGCATTAAGAAAGGTGATTAAATATGTTTTATGTGGTATTCAAGGAACAATGTATCCTATTTCAGTAAATGAAATGAATGAGATTTCGAGAGATTATATGAAAATGATTTGGGGTGATGAATATGAGCCTGCTAGAAGAATTACATCGCAGAATTTTATCGGACCAAACTCGATAACATTGCAGCTTACAAATATTGCACCAATTGATGAAAATTCTGTTATACCAAATATAAGAAAGGATTTTATTGTCACCGACAAAGCAGACGGTGAAAGACACTTGATGTATATATCGAATACTGGTAAAATATATTTTATTAGTACAAATATGGATATCAAGTTTTCAGGAGCAAAAACATTAAACCAAGATTGTTTTAATACATTATTTGATGGTGAATTGATTTCACATGATAAAAATGGTGAATTTATCAACTTATATGCTGCATTTGATATCTATTTTCATAAAAATAAGGATATTAGACATTATACATTTATGCTAAAAGAAGATGAACAAGATGTTTATAAATGCAGATTTTATTTGCTAGAAAAGCTAGGGCAACTTGTTAATCCTATTTCAATTATGGATAATACAACTAAATCTAGTGAGAAACAACATCTAAAAGCAATGTCAGATAAATATACAACAAATGAAATATCACCAATTAGATTTATGATAAAGAAATTTTATCCAATGTCAACAAAGCAAACTATATTTGACGGATGTAAAGCAATTCTAGAAAAAGAAAAGCAAGGATTATTTGAATATGAAACTGATGGATTAATATTTACCCACATGTTTTATGGGGTAGGATCAGCTGTTATTGGAAAATCTGGACCAAAAACTAAAGTCACATGGGAATGGTCGTTTAAATGGAAGCCACCTCAGTATAATACAATTGATTTCTTAGTTACCACATTGAAAACACAAACTGGTGAAGATGTTGTGAAATCATTTTATGAAGAGGGGCTAACTATGACAAAAGATGACCAATATAACGAATATAAAGTTATTGAATTACGATGTGGTTTTAATGAGAAATATGATGGTTATATTAATCCTTGTCAAGATATAATTGATGATAATTTACCGGAATATAAACCGCGTTTTGAAGACAAACATACAAACGATTATGTGCCACAAAGATTTTATCCTACAGAACCTTATGATCCAAAAGCAGGTATTTGTAATATTATGTTAAGATTAGATGATTCTGGCGCTAAACAAATGTTCGCAAAAAGTGGTGAAGTAATTACTGATAATACAATTGTTGAATTTGCATACGACATTGATGAACATACAGATTGGAGATGGCAGCCATTGCGTGTAAGACATGATAAAACTGCCAAACTTAGAAGAGGTGAAAAGGAATATGGCAATTCTTATAAGGTTTGTAATGAAAACTGGAAATCAATTCATCCAACAGGTAGAGTTGATGAATATATGTTGATGACTGGATTAGGTATTCCAGAGATTACTGTAAGCGAAGATGTTTATTACAATACTCCATCCGGTAAAATGAAAACTGAAGGTCTAAAGAATTTCCATAATTTATATGTTAAAAAAATGCTTATTAGCGGAGCAGCTAAACAAGGTGATACATTAATTGACTTTGCTTGTGGTAAAGCTGGCGACTTGCCTAAATGGATCGCTGCCAAATTATCATTCGTATTTGGTGTAGATTTGTCTCCAGATAACTTAGAAAATCGTCTCGATGGTGCGTGTGCCAGATATCTTAAAGCCAGAAAAAACAATAAACATATACCTTATGCATTGTTTGCTAATGGTAACAGTGCATTTAATATCAGAGATGGTTCTGCTATGCGTAACGATAAAGCTAAACAAATTACAGCAGCAATATTTGGAAATGGTCCTAAAGAAGCCGACAAAATTGGAAGAGGCGTTGCTAGGCAATATGGTAAGGGAGATACCGGATTTAATGTTGCATCGTGCCAATTTGCAATCCACTATTTCTTTGAAAACCCTGATACCTTAAAAGGTTTCTTAAAAAATGTAGCACAATGTACAAAACTTAACGGTTATTTTATTGGCACATCATATGATGGCAAAATATTATTTAATAGACTTAAAAAAATTAAAACAGGTGATAGTATTCAGCTTGTAGATGAAGGCAAAAAAGTTTGGGAAGTTCAGAAAATTTATAAAGGCGACACTTTTGAAGACAATTCAAGTTCAATTAATTATAAAATAAGTGTTTATCAAGAGTCTATCAATCAATATATTCCTGAATATTTGGTTAATTATGATTATTTTGATAGATTAATGGATGCTTATGGATTTAAACTTATCAGCAGAGAAGAAGCTAATGAGATGGGATTACCTGAGGGATCCGGTTTATTTAGCGAGCTATTTATTAATATGTTGGATGAAATCAAGAAAAATAAATTTAAGGCATCCTTATTCGGAGAAGCACCTAATATGACTGCAATTGAAAAAGAAATTTCATTCCTTAATCGTTATTTTGTTTACAAAAAAGTTAGAGAAGTAAATATTGAAAAAATACAACTTGAATTAGGTGAATATGAAGATGCTATTGAACTAAGAGAAAAACAAGAGACCAAGAAAGCAGTCGTTGTCGCCAAAGAAGAAGAAGTTAAATTGCGTCCTAAAGTTAGAAAACTCAGTAAGAAATTATTACTGGTTGCGGCTACTGAAGCAGTCGATGAACCCGCTAAAGAAATTGAAGAAGCGATTGAGAAAAAACAATCTAAAAAGGAACCTAAGAAAGAAGTTAAAAAATCTAAAAAATTGTTGATTGTAGAAAGTAGTGATGAAGAAAATTAACTATAAATTTAATAATAGACTTAAATAAATTTTATAATATATAATAAGACTAATGAGTTATTACATATTGCCAAAAAATATAAATACTATTAATGTTAATCCACAGTATTCAAATGAATCGTATACTCCATATATTTCGTGTTCTTTATTAAGTTATTACAATGAAGTTAAATGTCAAATTGATGAAATGTTTATTGATGACCAAGATTTGTCTAACAATTGCATTGAAGATGCCCTAAAAATTATTAATCCATATGAATTTATTTTTTCCAAAGTACCTGGATCTAAATTTTCTGTAAGCAAATTGCGAACAAAAAGTAATACATTTTATGATTTACTAGAAATATATAGCAACTTAAGTTTATTAGATTTTTTTAAAGAAACATCGGTATTAAATACTCTTCATTCAACACCAAATTACGAAGAGGCTGTTGAATGTTTTGAAATATTTAGAGAATATCAATCTGATACACATATTAAAGCAAATAATATTGATATAGATAATGATTTAGGTAATTCAAAATTAGATTTTATATTTTATGAAACAAATCCAACCAATTATTTTATTTCACTACTTCAGGCAATAATAATTATACTTAGAAATCAAAAGCATAATGGTATATCTGTTATTAAAATTGATGGAGTTTTTTATAAACCAGTTGTAGATATTTTATATTTTTTATCTTCCCTCTACAACAAAGTTTATATAAGCAAACCTAGTACTAATAATATTACAACATTTGAAAGATACATAGTTTGTAAATCATTTATACATAATGAGAATGCTATATCATATTTAAAATTAAATTATTTGAAATTAATAATATTTATTAAGCGGCTCGAAGATAAATATATTTATTCAGTTTTAGATTTTGAAATTCCATACTATTTTAAGAATAAAATAGATGATTTAAACATCATTATAGGTCAGCAACAATTAGAAGCATTAGACCAGATTATTACCATATATAAGAATAAAAATAAAGATGATAGAATTGAAAGTATTAAAAAGAATAATATACAAAAATCGGTTTCTTGGTGCGAAAAATACAAAATTCCATGCAATAAATTTACAGAAAAAATAAATATTTTTTTACCAATAGTAAATGAAACATCATAAATTAAATAAATTAAATAATTTAAATATATTCAGATAAATTATTTAATAATGTTAAGTGAAATAGATTGTTTATTTGAAAATTTTGAACATGAGAATTTAACTATTTTTTGTCTTCTCTCTAATGGCAATCCTGGAGCTTGTATAGTATTAGCAAATTTATTAAATGATATTGATTCACCAATGCTAGTCCAATTCCTTAAAAAACTCTGGACTAAAAAAATTATTGGTGTGCGTTTGTGGTATATTTACAAAAATGAATGTAGTCAAGATATTCAACAATTTATAACAAAAGACTTAGAACCATTTGATGATGAATATTTTTACGAGAAATTTGAAAAATATGTTTAACTAAAGGCATCTTTGATTTAATATGCAGCACTTCCAGTTGTGGTATTATAAGTATTTGGTGATTGAGAATAACGATTGGTTCTAAAAACTGTTCCAGGATAATATCTGTATGTACTCGGCTGTGAAATAGGATTTTGATATTCAGGCAATCCTTTTTGAAAACGGCAAAATTTTTTATTTTCGAATTGTCCAGATTGAGAGAAGTTCAAAGGCCAAGGTGTGTTACATGTTGGGGCTTTATTCTTCAATAAGTTTTTAGTATTATTAGAATCTCCTGCATATAATTCATTTGCAGTGACTAAGAATTGACCAGTATTATTGTAGTTTTGGATAGATGCAGCATTTGTAGAAATAGTATCAACATTTAATTTCAATAAACGAGTGGAGCTGCATACGGCACCTTGTTTAGCAAACTGATAGTTATTTGGTTTATAAACGGTCAATTGACATCCTGCAGGATTAGTAGGACCTGATGGAGGCATACCTGAATAAGGATTATTTATGAAAACTTCAAAGATAACATTTGCTGATGTTTTTTGAGATTCTGGCAATCCTTGAATCCAATCAAAAAATCCAGGGATTGAATTAATACCAGTACTATTAAATTGGTCAACTTCAGTTTGTGTGATGACATTCTCGTTTAACATAATACCTAACATTTGATAAATAAATGCCAATTCAGTTCCTTCATATAATTGGGTATTTAATTGACAATTAGCTAAATAAGTATTAGCTAAAGCTAATGGTCCTCCTGGTTTAGGTCCATTATTTCCATCTACAGAATAGTAGTAGGGATTATTGTTATCATAAGGACCTATACCATTTGTTCTATAAGACAAGAAATTAAATGCTTTTTGGTCAAAAGTCTTACATCTATTTTGTAAGTATTGTTTAGTTGTAGTATAATAATTCTTCTTTAAATTAGTACTGGCATAAATAACCCGCTGTCTGGCATTCTTTTCTTGATTACAACATAACACACTATTAGATGTATTTGGTTCAGGATTCTCTAATAAATTAAAGTTATTTGGTTTATAAGTTGCAACAATACCAACGCCTTCACACGTTTTACAATCTTGGTTTAATTGAGCAGATCCATTCACTTCGTTAACAGGATTTAATTTAACTATATATCCACCTGGTTTATCTTGCATTTCGTTAAGTAAACCAGAACCACCAAAACCTCCACCGAGTGAAGTGCCTTTACTAGACTTAACAAATCTATTCATATTGTAATTGATTAAACCATTTTCGTCAATATTTAAGGTATTATCTCCGTTAGGGCTATTTACAATGATATTAGGAACCCCTTCGACAGGTGTTGGAGGTATAACTCTACCTTTTCTATAATGTTTAATTGGTCTAGCTAAACCAAAACCAGTTTGAAAAATATTACCAGGGTCATTATTTGTGAGAGGTCTAATATGTCCTGGTGCTGTTCCTACGGGAAAACTGTTTGGACCAGTGCCTTTCCAACTGGCATATTGTTTATTGTAATAAGTACTTTTATGATTGTATCCTGAGGCAGGCATTGAATTCATTCCTAGTGGATAAACTGCTGATGACATTTATATTATTATTAAAGAAAATAAAAAAGTAATATTATTATATAAATGTTAAGTTTGGTAAATATATTGATAGCATTTTTTGTATTTCTAATTATATATCAAATAATTTTAGCAAGTAATATTGTTGAGGGCTTAGAAACACAATATAAAGATTATGATACAAATAACCCAGCAAATGCTCTTATATTGGCACAACAAAATGCAGGAAATATAGAATACTTAAAGCAAAGGATTAATGCTGTCCAAGGTATGTATGATGAAGTGCAAGATTTAAGTGGAAATGTGTATAACTTACAGGAACAAGTGAACAGTTTAATGCAATCTCAACAAGATTACGCAAATCAAATGACAGGTGGATCAGCTCCAGAAATATCAGGTGCAGTGGCAGAAGAAGATTCTACAAGTAATTTAATTACAGAATAGTTAAAAAAATAAATATATATATATAAATTAGTATATGGCTAATTTATTTCAAGAAGTTTTAACAGATGCAAAAGGTGTTGAGGAGAGATTACTAGGACCTACTTACCCATATTATAAGAATATTAAGACACCATCAGAGATAGGAATGAGCGATAAAGGAACAATACAACAAATGGGTAAAAATATTGACGGTTTAATTGAATATGTAGAGTTGTTAGTAAGTGGAAATAGTAGAGCCTCAGCAACCGGAAAGCCTTTAGGGAACAAATTTTTTTTAAAGACTGGTGGTAAATGTGCAGCAATTGATAGTTGTTCTGATCCTAATGATGTATCTACATGTGAAAAAGTAGACAGATATATATATGTTGATAATGTTCCAGAGGGTAACATTCCATTTATTTCAAGTGGTTTAGGTGTTAATTTTTCAGAATTCAAGGGTTTAATTCCAGGTGCGATGGGTAATTTAAATGTCTTAAATCCTTTTGCGATTTTAAGAGCCTTTCTATCTGGTTCGAATCCACCATGTCAAACTATAACAATGCAAACAATAACAAGTGATAATGTAAGATCTTCAGAGTCACATTATATTACACTGACTGATATAACAAACATGGATCCTTGTATATTTCCCGATAAGAAAAATCCTGTTACTGGTCAAAAATGTAGAGAGACATTTCAAAATTTAAACCCAGAGATAGTTATGCCAGGAGACCCATTAGCTCAAGTATATTTTGCGAGTTTAGGAGTTGTTGGGTTATTCATTTTATATCGTTTAATGGAAAAATCACGTTAATTGAAAAAGTATTTAAATATATATTTTGAAACATAATATATGTCTAAAAATGTCAATATTTAGCTAGAAAGAGTGAGTCTATAGAATATTTGAATGCTACATATATTTCAGGCTGTAAAATTGGTTGTCCAAATCATTATACCTCATGTAAAGTATGTTTAAATTCAATGACAATCGGCAAAACTCGACGACTTCAACAACAATATCAATCTGAATTAAATAAATAAATTTAAAATTAATTATTTATAATATAAATGGATGCACGGCATTTAAATAAATACATTGGTTGGAAATGGTGTACCATCACAAAAAATACAATTGAGTCTGAATTTAGACCATATCTCGTAATAACATGTGATTTTAGCTATTATAATGCAGAAGTATATTTAGGAAATACTATAAGATGTTTACTGACTGATAATGTAATTACCCATATTAAATTAAATTAAATAATAACTTATTTTATAATGTCAAAAAATTTTAGACGATATAAAACTAAAAATCACAAACGTAAAATCCGTAAACAAACTCGTAGAAAGAAAATGAAAGCAGGTAATGGAGAGAATGTGAAATGTAGTATGTGTGAAAAAATGGTCAATTTGGAAAATACATTCACACCCAGAGAATGTCTTATGAAATATGGTAAGGGTGCACATAGAATATGCGATAAATGTTGGTGGGATTTGAAAGCAGGTTTTGCATTAGAGTCGTCGTCTCATTTGTGTCCGGGTTGCCAGAAAGGTTTACCGCTAACTCCGTACAAAAAAGAGCCGGCAATTTTTGTCGACCTTACGGAAGAATAATATATATTAATTTACCTACTTAAAGACACTGCACTACATGATGAAGGGGATTTCTTGGATTTTTGAAAAAAGGTTTAAAAAATACCCCCTACATATGAAGAGTTGTGTAGAAGACCCAAAAACTGAAAAGTATTTTGGCTTTTCAAAAATGGACAAAAAAAATGTCCAAAATTGGGTAGCCGAAAATCTTCTTACTGACGAAATTTTTTGTCTAGATAATGAAAAATTATCGTCAGAAATTAAACCAAAAAATTTTTTTTTGTTATGATATTTTTTTGAAAAAAAACTTAAAAATAAATTATCAGGCTTATTTATGGGGACATTAAGGGACAAAATGGGGACAAAAATAAGCCAAAAATCAGCTTCCAAATTTTATTGTAAAGATTGCGACTATGGAACGTGTAAAAAAAATAATTTTAACGTTCATATTTTAAGTGATAAACATTTTAGGATTACAAATGGTTATAAAAAGGGACAGCTTTCAGCCGAAAATCAGCCGACACCTAATTCCACAGAAGATGACAACTTTATCTGCTCTTGTGGTAAGCAATATAAACATAGACAAGGATTATGGCGACATAAAAAAATTTGCATAAATGAAAATAATAAAAAACTTAGTGAAATAGACAAAGATGAACTCATAATCACGCTTCTTAAACAGAACGCAGATTTAATTAAAGGTCAACAAGATATGATGATTAAACTTACTGAAAATGGTATAAATAATAATAGTCATAATACTACTCACATCAATTCTCATAACAAAGCATTCAATCTTAATTTCTTTTTAAATGAAACCTGCAAAAATGCTATGAATATTACTGACTTCGTAGATTCTATTAAATTACAACTAACAGATTTAATAGATGTTGGAGAGATTGGATTTGTAGAAGGTGTTTCAAAAATAATTGTTAAAAACTTAAATAACTTAGATGAAACTATAAGACCTATTCATTGCACAGATAAAAAAAGAGAAACAATGTATATAAAAGACGAAAATCAATGGATTAAAGAAGATGATAATAAAACTAAATTAAAGAAGGCTATCAACAGAGTTGCAAACAAAAATATAAGATTATTACCTCAGTTTCGAGAGAAATATCCAGAATACAGTAATTCATCTTCTAAAATATCAGACAAATATGATAAGATGGTTATTGAAGCAATGACAACTGATGACGATAAAAATGAAAAAATAATTAAAATAATATCTAAAGAGGTTTTAATTGATAAAAATACTAAATAGTCTAATCAAATGAAAGCAGATCAATAACATTATTTTCGGATTCCTTGCTCATTAATTGTTGTGTTAAATAATCTATGGTTTTTAATTTTGTATTTATTTCCTTCTCTTGTTTAGCTATTATTATTTGTTGCGATTTTACTATTTCTTTTAACTTTTCACATTCTGAATAAAAATTCATTTTATTTGTATTCAGATCACCTAACCATTTTTGATGTGTTTTAGTCTTAATATGCATTGAAAAACTAGACCTGCTATCAAATACATGATCTTTTCTCGCACCACAAGGACATCTTAATCCATTTGAAAACTTACTTGATGGAGGTAGATAATCTGAATAATTTCCATTATTATCTATATTAGGTTCATATATATCCGAATCTATTGTTAATTCCATTACTACATTATTGTAGTAATAGATTTTTAAATTCATTTTATAAATTATATTTAACGTCTTCTATGACTTTTTCTTCCCTTTCTTCCGCGTCTTCTAGTTCTTCCACCAATCCAATTATGAGGTTGAGCGGTTTCGCCGGAAAATGAAGCAGCATGAGCAGCTAATCCAGTTGTAGGAGTATTATCTTTGAAACCTCCTCTCATACGACGTCTTCTAGTTTTTCCACCATATGTTGATGATGTCATAGGTTGAGTAGGAATTGGTTGAGTAGAAGTTGGAGTATAAGACAGTGTTGAACCAGTTAATCCAGATGTAGCACTTGAAGTAGCTTGTTTGGTCTTTTCCCAAAAGCTACTCGCACCTTGAGTTAAAGATGAACCCCAATTAGATAATGTATCTAAGAATCCACCTTTCATTGTTTTTCTATGTCTTCTAGGCATTATATATTAGAAAAAGAAATAAATATAAATTTTTTTAAGCTTTATTAACAAATCTTTTATAAGCATAAAAAGCGGCTAAAGCACCTAAAATTTGAACAATAATGTATGGTAATACATCAGATTTGGATAATTTACCTGCGGCAAATAGTGAAATGGTAACAGCTGGGTTATATGCGCCGCCAGAGATGGCACCACCAAGTAAAACAGCAACTGCTAAAGCAGCACCAATTGCTAACCAATTTCCGGTTGCAAAAATAACAAACATTAAGAACATTGTTCCCAAAAATTCAACTAAATATTTGTTCATTATATAATAATAATTATAAAAAATTTTATAATTATTTTATAATTTAAATATAAGTCCAAGGGTTAACTCTTGGCATGTATTTTAAACCAAGCGCGTTAATCAAATATTGTTCATATTCTTGGCCTTGTCCACGTTGTTTGTAATAAGCATATATTCTACCTTGAGAACCTAGTTTGGTTCGAGGACTGCTAATTGTCATAGCAGGTCCTGTTCTTCCGTAGTTACCTAAGCCGTATGCTGGTGTCAATACTGGATATGGTATATTATAATAATACTAAATATTATTTTTTATTCAATTTTTTTAAAGTGGAGCAAAACTTTTTTATTTAATAATTTTAACGTAAAATTTGACTCTACCTTTTCTAAATGTAGATTAATAATTTTGACGAACGATTGAACCCCATGCGCAAATCTGACCATTTCTTAAACTAGTGTTTTCAATTGCACCCTTCTTTTTAGGTGATACACATCCACCAGAACGAGCACGTCTTATTGTTGAACGGGTTCCACTTGGATAATAACTTTTAGTTCCCGTTGATACAGAATTTGGTAGATTTACTTTATATGCTGTTTGACCTACAGCATTTGCCTTAACAATATTAACATACATAGACGATGAAATTGGTGGAATATAATTTGTATGTGTTGATATAGGAACTTGTCTTTGAGAAGAATTAATTACATATGCTTGTGGAACAGACATTTTTCCTAAAGCAACTTGATTAGCCTTTACTTGTTGAGAAATGGCTGTTCTTAAATATTGTTTTCTCATATTTGAGTTCATATCAGCATAAACGGGTTCTTGCATTGGATAAAATTGAGGTGGTGTTGGACGAATACCAGCTAAAATACCATAACTATGATAAGGTATTTGACAGGGTGTTTGACTTGTGCTTAATGGCCCAGTTATAGGAGCATTAACATAATTATTATAAGATACAGAACCTATATTAGTTGATACCGCGTATGGAGTAGTCATTATATATATCAAAATATATTATATTTAATAGCATAATATGTAAAATAACCAAATGTAGCACCTGAAAATAATAACGTTAGACCATTTAATACAAATAGTTTATTTGTATTATTTTCATTCATCAATACATTACGATTCGCAATGCTATTGTTTATTAAATATAATGAATTTGAAAATAAATAAACAGAACCTAAAATTGTGCCAGATAAAATTATTATTTTTGGAAGCATTTTATAAATTAATTATTTAGTTAGTTTTATACAGTTTTAATTTAATAATATTGAGCCTTATATGGGTTATAGTGTGAATTTGATCCATAACGTCTATAATAGTGTGGCTGTTCTTTAACTAGAACAGTTTTTGTGGTTGTAGTAGATGGCACTGTTCTACTGTGCATAAATCCTAAAAATATTAAAACAAGAAGAGCAATAATTAAGATATTAGCTTTATCCATTTATATATTTACTTTATATTTTTTATCGAAGTAATTTCTTTTTTTACTTGATTAGGAGTTCCACAAAATAAACATAATTGAACATTTACATTAGGTTCAACTATTAAACTATTATTTTTTTTACATTTACAACATTTAAATACGCCATTCAATTGGCATATTTTAGAGGTATTAAAGTCCGTTTTCTGATATAACATTTGAAGTCTATGATTATTCATATGTTATATAATATTCCTAAATTATTTTACTTAATATCTTCTAATTGCTCTAATAGCAGATTGACTTGATTTTGATTGATCACCTCCATAAGTTAAATCATTATAGTTCTTATTAACTGCCTTTTGCTTCAAATAAGTAACATAGTCAGAACTATCATACACAAACTTAACATTGCAAGCAGCTGCTGGAATATTATTAAGAAGTTGAAGATTATTATAAGCAGCAGATGGAACGCAAGTGCTTTGGACCGCACCGAATCTTTGTCTTAAACCTTTAAGTCCAGGTCTACTTTGCGGTGTTTGACAAGTTCCACCACAAGAATAATTTTCACGACTTAATAAATCTCCAGCATTATTAACCGCTCTAAATGGAGTAGTAATTGGTTGTTTTAAATTATCGCGCCTCAATTGACTTGGGTATGTTGTATTCCAAGCATTTTTTAAAGTAAAACGGATATGTTCAAATTCAGGATAACGTTTATCAACATTTTGAGTTGTTTGTGGCATATAACCTCTAATAGCACCACCTGAGTTTTTTGGATTAACTACAAATTCTTGAAACGCTACATTACTTCCATTAATTGGGCTTGAATATCCTACAGATGTCGACATTTATATAATACATTAGTAAAAAAGTTTTTTGAAAACTTTATCTAAACATAATAAAAATATTAAAATAATATATAATGTTTAACTTTATTTTATTAGTAAGTGCTATTGTTTTTATTTCGATTGACTTTGTTTACTTAAATGTTATGAAAAGTTATTTTGACAATCAAATCAAACTTGTTCAAGCTTCACCTATTAAAATGAATTATTTAGGAGCTGCGTTATGTTATATATTTTTAATTATAGGTATTAATTATTTTATTATTAAACCAAAAAGATCAGTAAGCGACGCATTTTTATTAGGTATAATCATTTATGGTGTTTATGAAACTACTAATCTAGCATTATTCAAAAATTGGTCTATATTAACTGTTATTATTGATACATTGTGGGGCGGTCTTCTTTTTGCTGCAACAACTTATATTGTTAATTTATTGCGTTAAATATAATTAATCATATATGGGACAAAATATAGTGAAAGAATTAATATAATTAAATTACTATTTAAAGAATATGTAGCAAAATGAGAGCTCAATAAACAAGCAATTATCATCATAAAACTATCACCTAATATAGCTCCAGCACCAACTTCTCTCGCGTAGTCTTTGAAGAAATCTAACATTGCATTATAATCATTTGGAACTGATTTAAAAAACCAATAAAAAAGAATATCATGAATGATTTGAATAGTTACTGCTAATCTAGTAAATTTCCAAATGCTAAATGAAGTAAAAAAATATCTATAAAAATATCTGGCTAAAATAATACCAATTACTAAAATTAATACATCAGCAATTACAGCACTTAATTGATATTTTTTGTACCAATTTCCAAGCAACTTTGATTTAAATATTCCATGATACACTAAGAAAATAATAATCAAATCAGCACTAATACAACCATTTAAAATTGGTAAATAATCATTTACATTTGTAAAGTTAGAAATATCCTTAAACATTATATATTATATTATAATATTTATTTTATTACTATGCTGTATATCTGAATTCTATAACATTCTCTCTAGATTTACCATATAAAATATCTTCATCTAACAACCAATGAAATAAAGCTGAACCTGCCGCGTATTCTTTACCAAAACAATTCATTTCAATAAAATATGGTTTGTTGTCAACGATAGCAAAATCATAACTATAGGATGATATCCAATTTATTTTTTGTATTATTTCTTTATGAAAATAATCTACAACTATTTGAAGATTTTCTGGTATTTTTTGAATACTTTCTTCATCATATAATTTTAAATATATGTTTTGCTGTGATATAGCAGTAATTTTATTATTGCAAACAAATACTCTAAATTCATTTACAGGTTTGATATTTACCCATGATAACAAATATATATCTACTTTTTTAACATCTGGATATATCGGTGTATGACCGTCTATACATGTTACTGAAGACTCAATAATATTCTGAATATTATTATAGGGTCCAATACCATGTGCTCCACATTTAAGACTAACATTATTTACTTTGACAAAATAATTAGTTCCATCAAAATGATGTTTAAACTCATTAAATAATGGTTCCATATCATCCATAAAAATATGAGGAATTTTTCCAGTTATTTTACCAACTTTATTAGCTAATTTTAATAAATATAAATAATCTGGATTATCTATTGTAATTTTTTTATAATCAGATTTAAATAAATCAATCCATTTTTCTGTATTTGATTGAGATAAAATATGTAAATAATCGTCTGGTCTTACAGAACTATGGTTATTTGAATTATATTTTGTGTCTCCATGTAATTTAATATCTTGTAATTCAATTGGAACAATTTTAAATGTAGCCATTTCTCTTATTATTATAAATATATAAAAAAAGTTTATATCAAATTTTTATATATTGTAATTAATTTTATCCTTCAGTCAACAAACGTGGCGCAATATTCATTGTATTCAATTCTTGGAATAATAACTTACAAGCATAAGGAATTTCTACATAAGCAAAGTCAGCTCTATTGCCACAAGTATGACATAAGTGAATATGCATTTTATCATTATATGACGCAATGAGACCACATTTTCTACAAACAAATACTGAATATTTATCAGAAGCATCATACATTCTTCCTCGTGTAAATCGAGATGCACCATGAGATACCATACAATCACGTTCCATTTCTCCGAACCTTAATCCACCATCGCGACTACGACCTTCGGCAGGTTGTCTAGTGAGATTAACCATAGGACCAATAGAACGACTGTGTGCCTTATCATTTACCATGTGCTTTAAGCGTTGGTAAAAGACAGGACCCATAAATACACTGCATTCAACTTGTTCACCAGTTAAACCATTATACAACAGCTCGTTTCCATGTGCTTCATATCCAGCATTCAATAATAAATCGCAAATATCTTTCAGTTCAAAATCACCAAATGCAGTTCCATCACCAAATAAACCAAGTTCAACTAGAACTTTACCTAGAACAGTTTCCTTTAATTGTCCAATAGTCATACGAGATGGGATTGCATGAGGATTAATAATAATATCAGGTCTTACACCATTTTCAGTGTATGGCATATCACATTCCGGAATAATATTACCGACAGTACCTTTCTGTCCATGTCTCGAGCTAAATTTATCACCAATCACTGGTTTTCTTACTACTCTAGTTCTTACCTTTGCAAAATTATATCCTTCGCCATTTCTATCAATATAATTTTTATCTACATAAGTCTCTTCAGCAGTTTTATAAATTTTACTCTGATCTTCATACTTGATAATTTTAGTATGGTCATTTTTATTTTCTTTGATAGGTGTTACCTTAGCAATAATAACATCACGATTTTCAATCAAAGTATTCTCAGGAATTACACCTTTAGAGTTAACCTTATTATAATTTCCCATCTTTAAACCTTTGGTTTTAGTTGGATCAGGTTTACATCTAATTTCTTCATCTCCATTAATTTTTTGTTTATCTTCGTCTTTTTCGGTATGATAAATAGTTGCTAATGCCATACCTCTATCAATAGAACCTTTATTCACTAATAATGAATCTTCTTGATTATATCCAGTGTGTGTCATAATTGCTACGATGAGCTGAGAACCTGATGGAATTTTATTCAAATGAATTAAGTTCATAATTCTTGTTTCGACAAGTGGCTTCATTGGATAATTGAGAACATATGCAGTTTTATCCATGCGATTTTCATAGTTAGTCGCATAAACGCCCATTGCTTGCTTACCTTGAGCACACTGATACGTATTGCGAGGCGATTGATTGTGTTCTGGAAAAGGAATACATGATGCTAATACACCAAACATAGTTGATGGATGAATTTCACAGTGTGTAAATCTGGACAAATTGTTAGCAGGATCAATGATATCTTTTGGATTTGTAGCAATCATAGACCAACTTTGTTCTTCTGGATCAATATATTCTAAAACGGCTTCATCAAGCTTTGAAGATGCTAACAAATGTTCCCAATTATATTCACCAGAATTAATTTTCTCAATAATTGAACTATTGATAAGAATATTTTTATTTTTAATACGTAATAATGGTCTGGTTAATCTTCCACTATCATTGCATACTCTAATTTCTTTTAATTTATAATCAAAGACAATTGATGTATAAATATTAATAATACCCTTATATTTTTTATCCTTTAAGGAATTATATAATTCAATTGCGTTCATTGTAATACCAACCCATGAACCATTAATGAAGACTTTAACTTTATCGTAAATAATTTCGGGTGTTAATGATGCATCATCAATTTTAATAATATTAGGCATAATGTATTCATATAATGGCAATGAGTTAGAATAAATAGTTAAGTGACTCATGTAAGCCAAATTTTTAACAACACCTACTGATTGTCCTTCTGGTGTGTTATGTGTTACTAAACCATCTTTTAAACAAAACCTTCCACGTTTATCGTGAAGTTGCCAGCCTACATATGGTCCAACACCTGCCTCCACCAATGTAAATTTTGAACACATAAAAGATTTGTTTCTAATTTCATCAGTTGTATTTTTTGCCTGAAATAATTTCTTACGTGGTAATAGAGTAGGAATTTCATCAATATTATAACCAGTAATTCGTAGTTCTTTATATGTGCTAATTTTTTTTTCATTAGTGACGGCATCTGTCCATTGGCTTTTTCCTTGTGTAATACTACAACAGAACCCTAAAGACATTGCTAGTTTATGCGCGTCTTCAATAATTCTATAATTATTAGGACCTTGACTAATTCGAATTTCACGTCCATTATTACGCACAGATCCATCTGTATCAATTAATCCTGCCAACACTTTTAATCGTGTTTCTCTGTCGTTTCTAAGATATTCATTTGGAATATGTTTATTCTTCACCAAATTATATTTTCGTAAATATTTTTTAAGAGGTGATTCTTCTACTCTATTACATTCACCATTTGAAGCTGCCTTACAATTTAGCTTTGAAACAACTGAGAAACTATACCTTTTACCTTTTTTGATTAATGCTCCATTGTTTACAGCCCAATTTTCCCAATAAGCCAATGTCTCATAATCAGTATTATAATTTAAAGCAAAACCACTTCCATCACTCAACCCATCACCCAACCACATTCCGAGCAAATATGGATCCATTTCTACATCTTGTTTAATCCAATTAATTCCTTCCACTTTAAACAGAACCAACTTATCTTTTGTTCTCTTATCTAATTTTAAATAATTTTCAATGGTAATATCTAATGTATCATCTTCTTCAATTTTACTAATATATTCTTCTGCATCCGATAATTCCTTAAAATATTTTTCTTTAAATCTCATATCGTTTTTATCAAGAAATTCAACCGCATATTTATAATTTCTATCTTTTCTGTTAATATTAACTAAATTTCTATGTCCACGAATTTTTAAAGTAAGAATATGGTTATCAGTTACTCTGTGTTTGATAAAGTTGTTTTTGTCTGGAATGACGTCATACATATTCTTAAATCCAGAACAAGTTGTTCTAACACTTGTAGGATTTCCATTATCGTCAACTAATAAATCACCTACTATAATTTCTTTGGCAAGTTTAATTGTTCCGTCCCACATTAGAATTTGTGTATCTGGGTCAAAACATTCAGCAGGACATAGAAATCCCCAAGTAGTATTATGCAATTTACGAGGTGGAATTAACTTGCCACTCTTATCAGTTGGTGTAGAAATTCTTCTTGCATGACTCAAGCTGGATACATAGTTGAGTCTATTATAAACTTGAGCAACACCGACTTTATTTGAATTGCTATGTTTAATACCAAAATCGCCAGTAGATAATGCTCTTTTAATACCATTTTCAATTGTAGCAGACTTGATAATTTTGTAAATATTTGTTAAATTGATAATATTTTCATAATCGTCTTTAGAACGCCATGAACCAGTATTTATTTCACGGATTACTTGTTTTTCCATATCTTTTACGAGCTTATTGAAATAATTTCTATATAAGTTATTAAGCAATGTTCCTGTTCCATCAACACGCTTGTTCAAGTAAGAATCTCTATCATCTTGCTTGATAATTTCGAAGTATGCTAATAGCAACTTGTTAGCCATATAACCCAAGAAATAAATTTTCTGTTCCATATTATGACAATGTGGAAACAAATCATTATTTAAAATGTCTAGTGTAAATTCATGCTTCTTCTTGGCACCTGTTTCTTTGTCCATATTAATTGGAGTATACATAGCAAAACTAGTAATATATTTTATGCATTCTTCTTGAGTTAAGAATTTATTAGCTTCAATAGTAGATGCTTGTAAAGCTTCTAGCAATTTCTTATTTTTCTCATCATTAATATCAAGTAGAATTTTCTCACAGATTTCTTTATCTGAAATTACGCCTAATGCTCTGAAGACAATGAATAATGGAATTGGTTGTTTAACTCTTGGAATTTCAAGAACAATTGGATATCCAAATCCATTATTTTTAGATGAAATAAGCATAGAAATTTGCTTTGGTGAAATGCACTTGAAATCAGGAACAGATTTAATTTCAGCCTTCCATAAATATTTAGTTTCATTTTTTTCAACATTAAAACAGTAGACACGATTTTCAGCTGCGCGTTCTTGTCCTAATACAGTTTTCTCAGATCCATTAATGATGAAATAACCACCTGCATCAAATTTGCATTCACCAGTTTTTTCATTATCAAAATGCTTATATTGATTCAATACACAAATATTAGACTTAAGCATGATAGGCAATTTGCCAATATGAACGCCTGGGATAGTCTTATGAAAGATTTGAACATTTTCAAGGTTGGGACCATTTCTTACGACATATTTAATATTAATATCAATAGTCGTAGCAGCAGAATAAGTGAAGTTTCTAAGGCGAGCTTCTTGTGGAAACATTAATTTAATTGCACCGTTATTCTCGTGAATTTGAGGTCTATAAATGTGAAAGTTATCGAATGTAATAAATATTTCTAATGCATATTTTTTAGAGGTTGGGTCGTAATCTTGTTCAGACGCAATATGAACTGGATTAAACATCTCAATAGTTTTGATAATTTGGTAAGAAACAAAATTATTATAAGATTCTAATTGATGTCTAACAAACCTTTCTAATTGTTGACCACGAAAATAGGATTCGATAATATTCCAAGGTGTTTCGATGTAAGGCTCATTCTCAATGTCAAATACTTCATTTAAATTAGTTGCACTCATTGTTGTATCGATAGTATTTGACATCATTTTTCAGTTATTTATTATTTCAATTTAATTTTAAATTGTTTTTAAATATATATTATAATAAGTTATAGTTATATTACATATATTTATATTTTAATTTAAAATTAATTACTTTTGGTTATGAAATTATTATCTAAATAAGGTTAAGTCTCGTTTTTATATACATTTTTATACCACTTATGTCCGTGCATTAATTTATAATAAGTTATTTCTGTTTTATTTTCTGGATTAGATCTTATGTCATTCCATAATTGCAAGTCATCATTAATCACATATAATTTACAAATAGTACGAAACATATTTTTTACTTCAACAACATTTGAACGTAATATATTAAATTTATCTTCAAACAATTCCCAATCTAAATCAGTTACTTCAAAAAACGACATATATATATATTTATATGAAGTATATAAACTTTAAATAGTTGTTGATTATATATATATTGAAATTAATTATTTAAAATTACATGCATATTAATAAATAATGTCTAATAAACGTAAAATAAATCAATTAGATCCTATGAGAATAAACAATTATAATAAATTTCTATCAACATTAGACAATACAAATAAAAAAGAAACTAAATTGGAAGAAATTAAAAAAACATTAAATACTGAAGAAAGTATTAAAAAGGAAATTGACAAAATAATTGAAAATATAAATAATAATTTCACTTTAAATGACATGTCTTCACCTAATTTTACGGGACAAACTAATAATGATATTTATGAACCAATTGATCCAAATAAGTATATAGATTTTTTAAATAAAGGGTTGAATATTAAAATCTATAAACTTACACCAAAAACTTCTCTAATTCAAAAAAAAGAAGAGATTTCTATTACAATTAGAGAGACAATAAATATTAATGCTGAGATAAATAATATTTCTGATATATTAAAATTAATTGATAAATATCAAAATGATCCTGCAATTAAATATAATATTGATATGAAAGCTTTGCATAATATTAAAGAACCTCTGGAAGAATTAAATAATATGATTGGAATGAAAGATTTGAAGAACAATATTGTAGACCAGATTTTGTATTTTGTTCAGCAATTACATAAAAATAAAAATTCCTCAGGTGATTTTTTACATACAGTTATTTATGGACCACCTGGAACTGGTAAGACCGAAATCGCAAAAATTATGGGAAAAATTTATAGTAAGGTTGGTATTCTCTCGCAAGGCACTTTCAAAAAAGTAACTAGAAGTGATTTAATTGCCGGATATTTAGGTCAAACTGCTTTAAAAACAAAAGATATTATCAAAGAAGCACTGGGTGGTGTGTTATTTATTGATGAAGCTTATGCTCTTGGTAATCCAGAAAAGCGTGATAGTTTTGCTAAGGAATGTATTGACACTTTATGTGAAGCTTTAAGTGATAATAAAGAAAATCTAATGGTGATTATTGCAGGATATGAAAAAGAATTAAAAGAAAGTTTTTTTGCTTTCAATCAAGGCCTAGATTCAAGATTTACATGGAGATTTAAAACAGACGAATATACAGGAGAAGATTTACATCAAATTTTTATTAAAATGGTAAAAGATATTGGTTGGGAAATTGGAGACGATTCAAAAATAACGGTTGAATGGTTTAAGAAAAACAAGGACTATTTTCAGTTTTTCGGACGAGATATAGAAACATTATTAGCAAAAACAAAAATAGCACATAGTAGAAGAGTTTTTTGTCTTCCAGAAACAGATAAGAAAAAAATCAACCAAAAAGATTTAGATAAAGGATTAGAAATTTTTCTAAGAAATGATGATATAAAAAATAGAAAGGATGAAAAAGAGATGAAACGATATCTGTATAATACTCTTTATAGTTAAAAATTATATTTAATTTTATTTAATATTATTAATATAATGTCAAATAAAACAATTTCAATTAATCCATCTTTATTTAGTGTAGGTAGTTCAAAAACTAAAAAAAATAGAGAAAAAAAAATAAAACCAACTTCGGTGCCATTAATTTCACCAAATGTCTTGAAAAATAAACTATTAAAAAGAATAAAAGAACATAAACAAAAAGAAACTCAAGATTTAGAAAATAATAAAAGAAAATTAAAAGATAAATTTGATATAGAACCAAGTAAAAAGTTTAAAGATGAAATGCATGAATTTACTGATGAATTTACTGATTCGATTAATTATTTGCAAACATTGTCAAAACAAAAGAAAATTGATGCTGAGAAAAAGAACTATGAAGATTTTAAACAAAAGAAGAAGGAAGAAATAGAGAGAAGAACAATAAGAAATTACCACGAGCTTAATATAAAACCAAGTGTTAATATTGATTTACCTGATGAATTAATTCATCAACCAATCATTTCTGAACCATATAAAATAAATTCACCTCAAAAACTACATGATGTTCCATATAGTATATTAAAAGGTGGAACTAAGCCTACATACAGAGAATGGGCAAAAACACAAAAAAATAATGTAGTAACAAACCCTAATGCGTCCCTTATTATTCAAGGAGGAATGAATTCACAACAGACAGCTCGAGAGAATAGATTAAATATGTTAAGACAAAAAATAAAAAGTAAAAACGATGAGTCGAAAATAGAAGGCATCTTAACAAAAAATTACATAAAAAAACCAGAATCAGTTTCACAATCATTATCACCACCTGTCTCACAAATAGTAATAACACCTACGTTGCCAACACTAATTAATAATCAAGAACATATTGATGGAAAATTAATAGCTACAAAACACATTACAAAAAAAACTATAAAACGAAAATATATACTTGGAAGATCTGATACAAAAAACACTATTGGAGTATTAATTAAAGACCGAGGAACAAGAAAACGAATTTTAACTGCTCAAAAGGATTTAAAACGTAAGAATATAAATGATATTAGATCATATTTAAGAGAACATAATCTTATTAAAACAGGTAGTAATGCGCCAAATGATGTTTTAAGAAAATTATATGAGTCGGCAATGCTTTCTGGTGAAATAACAAATAGTAATACAGAAACTTTACTTCATAATTTATCAAAAGAAGACAAAGAATTATAAATAAAATATATGTATAGTTTAATATGGAACAAATAGAAAAAAAATTAACAGATAAACAAAAAGAATTTTTTGAAAATCTCTCTATGTATATTGATCATCCTCTTTATTTTTATGGAAGTATTTGTAGGGAAGATTATTTACCTGGTAAAAGTGATATAGATGTAGATATATTTACTGACAATGAATCTAGCACAATCCAGTTATTATGTAATCATTTAAATATAAATAAAAGCGAATTTAGAAAATCATTTTATAAAATTAATACAACAATTGTTCGTGGTTATAAATGTAAATATAAAAATGAAAATAATAATATAGAAACCGAATTATCAGTTTATAATAATAAATATAAACAAATAGTCTTAGAAGAGCATGATAGATGTAAATCGCTTCCCTTTTATATATTATTTATACTTATAATTGTAAAATTTTTTTATTATAGATTAGGAATTATATCAAATGACATGTACAAATTTATAAAACTAAATCTAATGAATCCAGGTTCAGAATTTAAATTTATACTTGTTGATAGTTAATATAATAATATTAAAGATAACTTATAATATTATAATATGTCGCTAATTACAGAATATTTTGAATTAACAAAACGGTTTCAAGATGAATATGGAGAGAATACTATATTATTGATGCAAGTTGGAGCATTTTTTGAGGTATATGGTATATATGATAAGGAAACTGATATTATTACAGCAAGTAAGATTACAGATTTCTCTCAAATTTGCGAGCTAAATGTTGTCGATAAAAATACTTGCGTTGGAAAAAATAATGTTATGATGGCTGGTTTTAAAGATTTTATGATTGAAAAATATTTAAGAAAAATTCAAGATGCTGGCTTTACTGCAGTTGTTTATACACAGGATGAAAATATGAAAAATACATCAAGAAGTTTAGCAGGAATTTTCTCTCCAGGAACTTATTTTCAAACTGAAACACAAAATCTAACAAACTCTATCTCTTGTATTTGGGTGAATTTAATTGAGAACAAAGTTCTTTTGAAAGGAAAATATGTTGTCGTTGGAGTTGCAAATATAGATATTTATACAGGTAAGACAAGTATATTTCAATTTAAGGAAACTTATGTTAACAATCCAACAACTTATGATGAATTAGAGAGATTTATTTCAATTTATAATCCGAGCGAAGTAATTTTAATTTCAAATTTACCAGATGAACAAGAATTAGATTATGTTATAAGTTATGCAGGTATATCGTGCAGTTTAATTCATAAAATTCATATTAACGATACAATTAATAATATAAAAATGACAAGAGTTAAGAATTGTGAAAAACAGCCATATCAAAAAGAAATTCTCTCTAAATTCTATAAATTTGATAGCTTCGATGTTTTTGTACAAAATTTTTACGAAAATAATATAGCTACACAAGCCTTTTGTTATTTATTAGACTTTGTTTATCAACATAATCCTCAATTAGTAAATAAAATCTCTGAACCTATCTTTGAGAATTGTTCTACACGTTTAACATTAGCTAATCATTCACTCAAACAACTAAATATAATAGATGACGGTTCTGTAAAATCTTCCAAGTTGTCATGTGTTTCATCTCTTTTAAATAGTTGTTATACTCCTATGGGAAAGCGAAAGTTTAAATATAATATGTTAAATCCAATATGTGATGAAAATACATTGCGTCGCGAATATGACATAACAGAATATATTGTATCTAATTTTGACTCTAATATTTGTCATAATTTAAAAACAAAATTACCAAGTATTAAAGATTTGGCAAAATTTGAGAGACAAATATTTCTTAAAAAAATCTCTCCAAAATCAGTGTATACTTTGCATTCAAGTATAAAAACAATTAATTTGTTATTTGATTTGATTAAAGTTGATGAAACAATAATGAATTACTTGAAAGATTTTGATGAAAATATAAAAGAAATTGGAAATATATGCGAACAAGTAATATTATTTATAGAAAACAATATTGATTTAAATTTAGCAAAGGACATTGACCAATTGCAACAATTTGAAATAAATTTTATTAATAAAAATGTTGATGCAGAATTGGATAAAAAAACCGAGACCTTAAAAGATTCTGAATTAGGTCTAGAGGCAATAAGGGAATATTTAAGTAATTTAATAGAGAATAAGGAAAAGAAATCAGCAAAATCAAATGAATTCGTTAAAATACATGAGACCGAAAAAAATAATTATAGTTTGGTTTGCACAAGTAGAAGATGTAAGATATTGCAAGATGCTCTACCAAGTGTAGAAACTGAAATTACGTTAAATGCATCAACAAAACCTTTTACTTTTAATATTTCAAAAACCAAATTTTCATTCGAAAAGCAATCATCATCAAATAATTTTATAATCGATGCACAAATTCATAATTTTTGTAAGACAATTTCGTCAATTAAAATATCATTGAAGGATTTAATTACTCTTATTTATAATCATTTTATAGAAGGATTAAGTGTCTATCAAATTCAAATAGATAAAATTATAAATTTCATAACTTTAATTGATGTGATATATGCTAAGGCTTCTTTAGCAAAACAATTTAATTATTGTAAGCCAGAAATTGTTGAAGCAGAAAAGGCTTTTGTTGATGCAAAAGGTTTACGACATTGTTTAATCGAGAGATTTCAAATGAACGAGTTATATATTTCAAACGATATTTCACTCGGGGATAGAAAGTCAGATGGTATTTTATTATATGGAACAAATGCGGTGGGTAAAACAACATTGATTAGAGCATTAGGTATTTCTATTATATTGGCGCAAGCAGGCATTTATGTTCCTTGTTCTTCATTTAGATTCAAACCATATAAGCATATATTTACTCGCATTATAGGAAATGATAATATTTTTAAAGGACTGTCAACTTTTGAGGTCGAGATGTCAGAGTTGCGCACCATTTTACGACTAGTTGATGAAAATAGTTTAATATTGGGAGATGAGTTATGCTCTGGGACAGAAACTGTTAGTGCAACGAGTATTTTTGTGGCAGGTATTCAAAAACTACATGCGTGTAATAGTAGCTTTATATTCGCTACACATTTGCACGAAATAGTTGACTACGAAGAGATTACTTCTCTCCAAAGTGTTCACTTAAAACATATGGAAGTTAAATATGATAGAGAGAATGATGTCCTTGTATATGATCGCAAATTGAAAGATGGTCCTGGTAATAGTTTATACGGATTAGAAGTGTGTAAGTCTTTGAATTTACCACATGACTTCTTAGAAGCTGCGAATAATATTCGTCTTAAATATAATCCTGATGGTAGAAGTATTCTTTCTCTCAAACAATCTCGTTATAACTCCAATAAAATTGTCAGTACATGTGAAAAATGTGGTAAGAATATGGGAACAGAGATTCATCATCTACAACATCAGGCAGACGCTGATATAAATGGTATCATTAAATCTGAAGACGCAATTTTCCATAAAAATAATTTAGCAAATTTGATGACATTATGCGAGACATGTCATAATGAGCTACATAAGACAAATACTAAACAAAAACGGGTGAAAACCACAAAGGGAACTATTCTCTCCAAAGTATAATTTGAAATAATATAAATATATAAATATATAAATATATAAATAGAATTAGAATTAACTTTATGCAGTATAATAAATTTGGTTATATTATTGCATCACTTTATTCTATTGTATTAAGTGCTGAAATGACCATTGGCTATGCTGTAAAACACCACAATTGGTTTTTATCTTTTATTCATTTATTAATTACATTTTGCATAATATATATTTGCCTTATGACAAATTCATTAAAAACAGAACTTGATAAAATAAATGAAGCAAAAACAGATACAGAAAATAACCAAGCAAATTATAATCCTATTTTAGAAAATGATCTTTTGGAAGTTTAATATTTTATTTGGTTAATATAGAATGAATATTTCACACGTTAACCAACCAATTATTCCGTATTACAGTCCTATTTCTGCAAAAGGAGGAAAAAGACGTAAAAGTAGAAGACATCGTACCAGAAAATACAAAATAAGTAATAAATCAAGAACTAGAAGAAGATATTATTCTTAAATTATAAATCAAATATTTAAATCTATAATTTAAATCATTTAATGTCTTCTATGATGTCTGCGTCTAGTTCTGCGACCACCACTTAATTTACGACCACGAGAACGTCCGCGACTAATTGAACGACCACGAGAACGACTTCTTAAACTTTTACTAACATTTTTGACGCCTTTAACACCCAAATCTAAACCTGTTGCCATTGTTCCGTAAACAGCAGACACACCTTTCTCAACAATCGGTATTGATGCGCTTGCTACATCTTTAGCAGCAGTTCCTACAGTTTTTAATCCTTTATCAACAGCAGGTAAAGCTTGACTAGCTGTTTTATTGATAGATTTCATAACGCTACTTTTACGCGATTTTCCCATTATAAAATAAGTATATAAAATATTTATTTATATTAGATGGATTTCAAATATTTACTAAAGATTTTAATTGTATTTTTCCTAATTCTCTCTGTTATTATTTTTATAAACTCAATTGGCTTGACTCTAGATGAACCTGATATACAAAAAAAACTACTTTATGAAGGTCTTGATACTATATTGCCATCAAATCAAGCGTTTTGTGAGGCTAATAAAGGTTTTGAACTAGAAAAGTCATGTAATAATTTAACAAAACAAAATTGCGGTTTAACTTCGTGTTGCGTTTGGACAAGCGACCGAAAATGTAAAGCAGGAAATAAATCAGGACCAACATTTAATTCAAATTCAAAAGGTAAAACAAAACCTTTAGATTATTATTACTTTCAGAATAAATGTTATGGAGAGAAATGTAATTAATATGGAAAATATATAATTACTACCCCACTTGCTCCATTTCCGCCTAGAGAGTTGTTCGCAATATTATTAAATCCTCCTCCACCGCCACCGCTTCCATAAGTAGTAGCTGTTTGCCCAGTTGGAAAATAATCACCAGATGCAGTATAAAGAACAATTCCTCCGGCACCATTATTGCCAGCACCTCCGTATTGAAAAGTCGTATTAGGTCCTGGACCACCACCACCTGCTCCTCCGCCGGAATAAGCATTTGATACTATTGAAGTTATTTCAGTTGGTATTGAAAAATTATTGTTAAATGAAAAACTATTATCACCTGAACTATATTGTCCTCCTCCATTTCCACCGCTTCCACCAGCGCCACCTGTTCCTATTAACACAGTTCCACCTAATCCAATTGATGTATTGCCTGTATTAGATGTTCCGCCTCCACCTCCGCCACTACATTCAACAATTATATTGCTAGAATTTGATATATATGTATTTCCACCAGAACCTCCTGGAGGGGTTTGATACACACTTCCACTTCCTCCAATACCTACTTGAATATTATAGGTATCTGCAAATAATGTTTGATTAGTTAATTGATAATTTCCGCCACCTCCACCTCCATTTCCTATATAATTATTACTACCAAAAGCACTATAACCGCCTCCTCCACCACCTCCACCTCCAATGCATATAATAGAAGCATAATTTATTGTTGAATTTACTGTTATATACCCAGAATTATAAAAACTTATCACATAAAATCCATTTATATAATTTATTGTGCCATTTGTAGTAAAGGGAACTCGCTTATCAAATATATTATTTAAATCACCATAGCCTGACACTATAAAACCTGTTTCATTTGCTTTGTTTCCACCTGAATATGGAGCAAAAATTTCATTCAAATCTTGATTGCCAACTTTGTATCCTGTTGTGATAGCATTAGTAGTTCCAGTGTAAATGTAATTATTATATATTCCTGCTGCTAATTTTACTCCATTGCTTGAAGATGCAATAGTATTCCAATTTTGTGAACCAGCGCTTGTTTGTTGTGTCCAATTAATACCTGAATCTGTAGATGTATATATGTATCCACCTTGAACACATGCTGCTAATTTAGTTCCATCACTAGATGATGAGATTGAAATCCAATTTTGATCACCTGCGTTATTTTGTTGTGTCCAATTAACACCTGAATCTGTAGATGTATAGATGTAACCACCTTGAACACATCCTGCTAATTTAGTTCCATCACTAGACGATGAGATTGAAAACCAATTTCTAGAAGAATCAGTAGCTCTTGGTGTCCAAGTAATTCCTGAATCTGTAGATATATAAATATATCCATCTACTCCACCATAAATACATGCCGCTATTTGATTGCCATTACTCGACAATGATATGTATCCCCAATTTTCAGAAGGAGAATTACTTTGTGTCCAATTAACACCTGAATCTGTAGATGTATAAATATAACCAGGATATACACACGCGGCTAATTTAGTTCCATCACTTGAACACGCTATTGAACGCCAATTTCTACTACCAGAGTTTTGTTGTATCCAAGTAGCACCTGAATCTGTAGATGTATAAATATAACCAGGATTAACACAAGCTGCTAATTTACTTCCATCGCTTGAAGATGATATTCCGTACCAATATCTATTAGCATCTGTTGCAGTTGATGTCCAAGTAACACCAGAATCTGTCGATGTGTAAATATAACCATTAAAAACTACTGCTGCCAACTTAGTTCCATCGCTTGATGAGGAAATAGATTGCCAAGTTCTAGTACCAGAATTAGTTTGCGATACCCAAATTGTTCCAGTATATGGTTGAAATATATTAGACAAATCAACTCCTCCTACTGTAAAATATGTTGTTATATTACTCATTATTATATTTTAAAAATATAATAAAAAATTGATTTTAAATTTAAAATATATTAGAATAATATAACTACATAATATAAGAGATGATTATTCCTGTAAAATGTTTTACTTGTGGCAATGTTATTGCTAATAAATATCGCTATTATCAAGCAGAAGTTCGCAAAAGAAAATTAGCAAAAAATGTTGGAAAAGATACGACTGACATTGATAAAGTTCTTTATTTAACAAAAGAGTTTCATGAGAAGACGCCTGAAGGTGAGGTTCTTGATGAATTAAATATGAAAAAAATGTGTTGTAGAAGACATTTCTTAACTCATGTTGACATTGAATAATTTCTTAACATATTATATAAATGAAAAAAAGGACTTCTAGAAAGCAAAAAATTTATAAAATGAGAGGTTGTTCTAAAACTCGTAAAAATTATTTAGGTGGCAGCGCAAATGCTTCTTTAGCTTATACTGGTAAACCTATTTTTTCTGTACCAAATCCTCATTTAGCATATACTGGCAAGGGCGGATCTTCATGTGGTCTAAGTAATCCAACAACCGTTCCTGTTAATATAAATGCTACTAATTCAGCATATGCTAATACAGGACCTAATGTTGGTGTTAATACTATTTTTAATAATGCATCTTCTCAACTTGGAGGATGCGGATGTGCTGCTCCTTTAGTTGGCGGAGGAAGAAGACGTAGAAAAGGCGGTTCATGTTCTTCATGTGCTCCTGGATTTATGTTCGGTGGAACACAACATAGAAGTGGATGTAGATGTTCACAATGTAAAAAACAAGTTTTAATGAAAGGAGGCAATAAAGGAATTCCATATCCAGATGGATTAGTTGGTTCACCTTGGACACCAAGTGTAGGAGGATGGCCGGGTGTAAATGGTATTCCAGGTGATAGCAATTATTATCCTGTAAATACTTATAATAATGATATTTCAAGACAGATGGTAAATGTAGGAGCCAATCCACCATTTTTAAAAGGTGGAAAAACTGATTTTAAACGTGATTTAGAAATTGAATCGCAAAAAGCAGAAAAAGAAGCAGAGAAGACAAAATATTTTGAACAAAATGAACCAAACGTAGTTCCACAAGAAGAAATAAATGAAATATTTCATGGATATGGAGGAAATAAAGCAATAAAATTAAAAAAACGAATGGGTAAAAAACAAAGAGGCGGAACAGTATCAAATTTTATTGGACAAGATTTAATTAATTTAGGTAGACAATTTCAATTTGGCGTTGGAAGTGCTTATAATGCTTTAGCTGGATATGCGGCACCAGTAAATCCTATGCCATGGAAAGATCAATTTCCTACAAGAACATCATTCAATCCAGCAACTATATAATTTTTTTTCTAATATTATTCTATAATGTCTGCGTTCCCTAAAACTCTTAAAGAATTGTGCAAACCAGCTGCTTTATACTTTGTTATATCAATGTTTGGATTACTTATGGTTATATTTCAAAATTTAGGCAATACTAATAGTTATAATGTTGGTAATTTTTCATGTCGTGTTCCAAACACATTTTTAGTTTTCGTTATTAAGTTTATTTATATTGTATTCTGGACTTATATTCTTAACTTAATTTGCAAGGATGGACATGTTGGTATTTCTTGGCTTCTTGTTCTTCTTCCTTGGATTCTTTTATTTGTTATTATGGGCATGATTATGCTCAATATGTAAATTAAAATATAAATTTAATTATATAATATAATTAGTATATATATTATATATAATGTTAAATAAAGTTAAAAATGGAATATCATATGAGAAAAATGGATGGAAATATATTTCTATTCATGGAAAGCCGAGAGAAAGAGGCTATGCATATGGTTATTTGTGTGCTAATGAATTTAAGGAAATACAATCTATGTTAAAATTTTTAATGATGGAAGCTTATGGGCAAACTTGGGATTTTTTTATCGATAAAATTTCTGAGGGGTTTAAATCAATGACAGAAAAGGATTTTCCTGAACTTTATGAGGAAATGGTTGGAATAACTGAAGGTTTAAACGCGGCTAATTGCAAAACAACTGTAGATGAAATAATCGCTTGGAATTTTTATTGTTCAATACCATATTGGTATTCAATTATTTCAGATTCACGTGTTGGAAAAGAAGGTGGTGGTGCAGATGATAAGTGTAGTGCTTTTATAGCAGTCGGTGATTGGACTTCAGACGGTAAAATAGTTTGTGCCCACAATTCTTTTACAGAATTTATAGACGGACAATTTTCAAATATAGTATTAGATATTAAACCGGTTAAAGGTCACAGAATGATTATGCAAACTTCGCCTTGTTGGATTTGGAGCGGAACAGATTTTTTCATAACTTCCAAAGGTATTATCGGAACAGAAACTACCATTGGTGGATTTATTCCTTATGAAAAACGCTATCCAATTGGATATAGAATTAGAAAAGCTATGCAATATGGTAATACTTTAGACGAATATTGTGAAATACTTTTACACGAGAACTCGGGTGATTATGCTAACTCTTGGTTATTTGGCGACACCAATACAAATGAAATTTTACGCATTGAATTAGGTCTTAAATATCATAACATAGAGAGAACAAAGAATGGATACTTTATTGGATTCAATGCTCCTTATGATGAACGCATACGAAATTTAGAAGTAAATAATTCAGGATTTTACGACATTAGAAGACATCAAGGCGCAAGAATGGTTAGACTAGGTGATTTGATGGATAAACATAAAGGTAAAATTAATATTGATATTGCTAAACAAATAATTGGCGATCATTATGATGTCTATTTAGAGAAAGATAACAATCCATGCTCAAGAACAGTATGTTCACATTATGAGTTAGATGCTAGAGAATATATGTCGCAATCAGATAGACCAAAACCTTATGCTCCTCGTGGTGCAGTTGATGGTATAGTTTGCGACAGTAATCTAGCTAAGAAAATGACATTTATTGGTAAATTTGGTTCATCTTGTGACATAGGATTTAATAAAGATGAATTTTGCAAAAAGCATAGACAATATGAAAAATTTTGTCCTTATTTAAAAGATAGACCTTCTCAACCTTGGACAGAATTTACAATTTCTAAAATTAAGGGGAAATTCAGATTAACAAAGCGTAATAAGAGCAAAAATAACAAAACTAAGAAGCTAATTTAAATCCTTAATTTATTATTTCTAATTTCTATATATTTGCATACATTATTGTATCCTAAATGTCTTTTACCACATCTATAAGTGAGAGGTAATATTTATAATGTTTTATATATTATCTGATAAATTATTTAACATCACAAATCATAACAATAATTTATAGAAAAATTAAGTTATTTAATATGTAGTTTGTTACAATAAGAATAATAATAATATTATTATTTAAAAAATATGATTATTATAATATAAAATGGAGAAAGAAACTATATCTTGGAAATTGATTGATAAATATTTTAAAGATAATCCAAATTGTTTGGTATCACATCATTTAGAGTCGTTTAATGATTTTTTCAAAAGTGGTATAAAGCGAATTTTTTATGAGAATAATCCTATCAGATTTATTGAGAGAGAAGAAGAATCAAATCAAGGTAAAAGAAATGAATGCCTACTGTATTTAGGGGGTAAAGAAGGGAGCAGAATTTATTATGGTAAGCCAGTTATTTACGATGACAACAATTCACACTACATGTATCCAAACGAAGCCAGATTACGTAATATGACATATGGCATAACAATACATTATGACGTTGATGTTGATTTTATTTATTACATTGGTGATGAAAAAAAGACTCAGAGCATGACACTTAATAAAATTTATTTAGGTCGTTTTCCAATTATGCTTCAGTCTGATTTATGTATTTTGAATAAAATGACTAATGAAGTACGATTTAATGCTGGTGAATGTAGAAATGATTATGGTGGTTATTTTATTATTGATGGTAAGGAAAAAGTTGTAATTCCGCAAGAAAAATTTGCAGATAATATGCTTTATATAAGAGCATACGGTGAAGATGATGTATATAGTTATTCAGCAGAGATTCGTTCGGTATCAGAAGATTCATCAAAACCAATAAGAACATCGTCTGTTAAAATTGTAGCACCATCACCCAGCTTAAGTAATGGACAAATTGTTGTTGCGGTGCCAAATGTGAAGAAACCGATCCCTTTATTTATTTTAATGAGGGCATTAGGTGTCATTTCTGACAAAGATATTATTAGAACTTGTTTGCTTGATATTGATAAAAATGAATCTATGGTTGATTTATTTATACCATCTGTTCATGATGCTAACAAAGTTTTCACTCAACAAACAGCACTTGAATTCATAAAAGAATTAACAAAAAGAGGTACAGTATCAAGTGTTATCGAAATTCTTTCTGATTATTTTTTACCACATATTGGCGAATTGAACTTTTTAGATAAGGCATATTTTGTTGGTTATATGGTTTATCGTCTATTAAAAGTTTATACAAAAGAAGCAAAACCAACTGATCGTGATAATTTTAGATTTAAGAGAATTGAAATGTCTGGCACACTTATATATGATTTGTTCAGAGAGTATTATTTAATTCAAAAGAAGGATATTACTCGTAAAATTGATGAAGAATATTATTATCATAAAGGTTCTTATAAAGAAGATGATACTCTATCTCGTAAGGAAAAACAAGCTTTAAAGAAAAAGGTCCAAATGAAAGAGGCAACTGAAGATAATAAATATAAGAATAATTTTATTGGTCTTATTGAATCCAATGTAAAATCGTTTTTTAAAGATAGAATTGTAGAGCAAGGATTTAAAAAAGCATTTAAAGGAAATTGGGGTTCTGAAGCACATACAAAGCGTCTTGGTGCAGTTCAAGATTTAAATCGTTTAAGTTGGTATACATTTATTTCTCATTTACGTAAGATAAATTTACCATTAGATTCAAGCGCAAAAGTTGTCGGTCCTCGTTTATTAAATTCTTCGCAATGGGGTTTTATCGATCCAATTGATACACCCGATGGCGGTAATATCGGTCTACATAAGCATTTATCAATCAGCACTTATATTACAAGTGGGTCATCAGCATTTCCTTTAATTAGTTGGATTCGAGCTAATACACCATTGCGTTTAATACTCGAATGTCAGTCAGAACAACTAGCCAATTCTTCTAAGGTTTTTGTAAATGGGTCGTGGATTGGTGTAACAGATACTCCGTTTGAATTAGTTAATTTACTTAAATTATATAGACGCAATGGTATATTACCAGTATATACTAGTTTATCTTTCGATATAGAGCATAATGAAGTCAATGTTTATACTGATGCGGGTAGATTGAGTAGACCAATATATTATATTCAAAATCAAAAAGTAAGTTATCAAAGAGGTATAGTAAAAGAATTATTAGAAAAAGGAAATATAACATGGGAACAAATTATTTCAGGATTTATGAAGAAAAGCGACGAAGATTTTAACACAAAAAATAATAAACTTTACGATATTCGAAAATTATATCCTAATATAGGTGATTCTAAAGAAGAAGTATTTAGTAAACTTAAATTAAATGAATCACTTGTTGATTATGTAGATACCGCTGAGGAAGAAGCAGCATTGATAGCTATTTCACCTGATGACTTAAATAAAAACAAATATTATACACACATGGAGATAGACCCTTCCCTTATATTAGGTGTTATGACTAATCTTGCTATTTATCCTGAAAATAATCCTGTCGTTAGAAATTCTTTCTCATGTGGTCAGAGTAAACAAGCTGTTTCAGTTTATCACTCAAACTATCAAATGCGTATCGATAAAATGGGTGTCATATTAAATTATGGTCAAATTCCTTTGATTAAATCCAGATATCTTGAATATATAAATAAAGAAGAACAACCTTACGGTGTTAATGCAATTGTTGCAATTATGGCTTATACTGGATATAATGTAGAAGATGCTATTTTAATTAATGAAGGTTCTATTTTACGTGGAATGTTCAGAACAACATATTATTCAATGTATGAGGCGAGAGAAGAAAGTTCAAAAGTTACAGGAATGAACAATTCAAAATTTGCCAATGTCGAAAAGAATAATGTTATTGGAAAGAAAAAGGGGTATGACTATAGTTTTTTAGATGATCATGGGTTAATTAGAGAAAATACAGAGCTAAATGATAAGATGATTCTAATTGGTAAAATTAATTCTAACTTAGCTAACAAAGATGTCTGGATTGATGATTCTGTTAAACCTAAAAAAGGTCAACTTGGTTATGTAGACAAATCTTTTATTACTCTTGGTGAAGAAGGGTTCAATGTAGCAAAAGTGCGTTTGAGGGAAGAAAGAATACCAGCAATTGGAGATAAGATGGCAAGCCGCGCGGGACAAAAAGGCACGATAGGTCTCATTATTCCTGAAACTGACATGCCATATCTTGAAGACGGAACAAGACCAGACCTTATAATAAATCCACACGCTATACCATCACGTATGACTATCGGACAAATTGTAGAAAGCATGTTTGGCATTGCATGCACATATTATGGAGGATTTGGAGACTGTACTGCGTTTCAAGTTAAGGGATCAAATTATTCTACATATGGTCCAATGCTTACAAGAGCAGGTTTTAATCATACTGGAAATCATGTTATGTATAATGGTATGACTGGTGAACAAATTCAAGCTAATATTTACATGGGACCAACCTATTACATGCGTTTAAAACATATGGTTAAAGACAAAATTAACTTCCGTGCTCGTGGTCCAAATCAACAGCTCACTAGACAACCAGTTCAAGGTAGAGCAAATGATGGTGGTCTTCGTATTGGTGAGATGGAACGTGATGGTGTTTGTGCACACGGATTAGCTTACTTTTTGAACGAATCATTTTTAATAAGAGGTGACGAATATTATATGGCTGTTTGCAATAAAACTGGTTCAATTGCGATTTATAATGAAGAGAAAAAATTATTTATGAGCCCTTATGCCGACGGACCTATTAATTTCCATGCTAATCCAGACGGTTCAATGAATATTAAAAATCTTACCAAATTTGGTCGCTCATTTAGTTTATTAAGAATTCCTTATTCATTTAAGCTCCTTATTCAAGAATTACAGGTAATGAATATTCAAATGCGCATCATTACAGATGAAAATGTAGACCAATTACTCAGTATGTCTTACTCGAATAATATTAATAAATTATTAAACAAAGATGTTGAGAGAAGCACTGATAATATGGATAATTTAATAAAAGAATTTGCTAGAGAAATGGCTCAAAAACAATCAAAGCCTGTAGAATATATGTATAAGGAATCACCTGAATTACCAACGCCTCTTGAAGAAGGTGATCTTAAGACACCATCTGGAATGGTTTCTGATGTTTCATCTCAAGGATATATTCCTGGAGAACTTAATGCAGGTACACGAGTTAAAATTATTAATGGACCATATACTGGACAAACTGGAACAATAACAAGAATTCAAGGAGAAAATTGTGAAGTTAAATTGTCAAATTTTAAATATGTCATTGTTAAAAAGAGTGATATTGAAGAATTGCCTTATGAATCTAGTCCTGATTATGGTTTTTATGAGACAGGTTATACTCCTCCTTATGCGCCAGTATCACCACCTTATGCTCCCAGTTCAGACTCTGGTCAAGTATCACCTCCTTATGCGCCTGGTTCACCAAATGTTTATATTCCCACATCGCCAGCATATGTTCCTGGCTCTGACTCGCCAGTATGGAGACCAAATATGACACCTGAACAAATTTCTCCCGCTTCTACATCTGTTTTAGAAGTACCAAAAGAACCTGAAGAAAAGAAAGAAGAGAAAGTAGAAGAATCTTCATCAACTGATTCTGGAGAGAAAAAAGTAATTGAAGTTGAAAAAGATTCTAGTTCCGATGTAACTACTTCAAGTGGAATAAAAAAAATTACTATTTAATAAATATTTAATAAAATTGAAATAAAAATAATTCATAATGATAATATTATAATATAATATGGTAAATACAAACACAAGTGTTCTTATTTCTCAAATTTATCAGTCTAGAAAAATTGTTCTTGAGCTTATGGATAAGCAGGGATTTGATGTAACTGGTTATGCTAATTTTAGCGTAAGTGAAATTAATGCTATGAAACAAAATAATCAATTGGATATGCTTTTAGAGTCTAAACCTCAATCCAGTTCAACAAAATCCGCTGACGGAAATAAAATTTATATTAGGTATTATTTAGCAAAAACTATCAGACCTAATAATGTTGATGAGATGATCGAAGATTTATTTGTTCTTACCGAGACGCTCAAGAAAAATGATACTTTATATATTATTATCAAAGATCATGTTAATGAAACATTGATTAATCATCTCAAGCATATTTGGGAAAGGGATGGTATATTTATTATTATTGAGAGCATTAAATGTTTGCAATTTAATATTTTAAATCATATTCTAGTTCCTGAGCATAATGTTATGAAGGATCAAGAAGTTAAAGATACTATGAAGAAATATAATATTACAGATACTGTTCAATTCCCAGATATATCTAGATTTGATCCTGTAGCTAGAGCAATTGGTTTAAGACCAGGACAGGTTTGTCATATTATTAGACCAAGTGAGACTTCTATTACGACGGATTATTATAGAATTTGTATTTAAGTTTATATAAAAAATTAATAATGTTAATTATTTATATGGAATTTACTAACCCAAACATTAAAGGTTTTACTGTTTATAGTAAGAGCGGATGCCCTAACTGTACAATTGTTAAAAAATTAATAAAAGAAAAACATTTTTTTATTACTGAAATTAATTGTGATGAATATATATTGGAGGATAAAGAACAATTTTTAACATTTATAGAGGGACTAGCAGAGAGAAGTCATAAAACATTTCCGATGGTTTTTTATGAAAATAAATTTGTTGGTGGATTAACAGACACAATAGATTTTATTGATAAATTATTATTGTCATTTGAAGAAAATTTTTAATATGAATAAAATATATATTATGGAATTAGAAAATGAAAATATTGAATTAAATTTAAAAAATCCTGAAGAATATATTAATAAATTAGATGAATTAAATGGAGGTACAAGTCTTCTTTTAGATGAATTCAAAAAAATCTATATAATTGCAAAAATGCATCCCAATAATGAAGATATACAAGAAAGATATCAAGATATGATAACAAATATTAATCAATTACAAGCAAAACTATTTTCAGTATCAAATGATGTTCAAGTTAATATAAATGATATAAATCAGAAAATGTTGGAACTTGATGTTTTAATAAGAAGAGAGAGAGAAAAGAATAAAGAGCTCAGAAAAAAATTAGGAATGGTTGAACATAAAAATAATTCAGCTTCAGAAATGATTAGTGATTATAAAGAAATGTATGATATAAAATATTTGCGCAATTGGGCATTATTTTTAAGCACTTTTATTTGTATATTTGCTATTGGTAGTGTATATAAAAAACAAGTAGTTTAAATTTTAATTTTAATTTATTTTTAAAATTTAAATGTTTACGTGTTTAAAGCCTTTTAATAAAACTTTAAGTGATTATTGTAAACGAACGACAAACGAATCAATAAGAAAACTAACCGAGAAATATAGTTTAGAGAGAAAAAATCCAAAAATTAAAAATCCATTAGTAGATGAAGATGATAACAACAAATTTAATATTTATGGATTTATTACATTTCTCTCTATTTCAACAATAACATTCTTATTTTATAAGAGACTCAAGTAATATGTTTTCTTACTTTTATATATAAGATGAATTCTAGAGATAATCAAAAACAAAATAATAGTAATTCAATGACTATGGATTTAGAAAATTTACAACAAAAATATACTAACTTATTAACTCAATACAAATCAGCTGTTTATGAATATACAACTTTTTTGTCGGAATATTCTGGCGAACCTTGTTCAAAATATAATGCGGATAGTAAGAATATCGAACAATCATGTTATGATTATATATGGTCTAGGTCTGGATGCAAAACTACAGGAATGGTAAACTCTAATACTGATTGGGCAAAGTCTCAAACCTTGAACAGTCTTATTTATGATTCTTTTTTGTGGGCAACTATGACTGATTCACAGCATAGACAAGGTTGTTACGGTGATTCAACTGACTATAGCTCGGCAACAGAACCGGATTACAAAATTAATAAACCTAAAATGGTTTCAATTAAAGGACACGCATTTAATGGCACCGGATTAGCTGGTCAAACTGACGCATCAACTTTACAGGATTGCGAAGCAGCTTGTGCCAACTTATCAAGTTGTACAGGAGCAACTTTTGTTTCTAATAAATGTTTATTACGAGCTGGCGATTCTCCAATAGTTTCTTCAAATGAAGATTCATACGCAATTGTTCCAAAGGCTAAACAATTATTGTTAAATATGGAAGATATAAACCAACAATTAATTGCAACAAATAAAGAAATTGTAAGTAAAATTAATGTAATCAAGCCTGTATATAATAAAAATGTTAATGAAAGTGTAAATAAAAATCAAGAATTAATTGATAATTATAAAAATTTAATAGAAGAAAGAGAAAATATTTTGGAGCTACTAAGACAATATGAGACTTTAGATAGTGTTGAAAATCAAAACCAAATTAAAATAAATCAAAATTATTATTCATATATTTTATTATCAATATTAGCAATCGCAATTTTATTTTTATTATTAAAAATGTCTCTTCCGTCAAGTCTTACAATTTCACCTGCTGTTCAGTATGGCGGAGAATTAGGAACAAACACATATTATATAATATTCTCTCTAATATTACTTACTATTGGAATTCATTATTATTTTAAATATTTTCCATAATTATATATATAATGACTTCACAAATGGAAATACTAAGTAATAAGTTTAATAGTTTACTAGAACAATATAATAACACTTATGATGAATTTTTAAATACTGTTAATTCAAATGACAATTCGTTTAAAAGTGTAGTTGGTTCAGCTTTTATAGGTGCAAATAATATTGATACCATTCAAGGTAGTAGCGTAGATAATTGTATAACATCATGTACATCAAACCAAGCTTGCTCAGGAGCTACATTTGATAATTTACAGAAAACTTGTTTATTAAGTTCAGGTAATGGAAATGTAATTAAATCTCCAAATCAAACAGCAATTATCAAGCAGGCTTTATATTATAGTTATCAATTACAAAAAATTAATGATGAATTGACAAGTGTAAATACAAATATGATGACACTTACTAATTCAAGAGTTGGAGATTACCAACAAACTCAACAATTAAACGCAGAAAAGGCTGAAATTTTACAAAATAATTATAAAATATTAGAACAAGAGAGAATGCAAATAGAAGAACTAATAAGACAATATGAAACTTTAAATTCTGCATATGAAAATGGGTCTATTAATGTTAAATCTAATTATTATAATTACATCATGTATCTATTTGTAGCAATCTTTCTTGTATTTTTACTTTTTAAATACTCAATTACAAGTGAACAAGTAGGAGGTGGTTCAAAATTCTCTCCATTTATATTCGGGTTATTAGGATTTGTTATAATTGTAAATGCTATTTTGAAAAATTAATTATTAATATATTTTTAAATTCTACTAATATATTAATAGTATGATAAGTATTTCAAATATGTTTCCAAGTAAAGAATTAAAAGAAATAGTTAATAAAAATACGGTAGGTCCATCACCATCATTAAATCAAGGTAAAAAATTTAAGAAATATCAAAATAAGATTGAAAGAATTTTAGAAAAAAAAGATTCATCATTAAATGGAAAAGAAGGCTTTATAAATAACAATAGTTTAATATCAAAGACTAACAATGTAATTGATACAAATGATTATTCAAGACAGCAACAAACTATCGATACTTTAAGACAAGAATATCAAAATACTTTAAAAGAGTATGAAGATTTAACTGCAAAATTTTCAGGTGATGTTTCTGGATATGTTGACAGGGTTAGTCCAAATAATCCTTATTTAAATAAGACTATAAGGTTTACAACTGGTCAAATTTGTTATGTAACTAAACAAGGTGTAGTTAAATGGATTCCTTCAAGTGAAATTTTGAATTCTATTAATGTTCCAAAAACATATATAGATGTTAATATTCCTTGGAATGATTCATATTCTACACCTGGAACAAGTATACCTACAACTCCACCTTTAATATCTGGAACAAATGTAAAAATGGCTCAAAGTTTCGGAAATGAAGGTTCAAATGTGTTTGTGGATCAATTATTACCACCTATTTCAAATATAAAATATATGGGTTGTTTTGCTGCCAACGACAATAATGATAACATGTCATTTATTGGAAACAAACCTCCGATGCTTACAAATATTTCAATTGAAAATGGTAATTTTAATCAACCTATTATTGAAGAAAATACATATCAATATTTAACTGGATCAACTGTGCCTGGTTGGTATTTTTCAGGTGCAGCACTTTTAAATAATTCAAAAGCATGGGGTTATCCTACTCCATATCCAAATGGGAATCAATGTGTAAGTATTCAAAGAGAAAGTTATATTAATACTGTAGCAACATTAAATTCTGGCATTACATATACTTTAACATTTAAAGCGTGTGGTAGAAATTGTTGTATGAATCCAGTTGAAAGTAATCCAATTAATATTCAATTATATACTAATTTAAATGCCTTTATTTCTCAAATTGGTAATTTTACTGCTCCATTGAGTTCGTGGACATCATACACGTTTACATTTACAGTTCCATCAAGTCAAACTTATAAGATTTATTTTACTGGAACTAATCCAGGTGATGCTTCTACAGCATTACAAGGTATATCCTTAAGTGGTTCAGCATCAGAATCCGGCACATTTAGTTATGAAAGTTGTAAACAAGCTGCGATAACAAATGGATACAGATTTTTTGGCTTGCAAAATGCAAACGCATCATCTGGATTAGGATATTGTGCAGTAAGTAATAGTGAGCCATCAATATCGCAATATGGAAATGCACAAGTTCCTAGTAAAATGGTTGCATTATGGTCATCAAATACAGCTGGACAAACAGGTAATACTGCTATTCTCTCTAATACAGGTTCATTGCAAGTAGTAAACTCTAGTGGACAAGCTGTTTATGCTTCGCCTGCTGCAAATGTAAATCCAGATAATTTTTTAGGATGTTATCAAGATTGTTCTAAAGGACGTGGATTGCCTACAAAAATAGATGGTTGGAATGATTATTCATCATGTAGATCTGCTGCTGAATCTGGTGGTTGGTCTTATTTTGGTTTACAATATAATCAACCAGACGGGAAAAGTGAGTGTTGGGTTGGAAACGACAAATCACAAGCTTTATCAATGGGAACAGCTGGAAATTGTAAACAATTAGACAATGTAACAGTGGGAGGTTCTTGTTCAAACGCAATTTATTCTGTTAAACCAGAAGGCGAATATTATTTAATTTTACAAGAAGACGGTAATATGTGTATTTATAGAGGAACTAGTCCTAATAATAATCAAGGAGGAATATGGTGTACAATGACAAATGGACAACAGCAATCACCAAACCCAAATGTAGTAGCAACAAAAGGAAAATATGGTAAAAATTGGATTTCAAGTGGGTCGACATTAGCGCCTGGCGATTTTCTAGGGTCTGATGACGGTAAATTAGCACTAGTTATGCAGACTGACGGTAATCTAGTTTTATACACATATCAAATGGAAACAAATTGTCGAAAAATAGGTGATAAGATGGGTGGCGGAGAAGGAGCTAATGCGGTTTATGACATTGGAATGACTGCTATTAATTCAAATATGGGAAAATTAGCATTTATTGATTCTAATTCTGATTTATATACTTATCCAAATGAGAACCAAACTTTTAGTCAAAATTATAGAATAATTAAAGGAGTTGATACAATAGGAAATGATATACCTGGAGGAGCGTTTGCAAATGCAACAGTAGATTCATGTCGGACAGCATGTAGTAATAATCCAGAATGCGCCGGATTTGTAACAAATGGAGATGGGACTATGTGTTGGCCAAAAACAAACGCAATATTTCCATTTGGAGGTCCTAGTAGCATAAATGCTGACAGAAATATATATGTAAGAAGTAAACAACCTACATCTCCTCCAGTTGGGGTAACAACAAATACAGATAACATAGATACTATTACATATCAAAACTACTTAAATTCAGGTAAGAATGTTGGAAGTCAATATGGCTTAGCAAATGCAACCAGTGCTGAAAAACAACAATTAGAACAATTACAATCTAGAATGAATTTGATATCTAAACAATTAACAGATTTAACCAATAAATTTCAAATAGGTTCAAGTATGGCAGAACAACAATCCGAAAACAATGTATCTGGTATGTATAATTATCTAAAAGATTTAAAGAAAACCAATGTTAAAATGATTGGAGTAGCTCAAAATTCAGCGGAGGGTGTTCAAAACATCTTAAATGATAGTGACATTGTGGTTTTACAAAAAAACTATGATTATTTATTTTGGACTATTTTAGCAGCAGGAACTGTATTAGTTTCAATGAATATCATTAAAAAATAATAAAGTTGAAATAATTATCTTGTTATATTTTATATAACATGTCCGAATTACCAGATATTCAACAAAATAATGAGCAAATTCTTAATGATATTCAATCTTTGCAACAAATGGAACAAAAGATATTTAATAGTTTAGAAACAACTCCTAATCTCTCCACAGAAGAACAACAAAAAATGATAGAAAAAATGAACCAACTTTCAAATATGCGTATTAATTTATATCAAACATTAAGCGGAGTAAATAATTTTTACGAAAATGCAGTCAATACTTCTGTTGGAACGCTTAAAGAACAAGCTGTAGCTATTGAAATCGTTGAAAAAGAATTAAATAAAGCTAAAAAACGTCTTGAAATTTTAGAGCAAGAGAGAAACAATAAAATTCGTTTAGTAGAAATTAATACATATTTTGGAGATAAATATGCTGAGCATTCTCAGTTGATGAAAGTCATTATTTTCACATTGATTCCTGTTATTATATTGGCTTTCATAAATAACAAGGGATTTTTGCCTAATACTATTTATTACATTTTACTCGTAATTATATCTTTAATTGGTGCATATTTCTTCTGGAGACGTTTTACTTCTATTATTATGCGGGATAATATGAATTATCAAGAATACGCATGGTCTTTTAATCCAGATAGCGTTTCAACAGGTTCATCTACAACAACTGATCCATGGCAAAGTGACAATAACTATGGAACATGTGTTGGCGATTCATGTTGTTCAGATGGTTTAGTATACGATTCTAACTTAAATCAATGTGTTCCTGATACCAAAGAAAGTTTTGTCAATAGTGTACTAACTAAATTACAACCAGATAATTATAAAGTTTCTTATGATTTAAGAGAACCTAACCCATTTAATGAATAAATTAGTTTTTATTAATAATTCAATAAAAAATTAATAGTTATATAATATAGTACTATGACTAATAAATTCGATTTAAATAAATTTAATTCATTCTTAGATGCAGCTGCTGAAACTATAGCATGTGGACCTCAATGTCAACAACAAAAAAAGACAGACGAACTTAAGAATAAATTTTTGACGGCAGAGTCTAATTTAGCTTTAGCAGAACCTCAATATCAAATAGCAAAACAAAATTATTATATGTTTACAGCTGGACAATCTGGCTATGATGATATGATGGAAGCCGAATATGGAGAGAAAGCAGAAATTATTGCAACTAAATTTAAAGAATCTTACGATGAAGAGATTGCAAAAATTAAAACTCAATTGGATACTTATAAAGGTTTATTGGTAAATTTTAGAAATGTGGTAGATTTACATAAACAATATAAAAAAGAAAATATACAATTGTTCAAACAGTTAAAAGATGATATAAATGATGTTCTTACAAACGAGAGAAAAACATATTATGAAGACCAACAAATCGATTCATTAAATAGTTATTATCGTTATATTTTATGGGTAATTTATATTATTGTTGTTATTTGTTTTGCAATTTTCTCTCTAATTTATCCTTCTCAAATAAGCTTTATAGTAAGAATATTATTGTTAGGCGTATTTATAATACTTCCATTTATATCAACATGGATATTAGGAAAAATAATAGAAATTGTTTATTGGATTTTTGGATTCTTACCAAAAAATGTATATAAATAAAAAATAAAAAATAAAAATATTTGATTCAATCAGATTAAATATTTTTTAAATTTATTATAAATTTGCAATTATATCATCGTCGTCATCTTCTTCTCGAATAAATTCAAGACCAATCCATCCTTTAATTGAATGTGGAGAACCAAACTTTTTATTCATATATTCATATAATTCTTCACCCTTTGGCATTTTTCTAGTTCCTTGTTCTTGCTTGAACCAATCACTAAATTCTTGCAATAATGACTTCTTCTTGATAGATTGCTTTGGATCATTTGTCTTTCTAATTTTATCATATACGAATGCTGCAATATGGTCTTGTCCATTTCTATATTGTTTAGATGCTTCATTTACAGTATCACAATCTGCAACAATTCCATCAGTTTCAAATGCACGTCTAACTAACATAGAAGCAAATACTGGAGCGAATAAATGTAATTTTTCATTTAAAGATTTATCCTTCTTAAAAACGTGTTCAGTTTTATCTTCATAATGCTCTCCATCATCTACAAATTTAGATAGAAATGGTATTTTTCTAATTCTTCTCCATGTTCCATCGTCATTACTGTCAATATCAAATAAATTATTTGTACCAACTGCTAAATTGAATTGTGGAATAAATATTTCTGATTCAGAATATAGACCTCTTGCTTGAATAGGGTCACCACCAGTTAATTCCTTCATAATACCTTCATTTAGCTTGGCATTTTTAGAGGGTTCTTGCATAACAGCGTATCTAACACCCTTAAGCTTTAACACTTCATCAGATGTTCCACCAATTTTACCTCTTACATCAGTAACAAGTGTAATTGGAACAGTTCCCTTATAATCACCCAAAGCAGCTGACATTAAATCAACCAAAAGGGATTTACCATTTGAACCACTACCATGATAAACATGAAAAGTTTGATTTTTATTAGTTCCAATTAAACAGGACGCAAGATGGTCCCACATATATCTATTCAAATCAGGAATAGGAAATAATGTAGACATAAATTTAGTAAGTTCTTCTGCTGTTTTAACCCAAGCAGAACTGCTTTCATCGCATGGAAAATAGTCAATTCTAGTTGTCTTTGTAATATAATCTTCTGGATAACCTTCTCTAAAAACTTTAGCAGCAAAATCAACCACACCATTGTTAAAACATAATAAATATTTATTTGTATCCATATTTTTAACGAAAGTTTCATCGAAGAAGATTTCAGCAGCTTCTCGCATAATATGGTCTTTAAATGTGGTTTTTTTTAAATTAATTTTAATTCCGTGAATTAAGGTACATCTTTTCTTCAAGAATTCTCTACGTGCGTCTTCTTCAGCATATTCAATCATTTCTAATTCATAATCCTGTGCCTTTTTACCAAATAAATTATACATATCTTTAGAAATTTTTTCTCTTAAACTAATGCCTCTATCTTGACTCCATCTGTGTCCTTTAAATTTATACCAAATTCCACGTTTGTCATAACTAACGCAAACATAAGTATCCTTATACATATGTCTCAAAATAACAGCATAATCATATTCGGCATTAGTTTCCATTGCTTGTTCAACATAGTAATCAATCGTATTATTTTTAATTCTTTCATATTCAGTAGAATTTTCTTTTAAAACCCAATACATAATTGAACGCTTAGTAATTGTTTTACCTTCAGTATTAGATTTATGAAATTTTTTCCATTGATTGTATAAATCAGGAATTGTATTATAGTCAAAATCGCTTGCTTTACTTCTTAGCTTAATCCAGGACAAGAATAATCTGTCGTCAGTATGTTTCAATGCAAAAGCAACTAGTCTATTTTTAATATGAGAACCAGGCTCATAATAAGATGCTGGAAGCGCTTGAGTAAACTCGTGTGTTTCTTTAATTTCATATTCATCTGGTCGTAATTTTTTAAGCATAATTTCAATAGCTTTATTCAGAACAGTTTCGTCTTTGATATCGTTGAGCGAAATATAGTCTTCGTCTTCATTATTATCATCTTCATCGACAATTAAATTCATTTTAGTTTTACTGGATGGTTTCTTGATCTTAACATTTTTAGTTTCACAACGCTTATTATATGCGTCGATAATTTTTGGATTCATTTCAAATCTTGGATGAGCGTTATATTGCACAGATAATCTGGCAAAATCTTTCTTCAAATTGAAATCTGTAACCTTACGTTCATCCATCATAAAATTTCCATCTGCAGCATCATATGTAATGATATAATGATGAGTAAATTCATATGCTTCATTGCCAGGTTTACGAGAGCCGAATAGCTGCCAATTAGTATGACCTTTGCTAATTCCTTCGTCTAATACAGACTCCCAATTATTGATTAACGGGAGATCACAATATTCAGGCAAAGTTGTAATCATTTTCTCACGAATCATGGTCTGAATCACGTGGTCAACTTGAATGCCGATTATCATATGAATACCATCTTTTGTTAAAGATCCATCGGCTAACCTATTTACGTTAGGTTTTTCGAAGATATATACAGAAAATGGCTTAGCTTCTTCAAAAACAAAATATTCCTTAAGTTCATCCAAATAGACACAAATCATATCTCTAACATGATCTCTTGAATGCTGTCTTTCAATAACACTGTGATCATATCTGAAGTCAAAATCTACAGCCATTGGTCCTCCAGTTTCCAACTGTTTTTCAGTCAAATATTCCTTGTATTTTTTTTCAAAAATATGATTATAATATAAACCATAAAATGTATCTAGCTCTTCTCTAGGGATAATATAAGAACCTGGATAAATATTCAACTCCTTATCAGGTATTCTTGTATGCGTACTATTTACAGTTCCTGTATTGATGGTAATATTCTTAGCACTATGCTTTGCCAAAAATTCATTTAAATCTTTAAATTGAGACGATGATGTCATTGTATAGTTCATTGTTGATATAATATAATAAGATTTTTCTATTTCATTTTTTTTAAAATTCATTTTTTTAATTAATCATATTTTAACTTAAAGAAAAAATATGAATTTTATATTTAAAAAATAGATATAAAACTAATTTAACAACTCTATCATATGACAACTTTTATATCAAAAGAAACAATTAATAGACTATTAAAAGACGTAAAACATATTATTAAAAATCCACTTATTGACCAAGGCATATATTATACACATGATGATTCTGATATATTAAAAGGATATGCAATGATTGTTGGACCATCTGATACACCATATTTCGGTGGATTTTATTTTTTTGAAATTACTTATCCATATGATTATCCTCATAGTCCACCAAAAGTTAAGTATTGCACTAATGGTAATGGTATTCGTTTTAATCCTAATTTATATACATGCGGAAAAGTATGTATTTCCCTCCTCAATACTTGGAGGGGTGATCAATGGACATCTTGTCAAACAATTTCTACTGTTTTATTGACATTATGTACTTTATTATGCAAAGACCCGCTCTTGAATGAACCTGGTGTAAATAAATGTCACAATGACATGAATAATTATACAGAAATCATTGAGTATTCAAATCTTAATATAGCTGTTTGTGATATAGTAAGAAAGAAAACAGGTGTGTATCAACCATTCTTTGACTATTTTTATCCATTTGTTAAAGAAAACTTTAACAAAAACTATGATAAATTACTTGAATTTGCACAAAAAAAATTTGCAGATCCAGAAGTCAATAATAAATATTTCAGAACTGGATTTTATAACATGAATGTATTAATCAATTATGAAAGTATTTTAAATACATTAAATGAATCTAAAGAAATGGCTGCAGTTTTATCCCCTTAAGGGATTTTATAAATAATAAAAAATTGAAATAATTATATAAATATAAATTGTAATTATAGTATATAAAATGCATTTCTGCTCTAACTGTTCTAATATGTATTATATCCGTATTAATGCGGATGACCCCAATAAGCTCGTATATTATTGTCGAAAATGTGGCAATGAAGATACATCCTTAGCCGCTGAAAATGTTTGTGTATCCAAAACACAAATTAAAAAAACGGAACAATCATTCAATCATATCATCAATAAATATACAAAATATGATCCTACGTTACCTCGTATAAATAATATATTATGTCCAAATGCGGATTGTCCTACTAATAAAGATGGAAAAGAAAGAGAAATTATTTATATTAGATATGATGATTTAAATATGAAATATGTTTATCTATGTTCTGATTGCGATACTATTTGGCAAATTAAAGAGACCGCTTAAATATAACTTATTATTTAAAAAATTTTATTATTTTTTATTTAAAAGAAAATTGAAATAATTATATTAAAAGTATCTTTAGTTAATATAGTAACAATGAGCGATACTGAAAGTGATTATTATTCTGATGCTACCGAAAGCGATGAGGAGTCAGTTAAGGTGATTCCTAAAAAAAATCCGATTGTTAATGCTGTAAAAAAATTTGGCAATTATATTGAAGACGAATCTGAAGTTGATGATTCCGAGCCTGATGATGCAGATCAGGATGATGATGAACAAGAAGAAGAAGACGAACAAATTGGAGGTGTTGAAGACAATCAAGATGAAGATGACGATATTAAAGCAGATGAACCAGAAGAAGATGATGCTGAACCAGAAGAAGATGATGCTGAACCTGAAGAAGCAGATGACGACGATGATATAGAAATTAATGAAGAAGGACTTGTTATTGAAAAAAAACAAATAAGACCTAAAAAAACTACCCAACTAATTATTGCGGACGATGACGATGATGACGACGATGAATATGAAGAAAATTATTTACAAAAATTTGACTATGAACTTAATAAAAATTATGTATCCGAATTTCATCCTGAATGTTTAAATCATAATAGCGATGAAGTTGCAAAATTAGCTAGAGTTATTCGCGACGAAAATAATATCATCATTGACCCATTACATAAAACATTGCCATATTTAACAAAATATGAGAAGGCAAGAGTGCTTGGACAAAGAGCAAAACAAATTGAAACTGGAGCTAAACCACTTGTTAAAGTTTCTGAAAATATTATTGATGGTTATATTATTGCAGAATTAGAGCTTAGAGAGAAAAAAATCCCTTTTATTATTAAACGTCCAATTCCAGGAGGTGCGTTTGAATATTGGCATTTAAGAGATTTAGAAAATATCAACTTTTAAATTTAAAATAATTAAATAAAATAAAATAAAACGTATAATATTTTGAGGTAAAAAGTTTTTATTTTTTATCTTTAATTTTATGGCGAAATATAAGACCAATATCAAATAGTTAGATATCATTTAAATTATTTAAAACTTGTTGTTTTGACAAAATATATTTAAAAATTGAAATAGATAATATTATATTAAAGGTATTCATATATATAATATTTAAACCAAAAGATGACTCATACAATTTCTCCTTCATCTGCTAGAAGAACTCCTGAATTAGTGTCTCCTTATATCCAAATTCCGGATAATATTGATTCATTTGACTTTGATAGTTATATTATTGATGAATGTTTTGTTTTAAAAAACATCGCCGGTCATATCTTTAAACAAGCTATATCCAACATCGATTTTGAATTAGATGAAGTTTGCTTGACAAAATTTATTGGTTTTGTTTGCGAGAACTACAATAGAAATCATTTTCATAACTTTCAACATGCAGTAAATGTTCTTCAAATGACATATGTACTTCTGAAAGAAAGTGGAATTATGTATAAATTGAACCCTCATATTGTTATTTCAACATTAATTGCTGCTTTAGCTCATGATGTTGATCATCCAGGAAATACAAATTCTTATGAAATTAACTCAATGAGTAAACGTGCTAGATTATATAATGATATTAGTGTTTTGGAAAATCATCACTGCACATTAACATTTGAGTTAATGGATCATACTGGTTTATTAAAATCTTTTAAAGATATTCATTTTAAAGAAATTAGAAAAAATATTATTACATGTATTCTTGGAACCGATATGTCAAAACATAATGAATATCTTGCTAAATTTGAACAAATTAATTTTACAAAAGAAAAATTTACAATTGAGGAACAAATATTTATTGCAAGTAGTTTTGTTCATTTTGCTGATCTATCAAATCCTATTAAAAACTTTGATATTTGTTTTGAGTGGTCCAGAAGAATTTCACTTGAATTTTATGAACAAACTTTGAAAGAAGAATTAGAAGGATTACCCAGTCTATCATTCATGAAAGTTCATGATTCCATTTCTATGTGTATAAATGAAATTAATTTTATCACTAACATTTCAATTCCAACATGGAATTTATTTGTTAAAAAATTTAAGAATATGGAATTTATCATAAAAAATATTAATGATACACTTTCCAGATGGAAAGAGATAGAAAAGAAATATGTAAAAGATAATGATATTAACTCATTAACATATTAAATTATTATATAAATATTTATATAAATATTTATATAAAAATTTAATTTCTTTTTTTTGTATATCTTCTAGTTATTTTTCTACGAAGTTTTTTAGAACCACCTGTAGTTTTCTTTTTGTCTACAGGTAAATATTGAAGTAAATTATCAATTTTTCTTTTTAATTCTGTATCTTCTGGCTGTGGAGGATTTTCTAAATAATCAATTACTTCATCTATTGTCCCTTCTAAAGCAGCAGGAGTTAATGATGTTATAGACCCAACTTTATGATTATGATTAGGAATTATATGCATGTCTTTAATTTGTTTAATAAGTATACCATATGGGTTTTTTGGTGGAAAATCATCTAATGAACTTCCTTCTTCATTGTCTATATATAGTTTAATTGATTTTACCATTCCCAACAATTTTTGATAGTCTCCTCTTAGTGAACAAATTTTAGACTTAGGAAACCCTCTATCTGCCCCGGCCGTTATATTAACGACTTTTTGTTTTTTCCCTGCATTGTCTAGCTCAGAATAACCTGGTTTAGAATTAAAATCTATCAACATTGGTAAATTATCTCTATCAGAAAAACAATCTATACCTTTACTGTCATCAGAAAACATCGTTTGATCATATGTAAACCCAAATTTTTCATACATACATAATCCACCAGGATTTGCATATGCACTAGCTAATTCAAGAACTGCTATTTGTTGAACTGGTATTAGAGGTTCACTTGACCCAAAAGTGCAATTTTCAAAAATTTTACCATCACTTTGTTTTTTGCTCGTTACTTTTAAATATCCTTTTCCTTTTGGAAAATTTATTTTTTTTATTGGATTTAAATTGTTCGGATGAGATAATATTGTATATAAAAAAGCCCCCATAAGAATAGAACCTGTTCCCGAAATAGCTTTTTCAGTATTTGTACAAATTAAGTTAATAGAATATGATGTTGGATATTTTTTACACTCTCCTAATTCAACAATTACAAATGCTACAACACCTTCTAGTCTTCTCTCTATAGGTAATGAAACGTCTTCAATAATTCTTGTTGATGCTACTAAAATGTCAAAATTTACTTCATTTTTTGTTAAATCGATTGCTCTTTCAACGGCTGATTTAGCATAATATGGTTTTATATCAGAACACACACGTTTGCTTAAAAATGTTATAAATTGTTTCATATTTTTTATTGAGCTAGCCTGATAACCTAAAGTTTTTTCAATATTTCTAGAACCAATTATATCTGGTCTATAAGTTGTATTGTTTAATATATCATCTTTATTGTATAAATTATATGTTGATAATGGAAAATTAGCTAATTTATCAACTGAAATTTTATTAATTACATCTCGTTGAAATTCTTTAATAATGTCTTTTCTAAAAAAATAACTTGAATAAACACATGGAACCTCTTGGTTTTTTATATTACTTTTATTCATAAATTTTTCTAGAATTGATGCCTTTTCCATAGGCATTTCTCTCGAGAGAATTTGTAAAATATCTGTTTTTGATAATGGTATAACTTCTTCTAATTCTTCAATTGCAACTTTGAAAGGAACAGCAGTTGGCATTTTTTGTATTTCTTGTATAGGTTCAGACGATGGTTTTACTCTTTTTTGATTACGCATAAATAATGATGAAGGTTCTACAGCTAATGGTCTTTTTACATTTCTTAAATTTAATTCACTAAATTCAGGTGGTAATCCTGCTAATCTTCTAGACATATATATATATATATATATATATATGTATAGAAATAATATTAAACAATTATTTTTTTACCATTAATAATTTTAACACATCCGGAATATTGTGTTTTTTCAATATTTTTTACTTCAGTAAAAATTACTTCAATATCATTTGCACATTTTAATTTATTTGTATATTTTTTACATAATATAGCTCCTGCTTTAATAATATATCGTTTATCATTTTTTGATATATCACTTGGTATATTGGCGACAACATGACATGATGATACTTCATTTGCGTGAAACCATAAGTCATCTGGTTTGCCCTTATCAATTACATCAAAATTTTCATTTTTATGTTGACCAATATAGAAGGTAATATCTCTATTCAGACCTTGAAGAAATAAGATTTCGGTCTTCATTTAATTATTCTCTTAAATAAATTCTATAATTTGCATTCAATTTTAAAAAAATTGAATTTAAAATAATATATTAAATAAATCTTACAAATAACTACAATGTCTGATTCAAATTTAATTGAAAAGCTTTCAGAAACAATAACAAATACCTTAAAAAAAACAGAAGTATTTGAAAAAATAGGTAAAATAGAATTTTATATTGGTTCATTTGTCATCCTTTCATCTATTATTGGGTTAACAAATATTTATATGAATTATCATACTACAAATAAAATTAAACAATTAGAAGAAAAACTCGAAGGAAGTGAAAATGTATTGAAATATAATATTGAAATAAATAGAAAACAACTTGCAATATGTTATAATAAAATTATTGAACAACTTAAAAATGAAACATCTGCTTCGATTGATACTCAACAAAAAATTACAGAAAAATTAATGGAAATTAAAGTTTTAATGCAAAATTCTAAAAAAGATGTTATATCTGCAAGTACATCAGTAACATCTTTCTCTCCAATTAAATCAGTAAATTCTATGGATGATTGGAAACATAATATTATTGAACAAGAAGAATTTAAAAAATGTGAAGATGATGAGTTGATTAATGAATGTTACGATTCAATACCTCTCAATAATTTAAAAAAAAATACGGGTTTAAGTTGGTTATTTAAATAATATAAAGAATAAATGTATATATTAGTATTATGTTTTGGATTCAAGATATATACAAGTATTTAAAATCTTTTTTTGATTTTTTATCTTTTAGATCTAAACCAGACTATGAAGATATTGAACAAAATTATGATGAATACGAATTTATAATATTAAATGAAAAGATGACAAGATAACTATGTGAGTTTATATTAATATAAAAAATTTGTTATATTAATATTAAATGAAGATTGCATTATGTTTTATAATTAGTTATGAACATATTTTAAATAAAGAAGATATATGGAAAAAATGGATTGAACCAAATAAGGATATAATTAATGTCTATTTCTTTTATAAAGATTTTAAAAAAATCAAATCACAATGGATTAAAGAACATTCAATACCTCCAAATTATATAAGAGAAACCAGTTATTATCATGTTATACCCGCATATTTATCTATATTAAGTTTTGCATGTAAACATGATGAACAAAATAAATGGTTTTGTATGCTAACTGACTCTTGTTGTCCAATTATCTCTCCAACACGATTCAGATATTTATTTTATCAGAATTATAATCAGAGCATATTCTCTTGGAAACAAGCTTGGTGGAATCCTGATTTTCATAAGAGAGCTAATTTGGCTAAATTACCTAAGGAATTACGATTAGCAAACGACCCTTGGTTTGTCCTTACCAAAGAAAATGTTAAACATATATTTCATTTCGTTTCAACTCAACAAACTATAACAAAAACAATTTGTGATGGTGGTTTAGCTAACGAATCATTATTTGCCATTATATTTAAATTTTATGGCGAGCTAGATGTTAATTCTCGTATTAATTGCTCTGTCTCACACTTAACAGACTGGGCGAGAAGAAGCAGTGCAACAAGTCCACATGTTTTCAAAGATGCTGACGAAAAAGATATTCATTTTATAGATAAAGAATTAAAAAATAATTTTTATGCAATGTTTATAAGAAAAGTTGCGCCGGAATTTCCCGATGAAATACTAAATCATTATATTTATGAAGAAAATAGGTGTGCTGATGAAAAATTAACTCTTATAGAACCAACAGAAATGTTTTTTAGTAGACAAAAGTTTATGATTAAAAAAAATATTTATTACGTAGTATGTATTACTTTTGTTTTTATTTTATATATAATGTTATTCTAAAATAATATAAATATTTTTGTTATATTATATTAATGAGCACAGAAGAATTGCTTTTGGAAATTCAAATGTTGAGAGAAGAAAACGAAAAGCTTAAAAAGCAATTAGAAAATTACAATAATTCAAGAAAAAATTATTATGAAAAAAATAAAGATTATGTTAAAGAAAAAGCAAAGGAAGGACTTAAAAAATTAGCAGAACAAAATCCGGAAAAATTAAAAGAATATAGAAGAAATGCCTATTTAAAACAAAAAGAAAAAAAGAAACAAAAACAAAATGAAGACATTTCGGAATTTAAATAATTAGAAATAACTATTTAAATATAATCTTTAGTAATAATATATAATGGCTAGACTCAAATATGACTACGATATGTTGAAAAGCATTTGTGTTGAAGGTGGTGTAACATTATTAGAAGACTATAGTGATAAATACATTACTCGTGATACTAGAATAATTGCGAAATGTATTATGTGTGAAAATAGTTTTAACAAAAGCTTAAATAAATTGCATAAACAACGAAATTTTGGTTGTGAGATTTGTGCTAAAAAAATGAAGTTTGATAGGATTAAAAATACTATGGTAGAAAAATATGGCTTTGAATATGCGGCACAATCTGAAATATTTAAAGATAAAATGAAGAGTTCGAATTTACTGAAATATGGCGTAGAATATGCTAACCAAAATGAAGATATAAAAGACAAAATAAAAAACACAAATCTTGAAAAATATGGTTGTGAATATTTTTTACAAACTGAACAAGCAAAAGAAAAGAAAAAACAAACTTACCTCAAAAATTATGGTGTAGAAAATCCCTTACAATGTGAAGAAATTAAACAAAAATATAGAAAAACGTGTTTAGAGAAATATGGTGTTGAACATGCTATGCAATCTCCTGAAATAATGGAAAATAATATTAAAAAATCTTATTACTTGAAACAATATGTACTTCCATCTGGAAATATTATTAAAATTCAAGGTTATGAAAATTATGCATTAGACGAACTAATCAAACAAAATATTGATGAAAAAGACCTTATTACTGGCTCAAAAAATGTTCCTGAAATATGGTATATAGATAATACTGACAAAAAACGAAGACATTTTGTAGATATTTTTATTCCATCACAAAATAAATGTATTGAAGTTAAATCAACATGGACATTTAAAAAACAAAAAGATATTGTTTTATTAAAACAACTACATGCTAAATATATTGGATATTTATACGAAATTTGGATTTATGATAATAAAGGAAATAAAGTAGAACTTTATAATTAACATTTCCAACGATTCCCACAGCAAATACATTGGCAAAACGTAGTCATGGGTTCATCTGCTGACCTTGTTTGCATTTGGTAATATGTACATTGGTTATTTTTACATTTACGACAAGTAAAAGTATCGGTTGCAGCTGCTACATTAGTTTCAAATTTATTCTTATCACGTTTCGATTTAGCTTCAATAAGTTCAGCCCATTTATCATGATCTAATTCTTGATGTGTCATAAATGCCAATTTATGAGATTGAACTTCGCCGTTAACAATTGTCTCAATCCATTTATCATTTAAATTATTTAAAATACTTCTTAAATGATTTAGATATATTTGAACGAAGAATTTATTATCCCATTTTTTAACAATTTTGCGGTTATCTGCTTCCTTCAACGTATAATTAAAAATGCCTTTTTCCAAATTCAAACTGGCTTTTTCATCATTTAATTTTTTAAATATTTGCTTTCTAACATTAACTCTAAAAGTATCTGGGTTTTCAATTGTTCGAAGCGACATTTTTATTGATTTATATATCCATTTTATATTTAAATCAATATCAATTTTATTTTAAATAATAAAATTAAAATGATATATTTTATTTACCAACATTATCATCATCATAATCATATGATTCTTCTGATAATTCTGAACCAACATCTTCTATTTCCAATTCATCTTCATCTTCAACTTCTTCAGATTCATCATCGTCTTCATCTTCATCTCCATTATAATCTTCTGATTCGGAAACGGAATTTTCTTCAGTGTCACTACTATCTACAACAAACCCATCTTTTAAATAACCCTGTTTAGTTTTCTTTTCTTTTGGAATATTTGCCAATTCATCTTCCTCTTCTTCATCTTCTTTTGCAGTAGTAGCTAAATCTTCAAATCCACCAAATAATTTTTCATAAATTTTATTCCATAATGTTAAACTTAAGTTTGTATAGACCTTACTACCATCATCTTTTCTAATTTGTCCAACAATCGCACAGCTTCCATAAAATAACTTAGTATCAATTGGAGGTGGAAAATCATATTTATTTTCTGAATTAGCTCTACCTTCAGTCTTTGCGTATACATGTATAAAATACTTTTTTCCATCATATTTTACAGACCATTCAGTTTGTTTATTAAAATCTTCAGCCTTCTTAAAGCCACATTTTTTATATAGGTCTTCCAACTTAAAATCTTTAATTGAAAGCATTTTTAATGAACCTAATCTCTCTACAATTATAATATCTAAGGGTTGCGACATTACTTATTATATTATCCAAAATAGGTTTAAATAGTTTCTATAATATAAAATAAATGAAAATATTTATCAATAATTTTAATTTGGAAATATTAAATGATATCTCAGATATATTTAAAGAACATTTGATAAATACTGAAACATATATTAAATTATATACAAATGAAGGCATTTATCGTATAGAAGATAAAAAAATATATTTATTGGATACATGCGATAAGGATATTAAAATGATTGATAATTATCATAAGAATTTTCAGGTAATAGTTGATCCATCTTTTTACTATAAGCATTTAGTTTCTGCTGTTCACGGTGAAAATCATTTATCATTTCAAATTGTTAAAAAAACATATAAATTAAACCCTTCTTCTGAAGTTGAACTGGCGATCAAATATATTTCAGACAACGGAATATTTGTTCCAAACGATATATATTTTGAATTTAATAAAGATGTTGATATTAATGATTTATTTATTAAGAAAGAAATAATTGAGTTTTTATCGGTGTTAAACTAATATAATAATATATTATGTTATTCTGGATAGTTCAAATTACAATAATATCAATCGTTTTAATTTTTCTTGTGCATCATTTGATTAATTTTTTCAAATTTACGCTTACTGTTCCCAAAATAAAAGATTTAGTAAATACTCCAACACAAAAATACGAAAATATGTACAATATAATTAATCAAAATAAATTAGAAACTAATTCTGACTCAAGTAATGATTATACATTAATAGATTTATTGCCAAAAAAAGATGAACCTAATATGAAAAGTGAACTGAAGAATTTTCTTAAATCGCAACTTCATAGTTCACAAGGAACAGATATTATGGCTTTAGAATCATCAAACAATTCTTATTCCAATTATTAAATGATATAAAGATTATCCACTTATATATATAAATGTTAACTCAAGAAGAAAAGGAAGATATTTTACAAGAATTTCCGAATATAAAACTTTCTTATGAAACGATAACCCATAAGAAGGTTTATAAGTATAATTTATTATTAGCTATTCCTGAAGGGAAAAAATGTTTTGCTTGGTTTACTTCGTATAAAGACAAAATGTCATGTTTTATTATTGAACTTGATACTAAAAATAGAAAACAAATAAGAAATATTAAATTTGTTAATAGTTGTTTTTCTACTTCTTTATGTTATGGAACTATATTTTATGGTACATTATTTTATCATTTGAATTCCCCATTTTTTTCCATTGAGGATATTTTTATGTACAAAGGCAGAAATATTTCAAATTTAGATATAAACGAAAAAATAAATAAAATTTGCAATATTCTTAAAAACGATATTAAACAAATAGCATACAATAATTATTTTCTTGTTTTTGGATTGCCATTAATCGCAAAATCAAATAATGATCTCGAGATATCTCTTAAAAATATTAAATATAAGCTAGCTGCAATGAAATATTATGTTTCAAACAAATCTAATGCATGTTATATTTTACCTTTTGAAGAATACACAAATGATTTTCAAGAGAAAAAGGTTTTAGAAGATAAAAAGACAGAGAGAAAATATGAAAAACAAACATACGGAAAAATCTTCGTTTGTAAACCAGATATCCAAAATGATATTTATCACTTATATACATCAGAAAATGAATATGTTGGGTTAGCAGCAATACCTGACTATAAAACGAGTATAATGATGAATAAATTATTTAGAATTATAAAAGAAAATGATGATTTAGATGCGTTAGAATATAGCGACGATGAGGACGAATTTGAAAATGCAAATGTGGATAAATTTGTATATCTAGATAAATCATATAAAATAGTTTGTAATTTTAATAATAAATTTAAGAAATGGGTTCCAATTAAAATAACAGAATAATATATAGTATGTCAGGTTCAGGAGCATCTAATTTAGGTTATGGAAATATAAATCCTTATAATATGAGTTCATATGTAAATGGAACTAGTTCTAATTATTCTGGATCATTTAGCAGCAATGAAATACCAGGATTGCCCGGTTTAGCAGGGTCAAAATCAAATGTTGATGCTGCGGCAGGAATAGTACCTGGAATTTGTATGAAAGGTGGGGCTAAAAAACTTAAAAGAAAAATAAAAAATATCACTAAACATTATAAGAGAATGAAAGCAGGAAGTAGAAAAATCAAGAGTATTAAGAGAAGACTCAGAAGTAGAGCTGCATCAAGAAGATTTGGTAGAGCATTAATGGGTGGTAAAAGAACTCGTAGAAGACATCGTAGACAACGCGGAGGTTATGCTCAGTATCAAAATAATTGGCCATCAACTGGTGTTTACTCAACTGGTAATGTTGCTTTATCAGCTAGCGAATCAGCCCTTGCTAATCCTCCACCAATTACTAAGCTTAGCAACTGCGTAAATTGCATAGATAATTTTGACAAATATTCTATGACTGGTTTTCCAAGCAAAGGTCATTAAATAATATAAAATTATTAATTTAATTTATATTATTTTAAATTACTTAAATTTTAGAAAGCATATTTCATCATCAATTTTACTAGCTTTTTTTGATGCTGGTTCCGGTTCTTCATTTTCATCTTCCGATTCAGAATCATTAGCAATACTTTTTTCCGATGAACTGTTGCTCTTGATTGATATAGCTTTCTTTTTTCTTGGTTTACATTCTCTCGAACCTTTTGAAGTAGGAACATAAATTAAAGTCCATTTAGACAAATCTGTTGTGTAATCTGTACTAACAGTATAAATAATTTTATAATTCTCTTTTTTATAAAATGTTTTACGCTTTCTCCATTGGTTTTTAAATAAATCATGACTATCTACTATATCTACCACAATTGGGCTACTATGTTTCTCTCTAAGAATACGACCTACACTCTGTTCTATATCTGTTTTTGGAGTCGCCATAATCAGTGTCGTCAGCGTTTTTATGTCAAGTGCTTCCGCAGCCATAGCATAAGTAGCTATCACAACCTTTTTTGATTCTGTTTCTTTGAGAGCAGATTCTTTCATACCACCAACATAATAACCAACTGTAGCCATATTTCTATGAGCGATAGCATCATGCAAATATTTCAGTAAATTTTTGTTATGTGCCAGAATCATAACTTGTTGATTTGGGTTTTCTTTCAACATATCCGAGAGAACTTTTAAAATAAATTCGCTGCGACGATTATATTCACATAATTTGCTAATCATGCTACTATATGCGGGTTTTCCTCTAAAATCTAATTTTACTTCATTAAAATCATCATCATCTACATAATATTCAATAGCACGAACTGTAACAGCTCTTTCTTCATCTCTCTTTCCCTTAAAAATAATATCACCTAAAAACATTTTAAAAACTGAAGTGGTGCCGTCTTTACGATTCATTGTTGCAGATAATCCTAACATATATTTTGTCACCAATTTAAAGAGTGAATTGGAAAATACTTCACTAGAAATATGATGCACTTCATCGATAATAGTTAGACCAAAACTTTCAAATACAGATGCTGGATATTCTTTCATTGATAAACTCTGTAACATTCCTATAACAATATCCTTATCATCAATATCAATAATCGGACCTTGTATTTTTCCAACTCTAGCGGCAGGTAAAAATTGTTGAATTCTCTCTATCCATTGATTCATTAAGAATTCTTTATGAACGATAATGAAAGTCTTTTTCTTAAGTCGAGAGATAATATTTAATGAAAGCACCGTTTTGCCATATGCACATGGAAGTTCAAGTAAACCTCCACCAAAACCAACTTTGGCAACATGATTTAAATATGTATTAACAACTATTTCTTGATTCTCTCTAAGTTTTCCATTAAAGTCTAAATTAACATCGATACCTTCAGTTATCTTATATTGTTTAGGAGGACCAAATTTTTCTATACCGTAATAATGCGGAACATAAAATTTACCAGGTGATTCTCTGTAAGCTGGAAACGATTTTGAATCATTTAATGGTGCACCCATTGTAAAAGGCACAATAGTTAAATCATTTCTTATTTGCACTTGTTGTCCAATACTTAATTCATTTTTAGGTATTGTATATCCTTTTTGTCCAAGATAGGTATTCATACTTATATTATTTAGAATATTGCTTTTATGTTGTTTTCTCTCTTTTAAAAAGGTAAAAAATAAAATCTATAAATATGATATATGGATAGCTTTACAGAACTTTTAAAAAAAGAGCATATGGGTGAATTTATTTTAGTCGTTTTGATGATAATTTATTTGGTTATGGGATTTAAAACTCCAGATTTAATCGCAAATATGGTTGACAATATTGTTGGTAAGGTCGTTGTAATATTAGTTGTTATCTATTTATTTTTGCACGCAAATCCTATTTTAGCAGTAGTTGCTGCTCTCGTTGCTTTTGATTTAATGCGTAGATCTAATGATGCAACAGGTTTAGGACCTCTTTCTGCTTATGCACCATCTGAAAAGAAGAAAATGTCTCAATTTACAGCTTTTAATCAATTCCCTTATACTTTAGAACAAGAAGTAGTTGCAAAGATGGCACCAATTGTTCATTCAGGAACATCTATTACTCCTCCTTCTTATAAACCATTGCTTGACAATTTACATGATGCAACATCTTTACACCCTTGAAGATTTAGAATGGCGCGCTTAATATAATTTTTATCTATTTATTATTTATATGAAAGGAGGAAGGGCTAGACCATATAATTATAATATAGATGAAGATATGATGGATGAAGATAATGAGAGAATAATGTATCCACGTTTAATTGCTTTAGGTTTTGATGATGCTGAATTAGAAGCATTATTTGTGGCAGAACGCGAACTAACTGAAGACATAATTATTAATACTTATTTAGAAGTTGCACGAAGTAGACCTTATTGCCAAAATTGGCAAACAGAATCTGATGCTGCTGCTGCTGCTGATAATATTAATGTTGAACGTTATCCTGGTCGTAATTATGAAAAAAGAGATATAGCAAGATATGTATATGGATTAATATCCGATAGAGAAAGACCTGTCCTAGAACCATGTGGAGGTGTTCAGGGAGGTTACAAACGAAAAAATAGAAGAACAAGAAAAAATAAAAAAACAAGAACAAACAAAAGAAGAGGTAGTAATAAAAGAAGAAGGCGCAACAAATATCTACAAGATTGCTTATAATGCGATAAATAATAAAGAAAGATCAAATTATTTATCAAGAAGCAAGAATTTATCAGGTAGTTTAGACGAACTACCAAAAACAAAATGTATACGCTCTGTGAAGGACAACCCTTGTTAATTTTAGTTGGATTTGTCCCATTTTAAATCTTCAAGTGTATAAACAGTTCTAATTAAATAATTTTTAATACTTATTGAATAAAATTATTTAAGTGAAATTAGGAATGCTTGGAAATTTTGGAGCATCTGATGATAAATAATTGTAAAATGCACTTATTCCGTAAAAAATTATTATGAACAGTAAACATCCTACTATAATCATTATAAATAATTTAAACGAGGGACTATCTAATATATTAGAAAAATCAACGCTTGTTGATGAAGTGGTTTTATCATACTCAACCGCAGTTTCTTCATCAGACGAACCAGTTGGTTGACATGAAATATATATACCATCTCCCAATTGTAATCCTGAAGTTGGTCCATTTGAATTATAAAATAATTCAGTAGCTGGTATCATCGTCGGATATGGTTTTACAATTTGTTGTAATGTTTCAATTGTATCAGAACTTAGAGGTATTGCGTCTAACGCACCAAACACAATCCAATCTGAGGTTCCTTGTGTATAAGAAAAAAAAGGTTTTCTTGGAACTATGTTTTGGAGATTAAAATTAATATTTAAATTTGTTGAGTCTCCTTGACTAGGGGCATTTGTTGCAATTTTTTTAATGACATCTGTTATCATTTGAGACGCATTTGATGATTCGATTGAAGGTTTAAAAGGAATGCATACTTCTAATAGATTACCACCTTTTACTGGAGTATGTGTTATTATTATTTCGCCTGGTAATTGTGTATCATTAAAAAAATGTATAGACGGAGATATTATCATTATTTTTTCTACAGTATATTTTTGTTGATTGTACACTACTGGTGGAAGACTAGTTGAATCATATGACAAGCTCAACATTATTCCATCATTTTTAGCAGTTGAATTACTTTCTGAATATTTAAATGCATATGAACATTTCAAATCACATTTTCCTGCAATATTTTTAGATGATATATTTAATTTTTGATTACTCATTAATATAAGTATATAAATAAAAATATTAATTTATTTATATAGAATGAAATTAACTAAAGGCAAAATAACAAAATTATACAATAAAAAGAGACAATCATTAAAAAAACATAAAAATAGAAAGTCATCATATAAGAGAAAAACATTTAGAAATAAGAGACGAGTTAATTTAGCTAGAAGTTCATTAAAAAGATTTAATTATAAAAAATCTAGAGGTGGAGCTGAAGATGTGCCTAAAGATGAAATAACTAGTCCATATATTTCATCAATTGAACAGTCTATTCAAGATGAAACAGAAAAACCTACTTTAGCTAATACAGAACAATCTGTAGTTGATACAACTTTAAATGAACCGCCAATTGATAACACACCATTTATTGAACCACAAGTCGATGAAATACAAGTCGATGAACCACCATTTATTGAACCACCAGTTGATGAAACACCAATTGATAAAACACCATTTATTGAACCACCAGTTGATGAAAAACCAGTTGATGAAACACCAGTTGATGAAATGCCAATCGATGAAACACCAGTTGATGAAATGCCAATCGATGAAACACCAGTCGATGAAACACCAGTCGATGAAACACCAGTCGATGAAACACCAGTCGATGAAACACAAGTCAATGAAACACCAGTCGATGAAACACAAGTCAATGAAACACCAGTCGATGAAACACCAGTCGATACATCCAGTAGCGAAATGATTACGGAAGAAAATAAACCATCAGAAATTGTTACCGAAGAAGTAAAAGAAGATATGCCAAATAATGAAGTATTAAGCTCATTATCAACGATGGCTAATTATTTTGCTGACATAATTGCAGATAAAGTTTCACAAAATATGTCTGCGTCAAAATATGGAGAGAAACCTCAAGATGGGTTTGATTCAGTTAATCAAGCTGTAGAGACTATGACAACATCAGGAGGTAAAAGATTTAAAAAAACTAGACGTTTTAGGCTTATAAATACTAAAACCAGAAATAATCATTAAATTTTATAATATAAAATAATATATATTATGAAAATAAATCATAAGCGCATTTTTTTACATTCACTCAGAAGTGCTTTACTATTTGCTGCTGGTTTTATAATATATGACATTTTAGTTCGTTTAGAAAAAATATGGAATATACAAAATCCTGAAAATGAAATGACAAATTTCTTTACGCGCAAAGTTTTAAAGTTTTTTCTAATATTAGTTATGGATTTATTAATTCTTTATGCTATATCTATTTTATTTGGTATAGAATTTTAGATAAAAGGAAGATATTTAATAGTATCGTTATCATACATAGTTATTCTATAAGGCTCGTTAATTCCTTCAACATAAACAGTATCGCCGTTATATAATTTATCACATCCATATTCATTAGTACAACTTCTACCACTTCGAGAGACCGGTAATTTCATACTGTTATTTTGGTCACTCATTGTATAATATTGCCATTTATCTCTATTTGTAAAAAGTGGACGTCCCATTAATGGTATAATTTTTCCTTTTGAATTTGTTGCAGTCATAATACCTAATTGTCTATATTGTGTATCAACAGCACCAATATTAGTGGAAATATTGATGGGAACTGATCCAGGTGGTAGAGCTCTCGAAGGAAACCCTGGGATAAAATATCTCTCATCTCGTAGTGGAGGAGCATACGGATTTAATAACGGATCGCTTGGTAAATTGGTGTAAGGCCAACTTGGGATCCATGAATTCCACAAACCATTATTCTCTCTAACCGTGTCCTTAATGACTATTTTTTCAGACGGTGAATTATTGACGACGATATTTTGTTTAAAGACCGTTGTATAAACAATATAAATCAAAACTATAATGCATATAACAATAAAAAACATTGAATAATTTTCAATACATATTACACCAGGAGGGCATTTTTTCATATTATATAAATATAATATTAAAATACTTTTTAGAAAATTATTTATGTAGATTGGTTAGTCATTTTTTTTGCTAAATCCATAACCCCAGCCATACCCCCGTTTGAATCACTCATCATACCTTTTAATTGCTGGACCATAGGTTGAATATTTTCAACGAGTTTACCCATACCTTTCATGGATTCAGCTAATTGCATTTGTTGCTTCATTAAATTTTGTGTATCAGAAGTTAATCGTTGAATGCCATCACTTCCTAATATATTATTTAATTCGTCATAAGCATCCTCAACAGTAGTAGCATAATCAATATTATATCCTCTATTTTTACGACGTCCAGGTTCGAATCCTTGTTGTTCACCACCTGTGCTTTGAGCGGCATTATTGTCTTTTGGTTCGCTGCTTGCTACTGTACTCATAACTAATCCTTGGCTAGATACAGCGTCTGGTTTAGCATCCGGTTTTGCGGTAGATTTTACATCAGGTTTAGTAACTGGATTATTTTTTTCTTTATCGTCTGATTTACTATTATTCTCCATGCCTTCCATCATATGTCCATTAAGAGACATTAAATTAACAATAAGTAATGGAACACCTAAAACAATTGTCATATTTTTACTAAAGTATCTAACTAATACGGCAAATATAATAAAATATAATACTGTGTTTAAATTACCGATAACAACATAACCTATTACATTAAATATTGCCAAAAAAGCTACTACATTTAAAACCCATTTATTGGTTAAAAATTTTGAGATGGCTGAATTAAGCTTCATTATATATATAATATTTAAAAAAAAATTGATTTAATGTGTTATTACTAAAATAATATTAACGTATTATGTCTATATATAATGAAACTGATAGCGAATCAAACGGTTCGTGGGATGAAACTGATGATGAAACTGAAATAAACGACCCTATATACGATCCAGAAGAAACTAGTTTAACAAAATATAATATTGTATTATGTGAACACTATGATAAAAACAAACATGGTGTAGTTAATGGAGAGATTAATAACCATTTACTTACAATAGTTAGATTAAAAGAATTAGATATGGATTATATAAATTTTATATCTTTATATACCCCTGGATATCTAGAAATTGCAGAATGTATTTATTTGACATCTAATCATTGCGTTTCAATAATAAAAACGCATTGGTTAAAAATAATTCAACGTGTCTGGAAAAAAATTCATAAATTAAGAAAACTTATTATCACTATGCGTTCACAACCTAACTCATTAAAATATAGAGAAATTTATGGAAAGTGGCCAGATAAATGTTCTAATTATCCAAATTTAAAAGGTATGTTGTCAAATTTATCTAGAGCTTCTACGTGAACTGTTTTTAGAAGTTATTTTTGAGGTTAGTCTTCTTCTTTTTGAACTAGAATTGTATATAAATCCTCCTTTTTGTTTTTTGTTTTTTTTTGTAGATCTACGCTTACCACCAATATTTCTAGGAGCATTTACCTTAATTTGATTAGCCATTAAAACACGTTTAATTGAATTTATTGCATCATTATTACCGAGTTCAGCAGCATTTATATTTGTGTTAATTTCATTTTGAATTTGTCCAGAAGGGATATTTCTAATAAACGCTAAATATTGTCTTTTATCTTGTAAACTATGTAATACCATTAAGTTATTAAAATTTATCTCGACATCATATTGTCCTGCAGCTATTGGCTGTCCTTGTGCCGCACGACCAATATTTTGTATTGATTGTTCTATTTGTTGATTAATATCATTTAATAATATTTCAATCTCTTGTTTAGTTTGAGCATTTGGAACATCTGCCATAAGAGTTTCCAAGTCATCTCCTGCTTGATTAATAGCTTCAGTTGCTGCAATTAATCGTCTAATTAAATTTTCGTTTTCTTGTTTAAGATTATCTATTTGTTCTTGTAAACCTTGTGCAGCAGTTTGAGTTTGTCCAACTGCCTCATCTAATTCTTTCTGTTTTTGTTCTAATAAAGAATCTTTATCTCTAATTTGTTGTTCAAATCCAGCGATTTTACCTTCACAATCATTAATTTTTTTCATTAATTCTTGTTTTTCTTTTTCAAATTGTTGTTGTGATTGTTCTGTTAATTGTCTTAATTTATCTTCGCATGCATCAACTTCAGCTTGTTTGTCAGAAATCATCCCTTTTAATTCATTTTCTTGTTGGGTTATTTTTGCTGTAAGATTATCTCTTTCAGATGTTAATGCTGCAACTTGATCTCGCAACTTTTGAAGTTCACTTTCTTTATCATTAATGGACGTATTATTAGTGTTAATTTGTGTTTCTAAATTAGTCGATTTAGTTTTTAACTCATTAATTAAACCAGACAACTGTTGGATACGATTTTTGATTTCTCCAAGTCTTGTCTTTAATTGCGCCGCAAATTGATCTTTTGTTTGTATACTATTTTGAATATTACCTCTTATGTTATTGAGTCTATTCATTTTTTCTGTAAATTGTTTCAAAAATTCTGGTTCTGCTGCCATATATATTAAAAGGATATAATATTTAATATAGATATTAAAGTGTAAATTATTTGTTATGACTTGAAAGTTTTTCAGTATTATCAATAACTATATCTAAACTATTTTTGATTGACTTAACCTCTCTTAATATTTTGGATTGTTCTTCTTTTGCATCTTCGATATTATGTTTGGTCAATTTACCAGATAGAGTTAAATCACGTATATAATCGTCTAAAACTTCAAGTGCGCGAATTTGGTCTTGTTTTTGCTGTTCAATATATCCATAATATTTTTGATAATCATTTTTTACAGCTTCTAAAAATCTATTTTGCTTTGTTATAAAACGGAGTTTTTTTTGTTTATCAACTAACATTTGTTTTTTTGCGTCAATAAGTTGTTGTAATTGAATAAATTGGTCATCTCTCTCTTTTATAGGGACAACTATGCGTGCTTGATAAGGTATTATTTGGTCCATTCTTAAAATAAACAATTATTTTATTATTAATTAAACAAATTTAAAATCTTTGTAATATATTATTTAGGATGTCAAAAACTTCACAAGAACTATTACTAGCGCCTGACGATAATCGTTTCGTAATGTTTCCGATTAAATATGATGACATATGGAAAATGTATAAAAAACAAATGGATTGTTTTTGGAGGGCTGAAGAACTTGATTTATCAAAGGATATTACACATTGGGAAAGCTTAAATGATGATGAACGTCATTTTATATCTATGATTTTGGCGTTCTTTGCTGCTAGCGATGGTATAGTTTTGGAAAATTTAGCATCACGATTTATGAACGATGTTCAGATTTCAGAGGCTAGAGCATTTTATGGTTTTCAAATAATGATGGAAAATGTGCATAATGAAAGTTATTCGTTATTAATTGATACATATATCAAGGATAAGGAGGAGAAATCTAAACTCTTTAATGCTATTAGTAATTATCCTTGCATTAAAAAGAAATCTGATTGGGCTCAAAAATGGATTCATGATAACAGAAGTAGTTTCGCAACAAGATTAGTTGCTTTCGCTTGTGTAGAGGGAATTTTCTTCAGTGGTGCGTTTTGCAGCATTTTTTGGTTGAAGAAACGCGGTCTAATGCCAGGATTGACATTTAGCAATGAATTAATCTCAAGAGATGAAGCTCTACATTGCGAATTTGCTGTTCTTTTATATTCCAAGTTGCAGAAGAAAATTGATAAGGCTCGTATTCATGAAATTATTAAGGAAGCTGTCGAAATTGAATCCGAATTTATTTGCGAGGCTTTACCATGTAAAATTATAGGCATGAATGCTGAATTAATGACACAATATATCAAATTTGTTGCTGATAGATTAGTTGTTCAGTTGGGATATAAAAAAATTTATAATGTTGCAAATCCGTTTCCATGGATGGAGTTAATTAGTCTAGAATCAAAAACAAATTTTTTCGAAAAACGTGTTAGCGAATATGCTTTGGCAACTAAAGATATGACAGAAGATATTTTTGACTTAAAAGAAGATTTTTAATTTATTTAATTATTGTCGCCTTTGAAATATTTTTTATTATTTTTTCTTTCTTATCATCGTCTGTTTCCATAACTTCTATCACTAGCTTATCATGAACGTCTGATTGTTTTGAAGAAGAATTTCCATAGTCTGGATATTTCTCTCGAAACTTTGGAAGCAATCTTATATTTTTGTCAGCGATTCTGTTGATTGCTTTCTTCAACTTGGATTTCTTTTCATCTTCTTTAGCCCATTCTCCTTGGTCTTTTACATACATCGTTTCTCTTTTCTTATCTGTGCAATGTATTGGTCTTTCTGTCTCATCTAAATTATTTAAGTTTTTCACAATTATTTTTGAAATACCTTCTACATATCCTAATTCACCTACTTCCATCAAATCACTAAGTTGTAATTTAATGGAATCAACAAAATCTGTTATATTCATTGCATTTTTACAAGTCTCATTTAAAAAGAAATTCAAGTTAAAAGCTTTGTTATGAGAATTGGTATGAGTGGTATTATTTGAATTAGTATTATTAGTACTATTAATCCCATTTTTAACAATTTCTAAAATCATTTCTTTAATTTCCTTATTTTCTTTCATCAGGTATTCAACTAATATATCATTTTTACTAGTCATATTAATATCGGATTTTTCTTCATTCGCTTTATTGAAATTACACACCTTTTTATGTCGCCATAACCCAGAGTTTTCTTTATATATTTTACCACATAAACATTGATATGGGTTTTTTTGGGGATTTTCCATTGAAAAACATTGAGAATGATTGATTATGTGTTTTTTCGTAATAATATGTCTAGTATAGTCTTTTTTATTAAACGTTTTAAAATCACACTTTTCACAAATAAAATATCTGGGTTTTTTTGGGAGAAAATCATTGATTTCCATTGATATATTATCAATAGAAAAAACCCCTAAATATTTTTTTTTAAATATATAAAAAAAAATACAATCTCAAAATAAAAATATTTGCTTTAAATCTTGACGATAAAATTAAAATATCGTCACAGAAAAATCTGTGAGTAAGGACTTTTTTGGCTATCCGATTTTGGACATTTTTTTTGTCCATTTTTGAAAAGCCAAAATACTTTTCATTTTTCAGATTTAGTTGTTTTATGTAATATTGTCAAATTATATGTCTTAAATATGATACATATTTTCAAAAATTTATTGCTAAATATTGATCTACTTAATAGTAGTAACCTTAGAAATATTATGAATGATTTTTTCTTTCTTTTCATCGTCTGTTTCCATAACTTCTATTACTAGTTTATCGTGTATATCTGATTGTTTTGAATAAGCATTTCCATAATCTGGATATTTCTCTCGAAACTTTGGTAGCAATCTTATATTTTTGTCAGCTATTTTATTAATTACTTTCTTTAACTTTGTTTTCTTTTCATCTTCTTTACTCCATTCACCTTGGTCTTTTACGTACATTGTTTCTCGTTTCTTGTCTGTGCAATGTATTGGTCTTTCCGTCTCATCTAAATTATTTAAGTTTTTCACAATTATTTTTGAAATACCCTCTACATAACCAAGCTCACCTAATTCCATCAAATCACTCAGCTGTAATTTTATGGAATCAACAAAATCTGTTATATTCATTGCATTTTTACAGGTCTCATTTAAAAAGAAATTCAAGTTAAAAGCTTTGTTGTGAGAATTGGTGTTATTATGTGAATTATTCATAGTGCCATTTTTGACTATTTCTAAAATTAATTCTTTAATATCAGTTTGTTCTTTTCTTAAATCAGAGTTTTCCTTAAGTATTTCGGAATTTTGTTTAAGTATCATTAAAATTAATTCATCTTTATTGATAAAATCAATTTTTTCTTTACTCTCATCTAAATCTTCCGCAGTAGTTATATTATTTTTTTTGGAAACACAATTTTTATTATGTCTCCATAATCCAGCTCTATCATTAAATACTTTGTTACAGTTTATGCATTCATATTTTTTTTTATTTAGGATATTTGCGTTGTCATGTATGTTGTTAACGTTGTTGATATGTTTTTTGGTAAGAGTATGTTTTTTATAATCTTTTGTATATGATGTAGAATAGTTACATACTTCACAATAAAATAAAGAAGGATTTTTATAGGATAAATTTGTTGTCATTGTCCCTTAATATTAACAACGAAAAAATCCTAAATCCTTTTTATTAAAAATTTATAAAAAAAAATACAATCACATATTTATTTTTATGGTTTGATTTGACACGATAAAAAACAAATCATAAACTGAAAAAATATGTCATTAAGGACTTTTTTGGCTTTCTGATTTTGGACATTTTTTTTGTCCATTTTTGAAAAGCCAAAATACTTTTGTGTTTTTGAGGCTTTTTGACAATGCTTCATATGTAGGGAAGAAAAAACAGCATTTTTTCAAAATTAGCGATTTTTCCCTTCATCATGTAGTGCACCGGCTTTAAGTAGCCTTTACAATTTATTATTTATTCTTCTTAGGTCTGCCTCTTGGTTTCTTCTCTTCCAAGACCTTTTCAGCATTCGCCTTTTTAGTTTCTTTTTTGGTGTCAGTCTTGACAAGAGTTTTTTCGGTTTTTGGATTTTTGCTGAAGAATTTAACATCTTCATACTTTACTTTTTCCCTTCTATTTTTATACATTGTTGAAACTCTTCCTAAATATTGTGGAAATTTTATCATCGTTTTTTTATTACATTTTGAAGCTGCATTTATTATACTTAAACCTACATAAGGTTCAAATTCCCAATTTGCCATATTAACATGCGTTTCAAATATGTCAGCATCCGATAATGCATCAGCCGAATAAGCTAAATTATCTATCCGTTTTACTTGATCATTTATACCCATAATATTATTTATATAGTTCTCTTGAACCATCAATGGATGCAAATCATTTGATAACCAATATGCTTCAAATTTACTGTCTATTGTCTCATCTATTGAAAGCAATTTGCCTGTTGTATCGAAAATATTTGAACTCTGTATATTTTTCTTACCTTTGCGCATACCAAATTGTAATGTATTTATAATAAAACGAATATCACCATTTGATTGCTCATATAATTCTTTTAGCTCTGATTCTTTTATTTTAATTTTTTCTGACACTATAATATTGTAGAGCAATCTATACACATCTTGATAACTAGGTTTTGATAACTTAATATCAAAACAATAATTTAATATTGGCTTGATTGATTGATCATATCTATTGTTACACATGCAAACAATAGGAATCTTTGTTTCTTTAATACAATCCGTCAAACTTGATATGAAACCATAATCACCTCCCGCATCGATTTCGCTTACAACCAATATGTTTTCCTGACTATCGAATGTTTTCTTTGTCTTCAATAATGGTCTAATAACATTATTCATGAAATCTTTATCGCGCTCATCGTCTAACGATAAATTTATAATATTGTAATCATGCTTTTTAAGAATTAATTCTACTAATAATGATTTACCTACTCCAGTTAATCCAGATACAAGTGCACATTTATTCTTTTTATTTGCTGGATCCCATTCTAATAACCACTGAATAAATGGCTGAATGACATTTTTGTTTCCAATAAAATCTTCAATCTTTTTTGGTCTGTAAACAGTTGTGAACATTGTTATATTATTTGACTTTTAATTTTTAATTCTTTTTAAATTCAATTTTATATATATATATATATATATATATATGAAAGAACAAATTGAATATTATGGAAGAATAAGAGATGATCCGGACTTTAATCAAAATTTGTTAAATATGAATCCAGAACAAACCATTAGATTTATCAAAGATCTTGACTCAAGTAAAAAACCAGAAGAACCTGAAACATTTGAACAACAAATAGCTCGTGCAAAACAAAGAAAATTTAGAGAGAGTTATTTACCAAGAACATTAAAAAAAGAAGAAATAATTCAAGCGTCAGAAAGAGCTAGAACATTGAAAGCTGGAAGAAGAAAATCAAGAAAATATAAAAAATCTAGAAAAACAAGAAAACATAAAAAAAGATATTATAAACGTTAAAATAATATTAAAAATATTTTTGAAATTACTATATGAATACTTATCATGAATCTTGGAAACTTTTGTTTGAGAAATATGACTTCGAAGACATTGATAACTTTTATTCGGTAAATTCAGATATTTATCCTAAAAAGGAACTTCTCTTTAGGGTCTTTGAAATGGATGTTGGAGAGATTAAATTATTATTATTAGGACAAGATCCATATCATGGACCAGGACAAGCTCACGGATTAAGTTTCTCCGTTCCTACCGGATTACCTATTCCGCCTTCATTGCGAAATATTTATAAAGAATTACAAACAGAGTTTCCCGAGAGAAATTATAAATTTAATTCAGGTAATCTTGAAAACTGGTTTTATAGGGAAAAGATATTTTTATTAAATTCATCCCTCTCTGTTATTAAGGGAAAACCAGGTAGCATGATGAATATTTGGGAAGAATTTACAAATGATGTTATTAAATTTGTAAGCGAACAAAACAAAAAATGTATATTTCTCCTTCTTGGTAATTTTGCCAAAGCAAAAGAGTCTTTTATTCTGAATAAGGAGAGAATTATTAAAGGTGTTCATCCCTCACCTATGGCTGCATCACATGGATTCTTTGGTTCAAATATATTCAAACAAGTCGAAGAAAAATTAGGCGAAAAAATCAATTGGGCTATTTAAATATTTAAATACAAATTATATAAATATTTATAATTATGATTACTTGTAATTTAATGGGTGGTTTAGGCAACCAATTATTTCAAATATTTGCTACAATTTCATATGCGATGAAGAGCAGAAGTCAATTCAAATTTTTAAATGTAGACAAACTCGGTGGCGGAGGTTCAACAACTTTACGATATACATATTGGAATTCATTTTTGAGTAGATTAAAACCTTTCTTATTAGATAGTTTACCACAAAATATTCATATTATTAGAGAGAAAAACTTTACATTTAATGAGCTACCAATATATGAAATGACAAAATCAGATTGTCTACTTTTTGGATATTTTCAAAGCTATAAATATTTTAATGAAAATTTTGACATAATATCTCGCGTTATTGGATTAGACTCTCAAAAAAAAATACTTATGCAGAAATTAAATATGAATAAAGAATATTTAAATAATTGTATTAGTATGCATTTTCGAATAGGCGATTATAAAGATTTACAACAATATCATCCATTATTGCCATACAATTACTATAAAAAATCACTTTATTTTATACAAAATATAACCGACAAACACTATACTATAATATATTTCTGTGAAGATGCTGATATAGATGATGTGTTAGCAAATATCTATAACCTTGAAAAAGATTTTCCCAATTATAAATTTGTACGTGGAGAGAATAAATTGGAAGATTGGGAACAAATGCTATTTATGAGCTGCTGTCATCACAATATAATTGCTAATAGCTCATTTAGTTGGTGGGGTGCTTATTGTAATGATTGGACAGATAAAATAGTTTGCTACCCGTCATTATGGTTTGGGGTCTCAGCAAATCACAATACATCAGATTTATGTCCTCTTGAATGGAATAAAATATCTATATAATATATTACAAAATAAAAATAATGTTTAATATATTATTTATTCAAATTTTTGCGAATGTAAAAAGCATCTCCCCATTTACAAGCAGTCCAACTAGTTTCAACACGAACTAAATCATAATTGGCTAAATATTCATCTAGTTCAGATATTAAAGCACAATCCTTATAGACATAATCACTATTTACTTCTGTATATAAATAATCAGCCTTATGTAAATAAGATTCCATACCTTTTAAAGCTTTCAATTCAGCACCCTGTATGTCAAAATTTAAGAAATTATAATTTATATTATATTTTGGTAAAATGTCATGTAATAAAGTAGTTTTACCTTCAAACTCAGTAATATAATGAACCTGAGGATGATATTTAGAATGTAAACCGAAATCTAAAATAGACGAAGACTGTCCATTGTTGGATACTTTAAATACGACATTTTCAATCTTATCAGAAACAATCGCATTTTCAATATTAATACCTGGATATCTATTTTTAGAAATTTGTACTTTTTCAGGCAAAGCTTCGACCCACAATATATTATCCCTTGAAATATATTGCTCATAATCATTCAATTCTTCACATTCATGCGCTCCAACGTGAAGAATACCTTTAAAAATAATATTATATTTTTTAACTAATTGGTGTAACGGAATAAGCATAGTAATATATTAATATATTCTTTATATATTAATTTATGTAATACATTATATTAAATTATAAAATCTTTCATGAACCATATTATTAAATATTCTATGTTGATGATGTGTAGTTAAATATACACTTCCATTATGAACGACATGTTCATATTCTAAATTAGGTACAACATGTAAATTTAGATCTAGTTGTTCGAATAATAATGTATTAAAATATATAACATCACACGCTGATGACTGTCTAATATTATCTATCTCATTATCTATATTTAAATTATCAATTAAGTATTTATTTATAATATAATTTCCAGTATTCATTAATGTTGTACTTGCAAATTGTATATGTTTGTTTTCCTTAAAATATCCATTTTTAAAAACAATTCCTGAAAACTGTGAATAATTAAAATTTGGTTTAGCAAAAGAGGGTGCTAATATAATATTTTTTTGATTATTTATATTATCATCGATATATTTCTTCGCAATTAAAAAGTAATTTTTGTCTGCGAAGTTGTCTGAATCTATTAAAGCAATCCATTCATTATTAGCAAGTTTACATGCTTTAACTTTATTAAGAAATGGTCCTAATTTATGTTCATTTTTAACCAAAATTAATTTTGGATTGTCAGGATACCGTTGTCTGATTTTTTCAATATCATTACCATTTTCATCTGTTATAATAATTTCATTAATTAAATCGTTGTAAATGTAATATTCTAGATATTTTTTAAGAAATAATTCATATCTATCTATTGTTGGTATACATAAACTAAACATATAATATAATATAAAATAACTTTATATTATAAAAAAATTAACTATTTATTTTGCGCCATCTATCATTATTAATTGAAAATATATCTCCATGCCATAAATTATTTTTATCAATATGTCTATAATATATGTTTGAATAAAATCCTAAATAGCCTATCATGGCTGAAAAAGTTCCATGCGATAATATAATATTTTTACATGTGCTTCCAAATTGTATCGTTTCAACTTCATTGTAATTAATAATTATAATAGAAGAAAAATCTAATTTTAATTGGTTAATAATTTCATGAGTATTATCATCTGTAGCAATATATATATTATTATAATTTAGTGTATTAATAATATTTGCAAAATATTTATGATCTGGACAATGTTGCGCAGCATCAGTTAATCTTATATGAATAAAACAGTCATTATTATTATTATATCTATAATTAAAAGGATTTTTATGGATTATATTAGTCATAACATTTTCAGAATTTAAATAATTAAATAAAAAATTTGTAATTTTATACGTTTGAAAATAATTTAAATTAGGGTCTAAATTATATAATAAACATTTCGAGTTTAATATATCAAAATAATTATCATCATTTAATATAATAGTTTCTTTATATGTTTTTTCTCCAATAAATAATTCTATGCCAATAGATGTAATATTATCGTATTCTGAATACTGAACAAATAAATTATGTTTTTTAGCTATTAAACTAACACATAAATTTCTTATAATTTGGTTACATAATCTTCCTCTCGTTGCAGTTGTTACAGTATACATATTGAGTTTAATTATTCAAATTAAATATCTTTATATTTAAATATGGATAATATACATTATTATTTAATACATGGTTTAGACAAAAAAAGAGGTAAAATAATGATGAATGAATTTAATAAATGGAATTTTGAATTAAATAAAATTACATGGATAAATTATCCAAATAAAGATGAAATAACTGATGAACTATTAGATAGCTTAATCATAAAAGAACCGTCATATTCAGCAAATATATTTATACCACCTGAAAGAACAAGAAATTTAAAGGGTTTAGTTTGTTGCACATATAAGCATTATTTAGCATTGAAAGATATTGTTGAAAACAATTATGATTATGGTGTAATTATAGAAGATAATATATGTTTTAAAGGAAAAATTCCAGAATTAATTAACTTATATATTAAGCAGCTAAATGAAAATTATGATGAATGGGATATATTATTTGATGGGTCATGGACTTCATATAAAGAAGGACCCATTAAACCTGAATTATTAGTATATCCAAAAACTAATGAAATAACATCTCAGTGTCACGGAGGTACAAAAGCTGCAACATTTTATTTAATTAAAAAAGAATGTGCGAAAAAATTATTAGAACATTATATACCATTTAACAATTCGCCTGATTGGTGGATGAATGATTTGTTTAGAAAGTTAAATATAAAAAGTTTTTGGGTTGAACCATCGTTTGTATATGTCCACCCAAATCATATTTCAACAACAGTATAAATAATTTTATTATAAGTTTATTATAAATTTATAATATATACCCCAATGAATAATTTACATCCAATTACTTTTTCTATCCCAGAAGAAAAAATTGTAAATGATATTCCAAAAAAAAGTAAATTTATTGCTACGATTAATCCTCATGGAGTTGGTAAATATACATATATATATAATAATGAAACAGACTATTATGATGATTATAAGAATTCATTGTTTGCAATAACAAGAAAAAAAGGGGGATGGGATTGCATGAGACATTATGAAATATTAGCATGTGGATGTATACCTGTATTTGAGAATTTAGAACTATGTCCAAAAAATACAATGTTTAATTTTCCAAAAGAAATCATTATAGAAACAAATTTGTTTTATTCATATTTATTAAATAAATACGGAACTCATAATTTATACTCAAATAATATTAGTATAATTGAAAAAGATGATTTAGATAAATATAATAATTTTGTTATAAGCTTATTAAAATATACAAGAAATAATTTGACAACTACTAAATTAGTTGAATATATACTAAAAAATACATGCGAAACAGCAAAAAACATATTATATATATCAAATCCGGTTGACGGTGATTATCTAAGATGTTTGACATTACATGGTTTTAAAAAAATATTTAAAAAGGATTGTAATGATTATCCTTTTTTAGGCCATATATATAATTACTGTTCAGAAAACTCTTGGATTCAAAAGGAAGTTTTACATGGAAGAGGATTTACATATACAAATTTAATAGACAAAGATGAATATCATGATTTTGATGAAGAAATTAATACAATTGAAAAAATAAAAAATAAAAAATATGATTTAATAATTTATTCAAGCTTACATAAGGATAAACCTCTATTCGATATAATTAGTGAAAATTATGAAAACAATAAAGTTGTATTTTTGTGCGGCGAAGATTCGCATAATTGTATTTATAAAAATTATTGTGATAAAGGTTATAAAGTTTTTTTAAGAGAAATGTAAATCTGAGTCAAACAAAATTTAATTAACTTAATTTGAATTAATTAAAAATTATATTAAGTCTACATCAATATGAGATGTAAAATGAGTAAAGTGATTTAATTTCATAAAATTATGTATGTATAACTGTTTTAAATTATGAGGCAATGAATCAAAATTTGGATATAAAATTTTTTTCCAAAAAAACCATATTCTATTAAATCTTTCATCTAGCCAAAAAATTAAATTATTATCGATTAAAAAACTTGATATTATAGATTGATCATCTTGGTGATATCTCATATAATTATTTATATTATTTTCATATAATTCTTTAAACATCTTCGCATGGTGTTTTGGTTGGTAAATTACAAAACCACCATTAATATGATCGTTGTAATCTTTATGTTCACCTGATAAAGCATACCATTCTTTACCTGTTCTTTCCCAGCCACAACTAATTTGAACAGATTCTCTCCATTCGTAATTTCCAAAATATTTTCTTTCATTTACTGCTGCTACTTTACCTTCAGGTATTTGTTCAAAAGGAATAGGTGGCGAATTTGGATTAACATAAATATCAGAATCCATAGAAACAATATAATCATAATCAATAAATTTATCTGGTATTAGCATTCTTTGCCAATAGAATTTTTTTCTATCCATACCAGGTTCGGTCTTAATATGCTCGTTTAATATAATTAAATCATATTTATATTTATTACAATATTGTGTTAAAGTGTGTCTAAATTTATTATTAAATTTTGAAACATAATTGTCTCCAATTAAAAATATAACAATTCCGATTTTCATTATATACACAATAAAGAAAGTATTTTAAATTAAATTTAACATTTTTAAATAATTGTATAACTCTAATTTATTTAGTGGGTTAATTTTACTATTGTAGTCCATTAACATTGTTTCGTTAATTTCTTTATTAAATTTAAAAATAGATTTAATATGAATATAATCTCCGTTTTTTTCTATTCTTGCGGATTGTGTATGATTTATTAGAGATTCTAATAATTTTTCACCAGGTTTAATACCTATTATTTTAATTGGTTTCTTATAAATGTCCGAAAATATTTCAATCAAATCTTTTACATTCATAGAAATTAATTTTGGTACAATAGTATCTCCTGATTCTCCATTTAAAATAGCATATTCTATTAAATCAACGCTATTTTCTAAAGTCATAACAAATCGTGTCATTTTATCATTAGTAATGGTAAAATTTGTTTTATTATTATCTTTTCCAATAGTATGTAATAAAGGTATAATACTTCCTCTAGAATTTAAAACATTTCCATATCGAATATTGATAAATTTAAAATCTTTAATGTAATGAGATTTTTCAATAATTAATGATTCAGATAAAGCTTTACACATTCCATATACATTAACTGGACTACATGCTTTATCACTGCTAACAAATAATATTGTTTCTAAATTTCCATTTAATTGATTTTTATATAACTCTATTATGTCTAAAATATTTTTTATGCCGAGTAAATTAGTATTTAAACACTGTTCAATGTTATATTCACATTGATCAATATGTTTCATCGCAGAAGCAATAATAATAATATTGGGCATAATTCTTAAAATTGTTTCTTCAACTTTTGGTTTATTTATTACATCACCAATTATAAATTTTAAATTAGAATTATTATTAAAATCCAACTTCATTTGCCAATGTTTATTTTCGTCTCTAGAATAATTATATATCGAATTGTTATTAATATATTGTTTTACTATTTCATATCCTAAAGAACCTGTTCCACCAAATAATAAGATTTTTTTATTATTTATCATTTTATAATTATATTATATATATTTAAATATAAATAACATAATAATTATATATGAAAATAATTTTGTTTGGTTCGTCAGGTATGTTGGGTACTTATGTTTTTAATAACCTAAAAGAGAATTATGATGTAGTATGTATTAATAGAGATGAATTTAATATTGAAGAAAATGACTGGGGAAAACTTTATAAAATAATAACTAATATTGTTAATAGTGGTGATATTATAGTAAATTGTGCAGGTATTATACCACAAAAAAATAATTTAGATTTAAGAAAATTTATTTGTGTAAATACATTATTTCCACATAAATTAGATGAAATATCAAAATTGTTAAATTTAAAATTAATTCATATCACAACAGATTGTGTTTATAATGGTTTAAAAGGTGATTATAATATTGACGACAAACATGACTCGCAAACATTTTATGGTATATCAAAATCATTAGGTGAACCAATTGATTCTACAGTAATTAGAACATCCATTATTGGTGAAGAGATAAATGGTAAAAAATCATTATTAGAATGGATTAAAAGTAATAAGGATTGTGAAATTAAAGGATACCAAAATCACCTTTGGAATGGTGTAACATGTTTAACATTAGCAAATATAATAACAACAATAATTGATGAAAAATTATTTTGGAAAGGTATAAAACATATATGTTCACCGAATATTGTAAGTAAATATGATTTATGTTGTTATATTAATGAAATATATAATTTGAATATAACTATACATAAAATTCATGACGAAGAAACAAAAAATATGACATTAATTGAAACACCTTTAAATTATAATTTTAAAATAAAAAATATTTATGAACAGATAAATGATTTATTTAATTATAAATTTAAAAACATTTTTAGTAATTAAATTATGATAAATAGTAATTTATTTTATTGTAAAAATAGAGATATATATCCACCTTTTAAAAATGGTCTATATTTAGAAGAATATTTTTTGAATAAACTATTAAATGAAGATATAAAAACTAAAAGAAAATATATTCCAGTATTATGGACCAATTTTCAGATTGAAAATTGGTTTCATTCAAGGAAATATGAAATGCAAAATATATTGGATGAATGGATTAAAAATAATCCATCAGAACATGGTTATTTTACAGTAGTTCAGTATGATGATGGACCATTGTTAAATATGCCTGCTGATACAATTGTATATGGAGCATGTAGCAGCAATATTCCAATTCCTTTAATTTACGAAGATAAAAATAATACATTAGAGAAAATACCAAAAAAAAGTTTTAATGAAAAACAAATATTGTGTTCATTTGTTGGTAATATAACATCTAATAATGTATATCCAAATGTAAGACAAGAAATGTTTAACATTTTACAAAATAATCCACATTTTAAATTAATAAATTCAGGTGGATGGACGTCCTCTGTTAACCAGAATTTACAAAATGTATTTATTGAAACAACTATTAATTCAAAATTTGCCTTAGCTCCAAGAGGTTATGGAAGGGCATCTTTTAGATTTTTTGAATGTTTTCAATTAGGAACAATTCCAATATATATATGGAATGATATTAATTGGTTACCTTTTCAAAATAAGATTGATTATAATAAACTATGTATAGTTATTCATGTATCTGAATTGAAAGATTTATATTCAAAATTAATATCTATTAATGAAGATAAATATAATAAAATGTTTAGATATCATGAAGAAATAAAATATTTATTTACATTGGAAGGAATGTCAAATCAAATTATTGAAGAAATTAATAGTTAAAATATAATAAAAATATTAATTGTATTTATTATATGATTGAGCAGGAATATATTATGCTTATTATGAATTGCAAGAAATATTCCAAAAAAGCAGCATTTCAAAAAATGACTTGGCTTAAATATATTCCACCATATTTATTATATTTTCACGTTATTGGTGAACCTGAATTAGATGCTAAATATAAATTCGATAATGAAAATAACATTTTATGGGTTAAGGTAGAAGATGATTATAACTCATTGCCAAAAAAAGTTATACGTGCTTACGAAGCTATTTTCGAAACATTTGATTTTAAATATATATTTAAAACTGATGACGACCAAATATTATTAGATGTTAATTTTTTTAACAAACTTGAAAAAATATTAATAAAAAGACATTATGGAGGATTTATTGTCGATGTTAAAAAAGACCATATATCACAATATTATAAAATACATCCAGAATTACCAACAAATTTATTAATTAAAAAAACTCAATATTGCAGTGGTCGTTTTTATTTTCTCTCTAAACAAGCAGTCGATTTTTTGGTTAACAGAAAAAATATGATTGAACAAGAATACTTCGAAGATTATGCAATTGGTTACAATTTAGCACCTTATTTTAAGCAAAATATGGTGAATATCCCAACAAATAATTTTTTTAATGATATAGATGTAAGCGATTATTCAACCTGGACTGAACAATGTGAGTTGTAAGACATTTGACATTTATAACTACTCAAAGTTATAACAAATATTATCAAATGAAGCAAAAGAAATCTCACATTTTTTCTTTGTATGTGAGTAAAAGAATAAAAAAATTTTTATTTCTTATATAAAGTTTTTCTCATTTTTTCGTTTCGGATAATGTAATGTAAAAAAATATGTTTAATGTCATTAGTGTTGTTTTTCATGCTAATAATATAATATCATTTTAATTATTTATAAACTATTTGTAAAATAATTTATAAAATATTTATAATAAATTAATTAATCAAATTATTAATTAAATCTGTTCTAACTTTATTCCAGTAATCACGCCCCTCCGTTCCTCCATTGTTTGTAACTTGGTTTTCATGTATTCTATAATATACCAATGGTTCTTTAAAGTTATATATAAAGTTGTATTCTTTTAACAATCTTAATGTTATCTCAAAATCTTCAGTCATTCTTGATTTATTTTTATCGTAATTTCCAACTAGCAATATTGCAGATTTTCTGTAACATAATGTTGGATGATTAGTAATCCAATGTGATTTTATTTTAGTGTATTCTTCCCATGTTATACTAGGATGATTAGTTGAATACATTGAATTCTTTATATTGTCTTTAAAAAACGTAACCTGTGCTCCACAAACTTTTACATCTGGATTGTTTTCCATAAATTCAAATTGTTTAGCTATTCTATTGTTAAACATTATATCATCGCTATCCATTTTGACGACTAATTCATTTGAACATAATGTAATCCCTAAATTGAGTGAGTAACCAATGCCCATATTTGTTTTATTTTCATAGTAAACAACTTTTGTGAAACGAGTCGTCTTGTTAAAATTATCCAAACATTTTTTTAATAACATTGTACTCAATTTATTAGAACCATCATTAATCCATACTAGCTCAATGTTAATAAGTCCTTCTTGATTTTTAATGGAATTGAGACATTCTTGTATAAAAATAATCTTTGTATTGTAACTTGAAACTAATATACTAACGTGATTTGTTGGTGTATTAAATTGTGATGGTAATTCCAATGAATTCATGTTGTCATAACTTTGTTTGGTTGATCCCCATGCTTGGTAAGCATAAATTTTCCCATGACCTTTGTATTCAATACCTGTTAAATGAATTGGCAGAAAAGTGTAACTAGGAAAAATATGCAAATCATTAAATTTACCAGAATTATACATTCTTGTTAAAAGCCCTGGTCCAACTGATTGCCAAGCCATAAAACCTTCTTTTTGTGTAACAGGATTGTTTTTAATCCAATGAATCGCACCTTTAACAAGTGGATGCTTGACCGGAAACCCCATTGTTCCTGTAGCTATTAAACCAGCACGAACTTCTTCTTGTTCCCAACCCGCAAAACATGGTTTATTCATTATTTCTTCGTCAAAAGATTCAATGCAAATAGAATCCGCATCTAAAAATACACCTCCATATTTATAAAGTATTTCCCATCTCATTATATCTGCTTTGCCATTAATTTCTTCTATATCGTCGATTTGTTTTTGACATTCAAACTTCATTTTACGATTTTCAAATTCTTTTTCATTCCAAAAAATGTATTCAAAATCGGGATGTTTTTCTTTCCAGGTGTTCATTAATTTAATTGGTGCTGGTTTTGGTCCTATCCATATTTGATGTATTATTTTAGGGATATTCATAATACTATTTTAAATTTAATATCTTTAATATTTAAATTTATTATTAAATATTTATTTTATTAAAAATATAAACATAATTAAATATTAATAAATTATGTTAATTACAGATATACCGACTATTTATATAAATTTAGAACATAGAAAAGATAGATATCAATCTGTATTAAATGAACTTAATAAAATAAATATATCTAATCCGCAAAGATTGAATGCTATTCAAAAAGAAAATGGTGCGATTGGTTGTAGTTTGAGTCATATTAAATGCTTAGAAATAGCAATTAAAAATAATTATGAATATGTATTAATATGTGAAGATGATATAGAAATATTGAATCCATCACTATTTGTAGAAAATGCAAATAAGTTTTTAAACTCTAATATTGAATGGGATGTTATTTTAATTGCTGGAAATAATATGATTCCATATAATTTTGTAACTGATTATTGTATAAAAATATATAATTGTTTAACTACTACAGGTTATATAGTTAAAAATGCTTATTTTGAAACACTTTTAAAAAATTATAAAGAAAGTGTAATAAATTTGATGAAAAATCCAGAAAATTCAAATTATAAAATAGATAAATATTGGCAAATATTACAGAAGAAAGATAATTGGTATATGCTAATACCTCCTACAATTGTCCAAAAAGAAGACTATAGTGACATTGAAAAAAAAGTGACAAATTTTAAAAATTATATGTTAAATTTTAATAAAGCAATAAGAAAATAAATTAAACATCTGGCAGAACATTGAATTCATAATCGCGTCCATCATCATAAATATCCATAGTTGCGGCAACTTTCCATGAAGCATATTTTTTCTCATTTTTTGCAGAATTAAAACTGGGAATAATATATTCTAAATAATCTCTTAAATCAAATATACTTTTAATGTTATGTTTATCGCCAGTCATATCTTCTGGCGTGCCATATTTTGCGTTATATGTAAATGATTTCATATGTGGGTTTGTCAATAATGAATCTTTAATATAACTGGCGAATCGTAAATCATGTGATAAGTTTGGTTGTGTTGGATCAATCCAATAAAAATTAAAACTAGGGTTATTCATTGAACCTTTTATTATAGAATAACCTACACTATCGCCGCAATTTACCACACATTCAGACATTTTACATATATTTTTAATTATTTGGGTGGTAGAAATTTTACCATTGTAAAAATAATTTCTTCCATAATCAATAAGTTTAACTATATATTCACTTTTAAATTCAAATACTTTATTATTTCGGTGATATCTTAATAATATACACATATTGCCATCGAATGGCTTATATAAAAATACATTTTCATTATGTAAATCGTAATGAGTATAATTTGATCCTAATAAACATAATCCATAATAAACTTGATATAATATATTGTATAAATCATATTTAATATTATCATAATTTATATTCCATTCATGTTCAAATGAATAAAATTTATCAAAATGTTGAATTAAAATACATAGTAGTTTATTTTTAATACATGAATAATTGAATAAATTATATTGTTTTTCAGATGTATTTATTCTGTGTATATTTGATTTAAAATCTATATCAGACAGTGTATCATTGTTAGCTTTGTATTTTATGTTAATATATGACGTATTAGAATTAAATTCATATAAATCATATGTCTCAACAAAACATGGTATTTTTTTTAAATAAGTATTAATAAAATATTTTCCAACATAATATTCATAAAATAAATTATCTGATACTGGTCTAGATGAACATTTTAAAATAGTGTACGCAGTATAATTTAGTTTTTTGAAAGGCAATTCTATAATAAAACCATTTGCTGATGGATTACCTATTCGTTTAACATTTGAATTATCAATATAGTTTAAATTTCTAAAATTGTCAAAGAAATATTTAATACTATCATCATATTTGCCTAATGCTAAGCAACTATCAGGATTTTTACAAGAAACTTGTAACATTTTGCCAAAATTAATATCTCTATTTTCAATATTTTGACTAACAATTTGTTTAACAGAACTATCTAATTCTCCACCTCTTAATTTAAAACTCTTCAAATTTCTTTTTTTAGTTTGTCTTTTTTTAGTTTGTATATGTTTTTTCATTATACCTTTTTTTCTTTTAGAATATTTCATAATATATATATATAATAAAATATCTCAATACATAATAAATGATTAAAGAGTCTTTTTCTAAAGATGAGAAGATATTAATCGCAAAACATATAAAAGACATTAAGATTGCAGATATAGAAGAAGATATGAATAAATTAATAAAAATTGGAGAGAAGGCAAGTATGATATCAGAAAGGTCTAATATAGGAAATAATATAGTAGATTATTTTACATTTGTAGCTCGACTAGAAACAAAAGGTAAGTATGATGCAAATTATTTTGATTTTCTAGTTAATTTAGAGACATTTCGAGAGAAAAAATTTATCCAGACGATGTTAAAATATTACGAAGATGTAAAGAATAAAAATAAGACAAAGCATGAATACAAAGTTTTAAAGGAAGTATATAATATATGTATAAGTGCAATAAATATAATGAGACCATTAAATTGTATGGAAATTTATACACGGTTTAATGCTAAACGAGTGTTAAATTTTTGCGCAGGTTGGGGAGGTTCAACAGTGGCTGCTGCTGCGTTAAATTTGGAAGCTTGGTATGGTGTCGAAATAAATTCAGATTTAAAACAACCTTACGAAAATATGCTAACATATTTACGCACAAAATCAAACACCGAATTTAGCATCCATTTTGGCGATGGTGCAGAATTTGACTATGCGAAGCTCAACTATGACACGGTATTTTCGTCTCCACCTTATTATTTTATAGAAAAATATGCCAACAACATTGGCTACAAATCTAAAAAAGATATGGACGATAAATTTTACAAGCCTGTTTTTACTAAGAGCTATAATGGCCTGAAAAAAGGTGGACATTTTATAATTAACGTTTGTAAAGAAGTTTATAATAACGTCCTTAAAAACTTATTTGGAGAAGCTCACATCTTTTTTCCTCTTAAAAAATCCAAGCGACAAAATAATTATACAGAAATGGTTTATGTGTGGATTAAGACTTAAAATACACCACCTAATCTAACCTTAGCACTTGCTTGAGCTCTTGGCTTTGCACCAATATATGCTGCATATTGTGGAGAGAATTTATTTGGTGGAGGTTGTGAAACTTTTCTCTGCACATGAACAGGAAATTTTGATATGTGTCTATTTTGAATATGATGTTGATATAGAGGTGGCGGGCTTTGATTCATCATTTGTTCTTTCATTTGATGATAATTATGAAAACCAATTATATTATTTGTTGGTGCTTCTTCCTCTTTATCTTCACTTTGATTGTCATTTAATTTATTAAATACATCTTCTTCTATTTCTTTTCTCTTATCTTCTTGAATTTGTCTTAAAAGTTCCGCGGGTATTTGCTTTCCCATTTTTGCCAAATATTTTGCGACATTCTCGCGCTTCTCTCTATTTGTCGGATAATGAGGAATATTTGACCAATCTGTAGTTGTTATTACTGATTTTTTTGTCTCTTTAATTTTATCTGGATTTATTATTTTTCTTTTTGGTTCTCTCAAATCATAATTGTAATATTCTTCTGAACCAAATGGAATATGTGTTAAAAATGTTTTTATGTTTACTACTTTAATATTTGAATTATGCACAACAAATATATTATCATTTGGATTTTCTGATTTATCATCAATAGAATATTTTAACTGAGTTATTGTTCTTAGACCATCATTGCCATCATCATATTCTCCTCTCCAAGGATCTTTTTTTGAAATAATTCTTGATATTCCATCAAATAGCTGCAATATTTCTGGACTACCGATATTATAAAACACACTTCTATCAATCTTTATTCCAAATCTATCACATCTCTTTTGCAAAACATTGTCTTCCATTCCCCATCCCCAAAAACATGGAAAACCATTTGTTCGCTCAAAATCAGAACCCTTCATAACAACAATTCCACCTAATGCATATTTAAATCCGTAATAGTGCTTTACGACACCATGAGTAGTATCATAATCAAATATTTTATTAAATGGGATTGTATCAACATCATTAAATATAAATGTTATATCTTTATAATGTTCTGGATACTTATTTCTTGCTGCGATAAAACCAATATTTTTAACAGCACCTCTATTAAATGTTCTTGCGTCGCATTGATGTGCAAAAAATATTTCATAGTCATCTTTATCCTCTAATATAAAGCTCATATACTTACAGAAAAAAAATTTATGTTGAACGCGATTTCTATAAGGAACGATAAATATACGCTTTGGAATTTTAACTTCTTCAGTCATTATAGTTAACATTAAGTTTTTATTTTTATATTTAAAACTAAATAAATATAAAAGTTTCTTTTTATACAGAGTATTTTTATATTGATTCTAAATTATATTTTTTCATGATTGCGGCAGGAATTAAATTGCCGTCATTCGCTATTTTTTCCAATTTTTTATAACACTTATTAATTGTTACTTCACTTGTTTCACTTACATTTTTTACATCTTTTTTACTTATATTTAATTTACATAATTGAGCAATAAAATAAACTACACCAGCAGCAATAGATGGAGGTGTATTTTCAGGCATAACATCCATCTTCTCAATTTTCATTGAAATAAATTGACACAACTTAGTTAGCTCATTATTTATATTTAATTTGCTACAATATCTTTCGATAAATGCTTCTGGCTTTGTTTTTCCAAAATTTGTTTTCTCTTTATTATCCATACTCTTCTCTAAATCATTAATAATTGCCAATGCATTTTTACATCCTTTAGTTGCACTAGTAGCATCTAAATGAAATATTTGCGCAATTTCTTTTGCTGTTCTTGGATAATTATTTATTCTACATGCGATGTAGATAGAAGCTGCGATAATACCATCACGATTATCCCCTCTAAATCTAGAATCAGACTCTGATATTTTTTTGTGGTAAACTATAGCGTCGTCAATAATTAACTTTGGAATCCCTGCATGCTGAGCCATTGTCGTAATAACTTGGAAATCATCGTATTGTGATTTTTCCTTGTATGGCATTGATTGCCATTCAGTATAACGTCTTATCTTTCTCATCTCATAACTCATAGGACCACAACATAATACTTTACATCCATATGATGATTCTTCTAAGAGTGGATTAATTGGCATACCGCATCTAGTAGGGTCTGAGTTCTGATTATCGTCAGCTCCATAATATCTCCATTCAGCACTCTGATCTACTAAATCTTTATAGATAATACCACATTTATTATTCATACATGTTAAAAAGCCTTCTTCTGAAAACGCTAAATTACTCTCACAACGCTCACAAAATTCTCTATTGCCTGAACCATATATACATTCCAAAGGAACTTTGACTTTTTCAGGATTTTCGATCTCCGAATCAAATATGTTCCACAGTTCAGACTTATTTATATTTGTTTTTTTTCGTTTTTGGCTTTTATCTTGTCGCAGAGTTAGTGAGGTAAGTCGTGGTGGTAGAGGCAGTAAAGATGCTGGTGGAGGTGGAGGTGTATTCATCATGGAGCATATATCACTAAGGTTGCTTTTATTTTTATTCATCATTCTATATTATCATTAATTAGATATTAAATTTTTAATTCAATTTTATTTATATTTTTTTATATATTTTTTAAGATTGTATATTATATGGGAAATAGCACATCATCTACTAAAAAAGCAGAATCAGAATTTGAAAACTTTTATGATATAATTGATTATATTGCTACATATTATATTTTAACAATGGATTTTCAGAGCTTAAGCAAACTTTCTGAAAAAGCTTATTGTGATAAATTGGTTATTTTGACATCTGATATTGTTGATAGATACTTTAACGATATGGAAGTCACATTTTTAGCACAAAGAATTAAAGATGGACTTGAAGTAAATGATTTAAAGAAAGAGAATATAAGATATATTAATAAAGACAATCTTGAAAGTTTAGATGTCTCAAATGATGCTCAAAAAAGCATTCGAAAAAAACGTACATGTATTGGTATTGCTAAATTTTATGTAAAAATTGCACATATTTTTGCAGCAATTGTTATGACGATTAATCCTGTCTACACCTATAAAGATGCAAGTGGCGAAACTGTAAAAACAACACTTCTTGAAAAAGATAAAATTCCTAAAAATGTTAATAGAAAATTATATAAGTTAAATATTTGTGACAACAGAATAAGAGCACTTAAAAAAGGAGAACATTTGGATGAACAAACAGGCAATGTTACTATTCAACCCAGAGTTTGTGATATAAATAATGGCAAAGATGGTTTACCTAAAACTCTCGAAAATGAACCTGGAATTCCTGAACTTTTGCGTCTATATCTCGACGATAAATATGACTATTCAAATGGTTCATTTGTAGGTATGACTGAAGACACTGAAAAACAATTCCAGAAAGACCTTAAAACATTTTACACTGCATTTACAGGTAATAAAGACATGCCTAATACAATAAAAAAATTCAGCGATATTAGACTTAGAGATTACAGCAAAAAACCCGGATGTCAACCACCTACTTCCGTGTTAAAAGGCAAATATACCTTAAATAAAAAAGACGAATTATTTGTTAAATATGCTGATAATATTAAGTCTATGATTCAAAATGCGGCCGATAATCAATTTAAATTACTTGAAGTTATTAATGATTTATTCACATACGTTAATGATCCATACACTGGTAAACGTGTTATTAGAATTAATCCTAAATTAACAGATGAATTACTCCAAAAAGCAGTCGAAAAAACTAGAAAACTTATTGTAAACTTATATGTTAAATGTGAATCCGATTATGTTAATGGAGTTCAAATATTCGAAGCTATTGTTGAATCCAAAATTGTAGAAACTACACAAAAACAAATTGAAAGTCTTAAGAAGGAAGCTACTAAAATAATTCAGGAAACCAAAAGAGCTTCAGAACCAGTTAAAACAATTCCACCAGTTGTCATAGTTGACAATAATACAAAAAAATCATCAATTACACCAGATCCATTATTGTTTAGCAGCAATACAAACAAACCATCATATAATCTATCTACGGAAATAGATACATCTATTCAAAACAATCTATCCACTTCATCAACTCCGATAACTAGTATGTCTACAACTTCTTCTTCATTATCAACACAATCAGGTCAATTAAAATGAAACCTGTAAAATACATAAATTGTTAATCCTACTAAAACAATTGGATTGCTAATAATATAGAATATAATATCATAAAAGTTTGATATTAGATTTGCAATTTTATTAATCAATTTTTCAATCCATTCGCATATAGTCATTATTAAAAATATTAAAATTAAATGAATACTTGGAAAAAATAATAAAAACAAAGATGTTAATAATAAAAATAATTCTGTGCTTATTTGCATTTTACAACTATATAATATAGGATTATGACTTTATATAGTTTCAATAGATTAATTTAGATAGTTCCAACTGAGCCAAATAGTTTTCTAGCATTAGATAGAGCTTGTTTTCTAAGACTTTCCCTCGCAGCGCTATAAGATCCTGTTTTATGCAAAGTCTTTTGTGCAGCTTCGATGGCAGTAGTCCATTTTTTTCCAGGTTTTGAATGTTTGTATGTCATTTTTCTAGCTCTTCTTCTTAAACTCCTATTACGTCTTGTTTTCATATATATTAATTAAATATTTAATTGCTTTTATTAAATATTTAAATTAAAATCCGCTAAACGCTTATTGACGGGAACGAGCGGCAGAAGCGGCACGAGAGGCAGCAGCGGAGGCAGCACGGGCAGCAGCAGAGGCAGCGGCGGCTTGACGAGCAGCACTACGGGAAGCAGAAGCAGCACGGGAAGCAGAAGCACTACGAGCAGCAGAAGCAGCACGGGAAGCAGCAGCTGAAGCTTGACGAGCAGCCGAAGCAGTACGGGAAGCAGCAGCGGAAGCACTACGAGCAGCAGAGCGAGCGCGGCCACGGGCCATTGATCTAGATCTTGAGCGATGAGCATGACGACGACGATGAGTTCTTGCCATTATATAAACTATCAAGAAAATATTTTTCCGAACGCTTAAATTTAAAAAATTTCTAAATAAACAATTAATCTGTCCAAACATTATTTGTTGAAGCCCACCACATTTTATTTCCCTTTTTAATATCATAAATTGCCCTAAATATTCTAGATCTCGATAATGGAATATTACAACGATATTTATCTAAAGGATGTGGATTCGTTTTTAATTGCGCTAAAATTGACTTCTTGGATATTTTTTGCCTAGATTGTAAGGCAAAATAAACAAAAAACCCGGTAAATGATAACGATTGTATTGGTAAAATATCTTGATTTTTTAATTGAAAATCTCTTAAATATTCTTGACATATAGCAAATCCGGCAATGTCTGCCAAATCCTCTCCTATACTTGGCCATGCATCAAAGTCAATATCATCTCGTTTTGCATAAATTTCATATTGTTTTACAATATTTGCCTGAATTTTCTCAAACACTTTTTTATCCTTTTCTGTCCACCAATCATGTAATCTCCCATCCTTATCATATTTACTTCCTAAATCATCTAAAGCATGAGACATTTCATGAGCAATTGTAAATCCTATATGAGCTAAATTATATTCGATACCTCGTTCATCTAAATCCACAAATGGCTTTTGAATATATCCTAAAGGAATATAAATAGTATTTTCAGTTGGAGTATACATCGCATTCACTACATAAGCCTGTGTACTAGTAAATTTCGGAGGTATATCTGACCAATCCATCACAGGTATATCAATGACAGGTTTACCAACCAATTCTAACGCTTGTTCATGTCTCCAATATGCGATCTTAAGTAAATTCCCCCACGGATCATCTGCTTTATAATCCAATAAAGGATCTTCTCTCAAAATTTCTGGAGAACCAACGATTAGTTTTATTGCATCTAATTTTTCTAAAGCAATCTGTTTTGTTTTTGGTTGCATCCATGTATTTCTACTTATAATTCTTTTAAATACAATTTTCAAATCTTCTGCCATTGATTTAACATATTTGATCGTCTGTTCATTTTTATAGTGTGAAATATATTGATTTGTCAAGAAGGTATTAAATCCAAATCCTATTCCAAAAATTGGACGTATATATGGGTCAACTGGTCTTGCTTGACCTCTTAAAAATTCACCAGCAAATTCATAAAATACATTCCATCCATCTCTATCCCATCTCGTTTGCTGTCTTATATATAAATAAATCCAGTACGTTCTCCATTTTGAAGAATTCCATTTTTCCTTATATAATTTTGTTCCACATAATAGATAATTAACATTTGACGTGACAAAGTTTTCGGGAATATTTTTAAATCCTAGTTGTTTGCAAAATTCCTCCCAATCAAAACCAAAATTTTCTAAAGCTTCCTTTTTTGAAATTAAATTATATCCATCTTCATCTTCTTCTTTTATTAAATTGCATCCCATAGCATTTAAGATTTCTATTTCGCAATCATAAATATCTTTTACATTAAAACCATGATCTTTTCCAAATGCAACAGTAAATATATTATTTAAATATTTAAAAAATACTTTCCTATATTTCTTCTTATATTTTTTGTCATCTAAACTATCAGATGGATCGTCAAAATATAAATCAATATCTAATAACGATAATTGAGGCGGTTCTAAATAACATTTATAAGTTTTTGGATTTTTATCATCTGGATTTATTGACCATACAAACGGCGAACCCCAAGATATAATCTCATTTTTATTTGCTTTTGCTAATTTATACCATAAATTTTCGGGATTTGCAATCTGTTCATCTACATATTCAACAACTAATTTTGACAAACATCTTGTCTGTTCTTTTGTATTATATATTTTAAATGATTCATATGCATTTTTTAAACATTTACTTAATTTTGTATAATTCGTTTTAATATAATCTTCAATAATATCTATTAATTGTCTATAGACTTTATCTTGAATTAATCTAAAATCGTCTATTTGAGTAATATATTGTTGATAAGCTTCTATATCTAAATCTTTTAACCATCTTTCATTAACATATGAATAATAATCATTTTGTGGTGTAATTTTTGACTGACTCATTGCCTTTTTAAGATCCTTAACCACTTCACGCTCTAGATTATAACTACCAGATAAAACATCTATTTTATTTTTTTTTAATGCTTCGTCAATATTATTTTCAAAAGAGTAATACATATTTGGTGAATTATTGCATATTATTTGTCTTTGTTCATTTGATAATTCATCTATACTTCTCAATATTTTATCTTGTTTTCTTTTTGTTTTATTTCTTACTGTATTTATTTTTTTAAATGTCTTATTCATAAAGTAATATGAGATTTTATTTAAATAAACTTATCCTCTATTTTATTCAATAAATCATCATCATATACTAGATTACCTGATGGTTTATATGATTTAATTGGAGTATATTCTTTCTTTTGTGGTTTCATACGTTGATTATCATTTTGTTTCAATAAATATTCATTAGGTTCTGATGAACTATTTGTTATAGTTTTTTGTCCATCTTCATCTCCATCTTCTTCTTCGATTCTTTGACCATATTCGTTTACTTTTATACCAGTTTTCTTTTTAATTTCTGTTCTTACATAGGAAGGAACCCAATGCATCCATGAAATAAATAATAAGTTTGGATGAATATAACGCACATTAAAACCACTTGTTTTCAATTTATCCATTAAATATGCAATACATGCTCCTTGATCATATTTTGGAACACCTAAAATTGTTTCTGGAACTAAAAACCAACAGAATTGTTCGTCTACTTTTTGTCTAGAAACTGTTCGAATTCTTACATGAACCCGGTTTAATAATTTATTAAATAAAGCTAATTTGTTTAAGTCTTGTTGTCTTTTCTTTTCATATAGCTCATCAATATTAATTTTTTCCGAAAAATCTTCAAGATTATCAATAGTGAATATGCTTGACATTTTTAATCTTATATAATATTAAAAAATATAAAATTAAATGAATTATTTTAATAGTTTGGATAAATACTTAATATTACATCTTCTTTTTCTTGATTTGAAAAATCATGATAATCCTTTAATATCACTCTAACTAGTAATTTTTTTGAATCAATTGAATCAAAATCTGCATCAAAATCGTCTCTTCTTAAAATTGCATCAACTAATTTTAATATAGCCTTTTTAAATTTAACTAGTAAACGGTCGCATTCTTCAATTGTTAAAGTTACGTAATCCTGCTCCATAATCGGTTCGTTTCTCTTAATCATATTTTGGTATTTTAAATATTTTGAATAATAGAATATCTTTTCAGCTAACATATCGTCTATGGTTGGTGTGATGAATAGTGAAATTTTTTCAAAATGATCGACATAAAATGGGAAAAATAAATAATTGTCAAAATATTTTTTAACATCTTCATTAATCTCTCCAAAACCAATATCTGAAACAGCTTTAAATAATTTATTATCATTATATAAAAGTTTTGTTATGTCTTTATTTGTATTTTTTGGATTTGAAGGTAAACTTACAAAGACATTTATTTCTTCAGGTATAATCCATTTTACCAAATATGCAATGTGTTCTGATAAATTTTGCATTTTTTCCAAATCATAAACACTGTCTATAAATTTATTTGGTACAATTAAAATATCAGTATCTTCGCTACCGTGTTGTCCTATATCAGGAATACCAACTAAACTTAATTGTAGAGCACGACCGCCTTTAAATATAAATATATAATCTTGTTTTGTATCATATAATTTATATAAAATAAATCCATAAAGTAATGTTATAAAACAATTTAATATATTTACGTTCACAAGTGTTTTAATAGTTTCACCAAAAGATAAAGACGTTTTTGTCATGTAGCCAGGGAATATTGATTCTAATAACTGACATATTTTAAAGTTTTTTTTAACATCACTTCCATATCTATCATGCTGATATAATGTCATTCTATCATGCTCATATAATGTCATAAAACTTTCTCTTATTTGTAATAATTCATCTCCATTTTCAAATACTGGTTGCCAAAACTCAGGAACAACTCCTCTATCATATCCAACTGTATTATCTGTTGGTAATGGGTATGGTAATGAAAGTCTGACATCTATTTCTGGTATAGGTTCGGGTTCAGGAGCAGATGCTGGCAAAGGTTCTTCTAAAGGCATAGGTTCTACATCTTGTGTAATTATTTGTTGTTCATTTGGGATTAACTGTGCTAATTTTATTTTAGTAGCTTCATCTAATCCATCTTCTATTATGTGAAACGAATTCTCCTGATTCAATAACATTCTTATATTAGGTATACGTTGTTTATCTACTTCATGTTTAAAAGGTGATTCTTTAAATCGACTACTTAAATTATTGAAATTTCCACTATTGATAAAATATGTATTCAATATTCTCACTATATCTTTATCTGAAATTGAAGCGTTTCCAACAAAACTATCTAACATAAATGTAATTGGAGAGATAAAATCAACAATTTTTATATTACTAGTATCTTTGTCTACATATTTACCATGCATTGAAACAGGTATTAATGTATTTATCAAATGGTTGTCTTTAAAAAAATTAATAAGTAAATTAATACCTTCTTTTACTTTATTTCTACTTGCATTTCGATTAATAATTTGACTTACAATATTATTTAAAGTTCTTCGAAATTTTGTCTTTTCATTATATTCTTCTGATGGTTCTCCTCCTCGTTTATTCTTTTTTGTTATTCTTACTTTTTTATTTTTTTTGGTACGTTTTATAACATTTTTTCTTTTTGTTAAATGTTTTTTAATTATACGTTTTGTCATAATATATAATGATAAATTATTTAAAAGGATTTAAAAATTATATTAAAATATCTCTAATGACAATAAAACACTTGGTAATATCTGGTGGAGGACCAATAATGATCCAAATATTGTCAGCAGTTCAAGAGTTAGAGAAAAAGGAATATTTAAATATGAAAAATATAGAATCAATATACGGAACATCAGCTGGTGCAATTATTGGTGTAATGCTTTCTCTCGGGTTTGATTGGGAAACATTAAATAATTATATTATCAAAAGACCTTGGCAAGAGGTTTTTCCTATTAAAATTCAAAACATTTTAGATTCTTACACCAAAAAAGGCATTTTTGACATTAAAACCGTTGAAAAATGCTTTAAACCACTTTTTGACGCAAAAGATATTCCAATTAATATAAATATGACTGACTTTTATGAGTTGACAAAAAAAGACCTACATATTTTTTCGTTTGAAGTTAATGAATATAAAATTGTCGATATTTCATATAAAACATATCCTAAACTCGAAGTTATTCAAGCAATTCAGATGACATGCGCGTTGCCTGTATTGGTAACTCCTGTATGTATAGATGATAAATGTTTTATGGACGGTGGCATTGGATGCAATTATCCGTTGAGTTTTTGTATAGATTCGGGTAAAGAACCTGATGAAATTCTTGGATTCAAAAATAAGTATTCAGACGAGAAATCAAATATAAATGCCAATTCTACATTGTTAGATTATATTTTAAGTTTTCTATTTAAAGCAGTATTTAATGTTCATAATAATTATGTTCAACCAATTATTAAAAACGAAGTTATTTTTGACACAAGCTATTTAACAATAGATATATTAAAATCCGCATTAAGCAAAATTGAAGTTCGGAGAGAATTATTCGAAAAAGGAAGAGTAGCAGCGTCAAATTTCTTACAAGACAGTATTCAAAAACTTAGTTAACGTTTCCCTCGATGGTTTGGCATCATATTCGATAACTTGTCCATCTTTAACCAATTTAATAGTCGGATATCCTTCAACACTATATTGGTTCATTAATTTTTCAACTTCAGAGGTCTCTTCAGAACAATCTACATCAGTAAAGACTACTCTATAACCATTAATTGTTTTATTTTCATATTCTGACTTTAAGTCATTCCAAATAGGTTTAGCAGCCTTACAATGAGGACACCAATCAGCATAAAAAAATAATAGTTCTGCGTTTTTTCCACTAGAACCATCTAAAGGGACTTGTTCACTATTTGGATGATATTTTGGCTTCATGGATGGGGCAACATAATATAAATAATAAAAAATAGCAATTACAGCAAAAAGTAAAACTCCACCAATTAAAATCATAGTATTAGTACTCAAATTACTTCCGGCACTCATAACTCGAGTGAAAATACTAGTTGATTCTGTATTTAAATGAGGTAATGAATTTGCGTTAAAATTAATATACTTAGCCATTTATATATATATTCTAAAAGAAATTAAGATTGTCTTTAAACGAATACTATATAAAGACAATTATGTAAATAAATTAATGTTATTCAGGACTGCTAACGGAAAATTAGTTGAAATTAAAAAGAATTCATTTATTAATGATAAATTATATTTTGAAAAATTAATTGAAATACATAAACCTCTTCCTAAATTAGAAAAAGCTTTTCAAAACAAATATAATAAGTAATCCAATAAATAAAGTAAAAACATAACTGCAAACAATGTTAATATTTAATTGAGAACTTACTTCCTTTGACAAATTTAACTGGCTTGCATTCCTTAAATAGTTTGTTTGTTGATTATTTAAGTATACTGTATAAAAAAGTAATAATATTGTAATTATTTTCATAAAAACTGATGTTAAGAAGAAACTACTTAATGGACTAATAATAAATAAAACAATCAAAAAAATAGATATAGCAGAGCAAGTACATACTCTTTTGGTTGTATCTGTAAAAGTTGTTAAACTGAAATGTTCGTTAGAATTCATATATATATATAATAAATTTAAAAATAATTTGTTATTTTACATTAATGAACATTGAAGAAGTTATTATGGAAAATAAAAATTTGAGAGAAGAAATTGAACAATTAAAATTAGAATTAACTGAAGTTAAAGAACATCTTAAAAAATATACAGCACCAGCATGCAAAAAAATTTATTATGAAAAAAATAAAGAAATAATAAAACAAAAACATAAAGAATATAAACCAACAAATGAGCAAAAAAAACAATGGGCAAGAACAGCTTATTTAAAAAAAAAGGAAAAAAAGGAAAAGGAAAAGATGGAAAATATTTAGCAAATATATATTTTCTGAGAAACTATATAAATATTTTCTGTGATATATTTATAAATGGAAAATGAAGAATGGAAAACAATAACTGACTTTCCAAAATATGAAGTAAGTAATACGGGAAATGTCAGAGTAAAGGAAAGTAAATATATTATGAAACCTTTCAGAAATGAAGCAGGTTATTTAAGAATAAGTATATCAAATGATACAATTAAGGGAAAGAAATTTTATATTCAGCGCCTTGTGGCAATAGAATTTTTGCCTAATTTAGAAAATAAGCCAACTGTAAATCACAAAAATAATATACGACATGATAATAGATTATGTAATTTAGAATGGTCAACTATGACTGAACAAATTATTCATAAACACAAAACAAATAATAAATTTGAAAAAAGAAGAAATATAAAAGCTATATGGAGAGTGGATTGTAATACATTAGAAAAACTTGAAAAATATAATACTACTACAGAAGCTGTTAAATGGATAAAACAAAATAATTTAACAGATTCAACAAATGAATTAAATTTGAGAAAATCATTAATAAATGTATCAAATGGTAAAACAAAATCAGCATATGGTTATAAATGGCTATATGAAGAAACTGAAACTGACTATTTTGAAGATGAAATATGGAAAGAAATTGAATTTGAAATGTTCTGCGTTAATAATTATTTCGTATCAAATTATGGTAGAATTAAAAATAATAAGGGAGAAATATATAGATTAAACACCAATCCACATGGATATATCAAAATAAGTATAAATAAAAAATCATATAGTGTTCATAGACTTGTAGCATCAACATTTATACCAAATGCTGAAAATAAAGAATTTGTAAATCATATTGATGGTAATAAAACAAACAATAATTTAAATAATTTAGAATGGGCTACCTGTCTTGAAAATAATATACATAAAATAAATAGCGGTTTAAGCAATACAACAAAAAAAGTAATACAATACGACATTAATATGCATAAATTAAATGAGTTCATATCTATAACAGATGCTTCTAAAAAATTAAATTTATCAACTCATACAATAACAAATTCTTGTAACAATAAAATAAAATATACCAAAAAAGATAGGTTTATTTTTAGATTTGGCTAACTTTATTTTATTTAAGTAATATATAATGAACAAAACACGCAAAAATAGAAATACACGTAATAAAACAAAAAAGAATTATACATTTACAAAAAAAGATTATAAATCAGGTGATGGTATGATGGTATCAGTCTGGGGAGCTCCGATGTGGCATTTCATACATACAATGAGTTTCAATTATCCTGTTAATCCAACAATAGAAGATAAAAAACATTATAAAGATTTTGTTTATAATTTAAGAAATGTATTACCATGTAAGTATTGCAGAATTAATTTAACAAACAATCTTAAGAAAAAACCTTTATTAATGTGTCATATGAAAAGCAGAGCAACTTTCTCTCGATATATTTATGAATTACATGAGCTAATAAATAAAATGCTCGGGAAAAAGTCGCATCTATCATATTGTGATGTCAGAGAGAGATATGAACATTTTAGATCGAGATGTACTGAGGAAAAACCTAAAATTTTTACATTTAAACGCACTCAAACACGAAAGAAAAAAGAGAAAGGCTGCACTGAACCTCTATATGGTAAAAAATCTAAATGTGTTATTAATATTGTACCTCAAGAAGATAAAATAGCTACATTTCAAATGGATAAAAAATGTATTAAAACAAGAGAATAGTAATATTTAACATATATAATAATATTTAAATATTATTATATATTATTAATAATATGTCAAGAATAAGTAAACTGTCTAGAATAAGTAAACAAATAGATACATCCCAACAAGAAATTACTATTCCAAATCAGGATTTATTTAAAAGAAAAAGAATGGAACAACCTGTTACCATTACTATAGAACCTTCTGAAATAATAAAAAAACCATATCCATATTTTTACCATACATGGAATAAAGAATTATTTTGTGATATTGATGATACGACTAAAATATATAATATTAAAAATACTATAGACGAACAAAATATCTATATATATAACAATAATTTACCTAGTGAGGAATGCAGTAATTTTAAATTGCAGCATGATAAATATGCGAACAGTCTACAAAATTATTATTATATCGTAGATAAAACAGAACCATTACCTGATGATTGGAATACAATTGAAGAAATTCCTATACAAAAAATAACACCTATATATCTTCAAAAATGCGACAGTATAATGTCAACACTTTTATTTATGCCGTTAGACCAATGTCACGATTTTCGTGGAGGTAGAACTAAGGGTGCAACTTCTTTGGCTACTGAATTAGATAAGGGTATATTAAACACAACAATAAACAATAATGAGAATAACTTAATTAATAATAATGGTGTAATTACTGGAAATATTTATGCAAACAGATTTATAAATAATTTGGTTAACACTAGTTTTTCTGGTGAAAAAAATATAGTTGGATTGTTAGTTATAGGAGATGATAGTCTTAAAATATTAAAAGGTTCTAAGTTCATGAAATTAGAACAAGAAGATACATATGTTTTAGATATTCAGGAAATAATGGATAATTTTGATAAACAAAGTTTATTTGTAGATGTTCATAGTGAAATTCATATGTATTGTCTAGATACAGGTAATAAACAAGAAATAGTTATTAACGACAAAAAATCACATATAACATTTCTTGGTTTTTCAGCTGATGGTTGGGATAAAGGAATGCACTCTGTTTGGACAATGAACGAAGTAAAACATATTTACTATGTATCTATTGATAGTATAGAAAAACGTAGCGATGAAATAAGAGTCAGTTATTCTGGAGATAAAATAACAACACTTGAAAATATAGTTCCTTCTTTTGAGATTCTTTTTAGCACTACTAAACAAATAGATAATTTTATGGATACATTTATGGAAAATTATAAAGATAATATAAATAAAATTTTTGAAGAAGAAAATTTCAATCTGTTGTATGAAAGCTTTATTAAAGAATTATACAGAGATAAAAAAGATGATATTAGTATCGAAGATGATGAAGATGATGACGATACAGAACAAAGTGGCGGAATAAATGAAAGAATGAATATTGATACAAATGAAGGAACGAATATTCCTGAAAATATAAATAATGAAGAAATTTTAAAAATATTTAGAGGAGTTAATTATAAAATTTATGGTGTAAGACCAATATCTGAAAAAAAACTAATCGACGTTAAAATAAAAAAAAAGATTAAATTTTATTCTGATGTATTTATTGAAATACTTAAAAAAATGTCTAAATCAATTTCACCAGAAATTCATCCTGATTTTCAGTACTCAAAAAGTTCACTATATGATGAAAATACTTCTATCAATGATAGAATTAAAAATGTTAATGAATTATTCAAACAGTCTGAACTTAATATTTTAAAAATACTTAATCAAGATATTTCGCAGGTCGAAAATGTAAATAATTATTGCAACGGTATTATAGAAGACAATTATATCATAAAACAGTTTGGTAATGTTAATGACATGAGCATTTTACCAAATATTGATGATGTAATGAATAGTTTAAATTGTTCTGATAATTGTAATATAATTAGAGATTCCGGTTTAAAGAATGAATCTGATGATACAAGTGATAATATAATTGATGACACAAATAATGAGTTAGGCGATGATACTAACGATAATGAAAATGTAAAACAACCATGTCAACAAAGAATAGACAAATATATGAAAGATATTAACAAATATTATCCTTATAAGTTTCAAATTGTATCCGGTGTAGTAGATAGCTCTCCGTTAGGTGGAGAGAATATGCCTGAATTTTTTCCACCAGAAATTGATATATTTATGACAATTTTTGGTAAAGATGGTAATTTAACAGGTGCTATAGTAAGAATGACATTTTTAAAACAAGTCTTAAAAAATATTTTAAATAAAAAAAATGGAGCATCTGTTTATTCACATTTTATTTATGTTGACTTTGATGAAATAGATATGAAGGCATCAATGCCTGATGGATGGAAAAAAAATTCAGATACATATCCACTAGCACTCAAAAATTTACTTAATTATGTAGTTGATAACACTGTATTTTTGCCAAGTTTAACAGATGATTTTTTAAGCAATTTTGAATTAATATTAAAAGATAATACAACTAATCATTTACAAAAGAAAGAATTTGCTGATATGCCAAACAATCTTAATAACACTACATCTGAACCGCGAAAGAGATGGTTTTTCTATTTATCTGATAACTCGGGACCTTCCGTTGCAAAAGGAATCAATGATTATTGTAATGAAACAAAATTAGGGAAATTAAATGATATCAAAGACGATACCTCAATTATTAGTGAAACTATTATAAGAATAGCTCAAAAAATATATAGAGATCCACTTAATACTAAATTAAGAGATATTTTTATCCAAGAAAGTGCAAATGTAGATAGAAGTTACATTTTTGAAAGTATTTTTTTATATAGAATTAAATATGTTGGTGATAAAAGTAGATGCACAGATTCGTTATTTTTAAATAGAAATAAATTTGCCGAATGTTTGCAAATAACAGGAGATGAAAATGCTCATTTCACAGCATTAATGAATGGAGCTTCATCTATATACTCTCCACCAAGCAAATTTTGCTTATATTTAACACCATATTTTACTTATGGAAATGTAAATAATAATGAAACATCTAATTTAAATGGTAAATTTTTAATAAATTTACCTATTTATAAAAAATTATTATTAAAAGGTGAAAGTCCAACTGATAAAGGTGCTAATTCTAAAACTAAAGAAACTAACACTATCTCTGAAGAAAATGTTCAATATTATCATAAATTGTTTACAGGTAGGTATAATCCTTTAGATAAAATTAATGGTTACAAATCTTCGCCATTATATAAAAATCTTAAAAATGCGTTAGTATCAGCAATGAAACAAGGTATTTTATATGACAAAACTGACCCTAATGATACTGAAAAACAAAAAAATGCAGTTAAAAACGCAGCTAATTCTATTGAACATTACTTTTCAATTTATCGAGAGTTTGATAAAATTATTTCCGAAATTTTTAAACATACCAATAATTTTTTCAATACGGATGTAACACGTGAATTGAATGGCATCAAAAAAATATTTAATGAAATAATTTCACAACCTGATTATGATAAAATATTAAATGACATAAAGAATAATTTTTCAAAAATAATAGCAGGGGATAATAAAACTCTAATTAATCCATTAAATGAAAATGTTACTAAAATTAAGAATTTTTTTATAAACCAAACTAATCTGTCGCCAGAAATATTAGGTAAACTTAATAAAGTGAGCAATATTAATGAATTGTATACTATTTTAGCTCAAAATAATAACAGTTTACAAAATGATAAAACTCTAAAACAATCTGTAAAACAATCTGCCAACGCAGTAATATTTTTAAGTGAAATAAATAATTTATTAAATACATTAAACGTGATAAAACAAGAACAAGTAAAAGAAAACACAAAATTTAATGATTATAATGAATATTTTAATAGAATAATAGATATTAATAAAGTATTAAATCCAAGTAAAAAAGGAAAAAGAAAATCTGACAGTATAACACCATCAACAACAGCTGAAAGTATAACACCGCCTGAAAGTATAACACCGCCTGAAAGTATAACACCGCCTGAAAGTATAACACCAACAACAACAACAGCTGAAAGTATAACACCAACAACAACAGCTGAAAGTATAACACCAACAACAACAGCTGAAAGTATAACACCAACAACAACAGCTGAAAGTATAACACCATCAACAACAGCTGAAAGTATAACACCGCCTGAAAGACCTACAGAAGATATTTTTATACCAAGTAAATCAAAAAGACTAAAATATGGAAAACAATCTGCAGGCGGTTTAGAAGTTTATAAGGAATTTTATAAACAAAACCAAATATACATTTTAAAATCATTTGAAAAATTAATTACTGAAAATAATGACATCAACATTAAATATATTAATCAAGATAAAACCAATTTTAATTATCAAACTATAACTGACATTAATTCATATTGTGTAGCAATATTAATGCTTCAAATATATAAATCATTTACAGGTTATACACCAAAAATAAATTCAATTAATGATATAACCAATCAAATTAAACAATTAAATAAAACTAGTAGATTACAGGATGCTATTAATATTAGAAATTACTATTCACCAATCATTGATACATTTGTAGAAATGGAATATATGCAAATAAGTGTTATAGCTTATGTTTTGGGTTTATATGGAATAGAAGTTTCTGACAATGAGACTATATTATATAATCTAAAATATTGGTGCGATTCAAGTTATTATGTTATGTTGTATATAATTGACAATATTAATTCATTAAATTCACCAGCCCAAAAATTTTTAAACCAAATAGACATGACAAATTTTTATGCAATAACCCAAATTTATAATTTATTGGAAAATATAGATATAGATGAATTAAACATGTATTATAGTTTGCGTAATTATAAAAACGACTTACCATTTTTACTTGAAGATGACAAAGTAGATATTGATAGATATTTAGATATAATTGATAGTTATGAACGATTGTCTTTATTTTTAATTAAATTTTGTAATACTCTTCTCTCTACAATAACAAATAATCAGCTTACATATTCGTCAAATGGATTAATTGTTGATTTTAAACCTATAATAGATCAATTAGAATCTGAAGGATTAACACAACTGGTAGATTTTTTTAATAATATTCAAATAAACATTAATAATGGAGCGATGCTTTCATCTAAAATCGAAGAAATAAATGATATGCGTGAAACAAATGATTTTAACTACTTAATTAATACAGCAAATTTAATAACATCAAGCACAGAATCGAAATTATTGACACAACCAATTAAGAAGAGTGATATAAGACCAATAGATATAATGCAATTTAAACCAATGGATCAAAGTTTATTAAGTACTTCTTCTGCAGCTGGAGGTAGCAGTTTAAAGAATAAAAGAAAAAACACAAAAAAAACAAAAAACAATAAAATGAAAAATAATTGTTTAACAAGAAAAAAGAAATTGAAAGTTAAAAGAAATACAAGACGTCATTAAATTATTTACTGAATAATTGATTAAATAATTTAATTTACATACCAAATGTTGAAAAATCATTCAATACAGGAGCTGGTAAATAATCATTATTTATGGCATTATAATTAGGAACTTTTTTACATTCAAACGCTGGTTCAGGACATCTTGCACAAGCAGGACATGCAGGACATGGTTCTTGTCTTGGAACTACGCTGCTAGCAGGACATGCTGGACAAACAGGAGGTACAATTTGTGATTTTAAGATATATAGGTCTTCTTGACCAGGAGGGATTTGACTTCTTGGGATTCCTGCGGGTAAAGTGTCGTAATAATTTTGCGAAGTATTTCCAGCGACAGTGTTACCTTGTGGTCCTTGAGCATAATATGCTGTATTACCTTGTGGTCCAGTTATAGAACCAGCTGAACCTCCGTAAGGCCCATAATATTGGCTAGAAGAATAGTCATAATCATTATTTGTGGTACCTGCGACAGTGTTACCTTGTGGTCCTTGAGCATAATATGCTGTATTACCTTGTGGTCCAGTAACTGATCCAGCTGTTCCACCATAAGGTCCTTGGTAAGACATTGAATAAGGGGCTTGTTGAATTGAATAACCTGTACTTCCGTAATATTGTGTTGAAGTATCTGTAGTGATTTGTGAACCAGAAGTATTGTAATAATAAGTTCCAGATGAGGTGTTTACTTTAATAGCTTGCTGACCATTATCAGCATTTACTACAGTTGCAGTTGCACCATCAGGTCCATAATAAGTTGTAGCTGTTCCATTCATTCCATAATAATTAGTATAACTTTCTACACTAGATGAAGAAGCGTCTGTTGCATTAAAAGTTACTGGTGTAGAAGAGTTAGGTAATGTTATTTGCAATGATTGAGACCCATCGCTATTTGATACGACAGTTGCGGTTCTACCATTTTGTCCATAAAATGTTGAACCAGGAGACAATTGAGTTGATGAACCAGTATAATGATTATAGTTATCGTATTGATTTCTAGAAGCAGTGGATGCTCCAGATGATGATTGTAAACCATTTCCATTTCCATTTACATCAAATGTTCCGGAAAATTTACCTGAAAATCCTTCTCTGCCGCAATTACCTCCTAAAAAGGAACATAAGACAAGGCCTAACAATAAAATTAGGAATAGAAATAATGCTTCAGTATTCATTGTATAATTTATATAGTGAAAAAATTTAATTTTAAATAAAATTGAATTTAATATATAAGAATATACTAATATTATATAATCATAATGAAAACTGATTACGAAGTAGCTGAAATAATTGACGATTCTTCAGATGAAGAAGAATATATTCTACAACCAAAGGTAACTTCGCTACAAAAGCCAAAAAAAATGAAGGTGATTAAAGAAAAACCCAAAAATATATTAAAAAGTTGTCATAATGAAGATGAAAAAGTTTATGAAATTGGCGTTGATGAAGCTGGAAGGGGTCCGTTATTTGGAAGAGTATATACTGCAGCAGTTATTTTACCTAAAGATGATTCGTTTGATTTCACAAAAGTAAAAGACAGCAAAAAATTCCATTCAAAAAAGAAGATTGAAGAAGCAGCAGAGTATGTTAAGCAAAATGCCTTAGCATGGCATGTAAGTTTTGAAGACGAGAAAAAAATAGATGAAATAAATATATTGCAAGCGACCCAAATGTCAATGCATACTTCAATTGATGAAGTGAGAAAAAAATACAATAAATGTATGAAAGAAAAGGGAAAAAAAGAGAAAAATGATTATAATTATAGTTTATTGATTGATGGTAATTATTTTAATCCAATTACATATTTAAATAAAGAGACAAATAAAATCGAAATAGTTCCCTACATGACTGTAGAGGGAGGTGACAACAAATATGCTTCTATTGCGGCGGCATCTATTTTGGCTAAAGTTGAACGCGACCGTTATATCGATCAGTTGTGCGAAGAGAATCCTGAATTAGCTGAGTATTATGGTATTGATTCTAATAAAGGATATGGTGCAAAACGTCATATAGATGGAATAAAACAACATGGTATAACAATTTGGCATCGTAGAAGCTTTGCACCTTGTAAAAATTATGTTTAATTACTTGTCTTTAATAGATGCGACTTTTAATATGTTTTTAATTATTTTTTCTTTTTTATTATCGTCTGTTTCCATAACTTCTATTACAAGCTTATCGTGAATGTCAGATTGTTTCGAAGAAGAATTATTATATTCTGGATATTTCTCTCGAAACTGAGGAAGTAATCTTATATTTTTATCTGCTATTTTATTGATTGCTCTCTTCAATTTGCTTTTCTTTTCATCTTCCTTACTCCATTCGCCTTGATCTTTGATATACATTGTTTCTCTTTTCTTGTCTGTGCAATGTATAGGTCTCTCTGTTTCATCTAGGTCATTTAAGTTTTTCACAATTATTTTCGAAATACCTTCCACATATCCTAATTCACCTACATCCATCAAATCGCTTAGTTGTAATTTAATGGAATCTACAAAGTCAGTAATATTCATAGCATTTTTACAAGTCTCATTTAAAAAAAATTGTAAATTGAATGATTTGTTATGAGAATTTGTTGTATTGTGTGAATTGGTATAAGTTCCATTTTCAAGAATCATCATTAATTTAGCATTTTGTTCGATAAGTGTCTTGATGAGTTCATCTTTATCAATTTCACCTTTTTTTTCTTTATTATCATTTGAGTTAACACAATATTTATTATGTCTCCATAATCCAGTTCTATCGTTATATTCTTTTCCACAATTATTGCAGCAAAATATTTTATTTGCCCCTTTTTGCCCTTTTTTTGTTGCTAAAAAGTTGCTATTTGTTGCCTTCAAATGTTTAGATGTTAAAATATGACGTTCCCAACTATATTTTTTACAGCATTTATAATGACAAACTATACATTCATAACATATTTGCCCTTTATTTGCCCTTTTTGCCCCTAAATCGTTGCTTAATGTTGCCATTTATCTCTATTGAGAAAATATTTTTAAGTTTTTTTTTAAAAATATCATAACAAAAAAAAATTTTTTGGTTTAATTTCTGACGATAATTTTTCAATATCAAGACAATTTTTTTTCTCAGTAAGAAGCTTTTTGCCTACCCATTTTTGGACATTTTTTTTGTCCATTTTTGAAAAGCCAAAATACTTTTGTGTTTTTGAGTCGTTTTCGCGATACTTCATGTGTAGGGAGGTTTTTCGTCCGAAAATCCGAATATTTAAAGAATTCCCCTTCATGATGTAGTGCATTCGTCTTTAAATAGGTTAAATAAATATATTAATTTAAAATTGAAAAATTAATACATCAAATAAATTACTTATAAACAAAGACTTAAACGCTTAGTAAATTAATAAATAAATGAGATTTTTAGTATTTGACACAGAAACTACCGGTTTACCACAAACCAAATTTATCAGTCCATATACACTGCATCAATGGCCTCATATTGTTCAATTCAGCTATGTAATTTATGATGCCTCATTAAATAACATCGTTGAATCAAAAGATTATATTGTGAAAATTCCTGAAAGCATTTCAATTTCAGAAGAATCAACTAAAATTCATGGTATTACAAATGAAATGTCTATAACCAAAGGCGTTCCTATAAATGAAGTATTAAATGAATTCTTTTACTACTTAAGAGGGGTTGATAAATTAATTGGTCATAATATAGAATTTGATGTAAATATGATCAAAGTAGCATTATTGAGACTTATTAACAATAATTCTCTTACCAAGGAACAACTTAAAATCTATAAATATGATTTTCATTATCTAACAAATTATCAGCATATCTCATGCACATTGAAAGACTCAATTCAATTTTGTAATATTCAACTAATCGATAAAAATGGTAAACCATATTTAAAATATCCTAAGCTAATTGAATTGCATGAAAAATTATTTAATAAAACACCTACAAATTTACATAATTCATTTAATGATATATTAGTGACTTTAAGATGTTTTATGAAGCTAAAACATGATGTCGATTTATACAATGAATGCTCTTCATTTAAAAAATATTCAAATTTAATAGGATTAACTTAAATTATTTATTTTGAATTTATTATTGTATAAATATTATATATGACATCAATATATAATAGTTCTGACTTGTTTTCTTTTTTGTCAAGTTACGATAACGTATGTTATATAGAAAATAGTATAGATATAACACAAAATATGCGTTCTCAAAATTCAAATAAAAAAATGTTAAGCAATGCTTCAAGAAAAATTAATATTAAAAAATAGATGCTCCAGATGAAATTATTATGGATTTTGATATTAGCAAAGATATGTCATACATTATCTATACAAATAGATATGATCCATATTCTAGGCAAAATACATTATTTCCAAATTTAGCAGATTTTATTGATGAAAATATTGTGGCAGGTGATAAACAAGAAAATGACCGTCTCATTGCATGCAAATGGAGTGATCTAGATGACGACGTGTTTGACCAATGGGGTTTTTTTTTCTTATATGATGTATTATCTGGAAAATATTATTTTCCATTGTTATCTCCATTAAATCAAGACGATGGAGTTCTAACTACTCAAACGTTTACAGCATTTGGAAGAACATTTACTATTATTCATGGATGGGCAACATATGGAGTATTTAAAATGAAAATAACTGTAAATGACTCACTACCATTTAGATTTGGTGCATACGGAGATATGGGTTCTGATGGAGATGAAGTAGTAGAAGATTTAACTCATCCATATACCAAAAATGGAAATAATTTAACATTATATTATCGCAAAGATGCTGAAGACGATAGTGATTATGAAATATTATATTCTTATTTAATACCTACAAAACTAATTGAAAATACTGAGAAAAAATATGATGTATATTACGATTCAGATGATATGTCTTTAATATCCAAACCTGTTACAGAAGGTTTATATGTATATTTTGCAAAAACAAATAATGCAAAGAATTTTGTCATTAACGATTTAGTTTTGTAATATATAATAAATATATAATTACTTTTTATATATTTATTTTAATTTTTTTAAGCTGAACACATTTCACAAATTTCATCATCTTGTTCTTCTGTTTGATTTTGTTGTTCAGGTTCAATTGTAAACTGCTGAGCTTGATGTTTTGCTTTTCTTCTTAGATAATAAATACCTGTCTTTAATCCCTTCTTCCAAGAGTAGAAATGCATTGATGTTAAGGTGTTATATGTAGGGTCTTCAACCCATAAGTTCAAACTTTGACTTTGACAGATGTAAGCACCTCTATCCGCTGCCATATCAATAACATGTTTCATTGGAATTTCCCAAACAATTTTATATTTGTTTCTGATGTGTTCAGATAATATTGTTAGCTGCTGAATAGAACCCTTATTCGCAATAATATTATTTTTAATTTGTTCGTTCCAATAACCTAACTCAATAAGCTCTTTCATTAAATATTTATTTACGACAACAAATTCACCAGCTAAAGTGCGACGACTATATAAGTTGCTTGTGAACGGTTCAAAACATTCATTGAAACCTAAAATTTGTGATGTAGAAGCAGTTGGCATAGGAGCAACTAATAGAGAATTGCGTAGTCCATGAGTTTTAATTGATTCTTTTAGAGAAGCCCAATCATAACGGTCAGAAGGTGTTGTAGACCACATATCAAATTGAAGAATTCCTTGTGAAGCTGGTGAACCTTCGAAAGAACTATATGTACCCATTAAATTCTTAGATTTACGTATAAGTGGATATTCATCTTCACCAATAAAATCAAGTAGATTAAACCTACCAGAAGATGATAACTTATTGATTATATCACATCTTTCAATTGATATTTCATTACTTCTCTCTAAAGCTGCATGATAAATAGTCTCAAATATTAGTTTATTTACTTCTTTCGCTTCTTCTGAATGAAATGGAATGTCCATAAGAACAAATGTATCTGCTAATCCTTGAACACCAATACCAATTGGCCTATGTTTCATATTACTTCTTTTTGTCTTTTCAGTAGGATAGAAATTGATATCAATAACCTTATTCAGATTATTAGTGACAACTTTAGTTACTTCATGAAGCTTAACGTAATCAAATTTCTTGGTAGATTGGTCGACGAATGTTGGCAGTGCAATTGATGCGAGATTACAAACAGCAGTCTCATTTTCGTCTGAGTATTCGATAATTTCGGTACAAAGATTTGACGACTTAATAGTGCCGAGGTTTTGTTGGTTTGATTTCGTGTTAGCAGAATCTTTGTAAAGCAAATATGGTGTCCCTGTTTCCATCTGAGCATCCAAAATCTTAAACCATAAATCACGAGCATTAACTGACTTTCTAATTTTTCCTTCAGATTCATATTTTTCATAAAGCTCAATAAACTTTGCACCATAAACATCACTTAATCCAGGACATTCGTGAGGACACATAAGAGACCATTTGACATTATTCTTTACTCTCTCCATGAATAAATCTGAGATCCATAATGCATAAAAAAGATCGCGAGCTTTTATTTCTTCGTCTCCATGATTTTTTTTCATCTCTAAAAATTCTTCGATATCAGCATGCCAAGGTTCTAAATAAATAGCAAATGATCCATTACGCTTATTTCCACCCTGGTCAACATATCTTGCTGTATTATTAAATACACGTAACATAGGAACTAATCCATTAGATGTCCCATTTGTACCTTGAATATGTGTTCCCTTTGCACGGATATTATGAATATGTAGTCCAACTCCACCAGCCCATTTTGAAATATGTGCACAATCTTTTAATGTATTAAAAATTCCATCAATGCTATCATCTTCCATAGCGACTAAATAACATGAACTCATTTGAGGTCTAGGAGTTCCAGCATTAAATAATGTTGGCGTAGCATGTGTAAAAAACTTCTGTGACATTAGGTCATAAGTTTCTTTTACAAGATTTATCGAATTAGGATTTTCAATATCTCCATGAATTCCGATAGCAACTCTCATCCACATATGTTGTGGTCTTTCTACAACCTTATTACCTACTCTAAATAAATATGCTCTCTCTAAAGTTTTAAAACCAAAATAATCTATAAGATAATCTCTATCATAATTAATGATTTCATTTATTGTATCTCTATATTGTTGTGTAAAATCCCAAAATTCTTCTGATATTAATGGTCTACTTTCTCCATGAACATCTTTGAACTCATATAATTCTTCCATGACAGATGTGAATGTTTGACAAGTATTTTTCTGATGATTTGAAACAACAATTCTTCCGGCTAAAACTGCATAATCTGGATGATTGGTTGACATAACTGCGCATTGCTCAGCCGCTAATTCATCTATCTTTGAAGTGGGAATTTTATCGAATAATTGGTCAATTACTTTCATGACGAGCGATTGATAATTAATATGAATACCTGCTTCTTGACCTAATTTTCTAATTCTATTTAAAATCTTGTCAAAAGTCAAATCTTCTAGCTGTCCATTTCGCTTAATCACACGCATCTCCGTTGTATTGTCCATAGTTATTATATACTATCATACAATAGTTTTAAACTGATTTTCTATTAATTTAAAAAAATGATATAATTAATTAATATAAATATAAAAGTATAATTATTAAATGTCGCTAAGTGTATCACACGTTAACGTTCCAGAAGGTTTCGAATTTTCAGTTAAGATGCGAACAGATGATTCTTTATTAGGAGCAATCAGCAAATATTATAATCCAAAACGACTTATACTAATCAGTAACAATACTTATGCTATTCCTGATACAGGAATTTACACTTGGGATACTATTGATTGTTGGGTTTATAATCAAGAAAAACAAGGATATATGGTATTATATTTTAAGTCAATTGAAGAATATAATATCTTAGTAGAAATGATTAATTTAAAAGGAAAAAGAGCCTTGGAAAAAATTCAGAATAAATTATTTAGATATGATCCTCGTAATGGATGGGTTAATACAGAAACTTATACTACATTCGATGAAAGCAACTTGATTGGGTATGAACATTATTTTAAGACAATTGAAGCAGAAATTGCTAGTCATAAAAAGAATCAAATGTTACTTAAGTCTATTGGAGAGTTTAAGAGCTTAAGCTATTTGTTATATGGTATTCCTGGCACCGGAAAAACCACTCTAATTAAGGCGTTATCATCTAAATATAATATGGATGTTTACGTTGTAAACTCTATTCATGCTAAGAGTTCAAATATCGGAAATCTATTAAATCCTGTAAAAAATGGTTCGAAATCAGTACTCTTACTGTTTGAAGATTTCGACAGATTCATTGTAAGAGATGATAATAAAGAATTGATGGGATTAATTTTGAATGCAATGGATGGGTTTGATGATTCTGGTAATACTATTAGATTCTTTACGGGAAACGACTGCGAGGTAATCTTCCAAGAAAAAGCATTAATTAATAGAATTAGTGGAAAATATAAATTTGATTATCCAACTTTTGAAATGTTTAGAGCAAAGTTATTAAAGCTTGCTGCTATTGCTCCACAACCATTTGATGTAGAAAAAGTTAACCAATTTGTTTTAATGATTGTTGATAAAAATCTTACATTAAGACCATTTACAAGTTATTGTTTGAGATATTTATTTAATAAAAATAATTTAGATGATATGATTGAAAATGTAAATAGTTTAATTGAAGGAGTATAAATATATATAAATTAAAAAATATAAATTATATATATGAATCAACTAATTTTTTTACTTTTATTAATAATATTAGCTCTTGGATTGCCATTAGTATTTAACATTTCAAATATAGTTGAAAAATTTACGAATTATTCTTTAGACCAAGCTTCCGGTAATTTTCCAGATGCACAAACTCAATTATTACTCCAAGATACTTTTCCTCCAATAGGTAAGAATCAAATATCAAACGATGATTCTAGCAAAATTTGGTGGCATTATCCAACTTTCGAGTTAGGTTCATATGATCAAATAACAAATAATATAAGATATCCAAATAATCCAGATGTCGGAAGATGTACACCTGCTTCAATGTGTGGTGCATTATATCATGATAAAATTATAGGTGATAATTATGTAAAACCATTACCTCCTGTTCTATCTGATTCAGGAACGCGAGTTGGTTATTTTACTACTGATGAACAACTGATAACTAGTTTACCATATAGAACTGATATGCAAAATATTTTATATTAAGTATATATGAACAACAATTCTCCCGCAAATTCATCATCTGATTCTTTTTATGATATTAGCATAGAAAGCAATTCGATAGAAGAGAATTTTACAAATAGAATTGCACAAATAAGACGCGAAAATTCAAGAACATTTATAATATGTAAATTTAAATCATTTGTTATTTTTATATTATTATTTTGTTTAATATCTTACATTATTTATAATTATTACTACAAAATAGCAAATGGTTTAAATAAGGCTATTTTATAGCTTAACAACCTTTAAAAAACAGGTTTCTTCACTAACATATGGTTTAAAATTTTGTGGTTCTTTTTTTGCCTTTTTATTGGGTGCTCTATGTTCATAGCCAGTGACGCGTTCTTCTTCAATAATTTTCCAAACCTTTTCCAATTGACAAACATTATTTTTAAACCATTCTTTATTCCTCAAAACAAGAACACAGCTTAATTTCTCAAGTTTCCAATAAATAAACTTTAGAAATATATAATTATATGGTTCAGATTCATATTTTTTAACGATTGATTCTTCCCAACCACTTATATCATATGGTGTCCATAATTTTAATGGCATGTATTCATAATGTGGTATACCTTCGCTAGTATGAAAATGAACAATAATTCCTTTATAACTTCCGTCTTTTGTCGTAACATAACTATTAAACTCTTCGCCGTTAAATGATGCTAAAGCTGAATCATTGCGATAACTTTGATAATCTGGGTATTCTGTGAATTTTGTCTCCAAAAAGTCACACTCATCAAGATCACAAACTTCCATCTGTAATTGCATTTGAACCCAGTATTCCTTCTTTGGTATTCCATTAATCTCTCTATTAACAATATTCTTGATTTCAAGCATACGTCCAAAACGACCGGTATTCGATTGAATAATGATTCCATCTGGTGATGCACCGATAAATTTATAAACTGGATGTTGAATACAACCAAAATCTTCCACTTTCGAACTATACATGTGCTCATAAATCATAACAGATAAGGGTTCATATTTCTGTCCCCAATGCAAAGTAGTATTCGTATTTACCATCTTAACTTCATCGTCAATAGGTTCTGATGTGAAATCTTTTAAGGGTTGACATTTTTCATAAATAAGTTGGTTTATTGTATTTTGACTTTCAAAAGCTTTCCAAGCATTACTTGCTGTTATTAAATTCCATCTAAATTGATACCATTCAGGAGTTCTTTGAACTGGTTGGGGAATTTCTCTTAAATGTTGGATTTTTTGCTCTATTATATTTATTTCTTTTTCATCTGCTTCAGATGCTTCATCGTCTTCATTATTTTCTAACGAACGTTCCGGATGAAAAGTAGTAATGTAAATGTTGAATGCGTCTTCAAGTAGATCATTCATGTCATGTTCAATATATTCACTATCCAAAATATGTTCTTCCATTTGAACATAAAATATTTCTTTAATTTCTTCTAATAAAATGTCATGAAAATTTGGCTCGGAAATTGCTGTAGGGTTTTCATTCATAAATTCTTCCATAAGATGAAAAGCAGTTTCAACAAGCTCGATAGCATAAACCTCTGTAAAAACAGACGGCTCATCCTCAAATTCTAATGTATCCATTATATCCTCTAATGTCTCTAAATCTGAAATAAAAGTTGTCATACTATATATCTTGTTTATATCTTTTTAATATAATATTTTGTTATATTAAAATTAGCCTAATTTTTGTACCATATTTGCAGTATTGAGCACTCCTTTACCAGACGCAACATCGAAGTCATTTGTTGCAAGAAATCCACCACTTGATCCTTGTATCACGTCAAAAAAACAGTCTGTATTATTAGAATCATACAATAATGGTTGAATAGAATTATATCTATTTGCAAGTGATGTATAAGTATGTCTTCTATTATTTAATCTGTGCTGTGTTAATATAGACATCATTCCTGCATATATTGGTGCAGCCAAAGAGGTTCCACCTGTTGTATATGCTCTATTATTTATAATTATATAACAAGGTGTATTTGGGTCTGCTACACACCCAAAATCAGGAGATATTCTTTTATTATTAGTTGTTATAGTAGGTTGATAAGGAGGTTTGTTGAATGATTTTGAATAACCACATCCAGCATTTGACCAAACTACCTCTGATACTCTATTAAAAGAACTATTTAAACTTAAACTCGTTCCTCCAATCGACAAAACATTTGTGCAACATGAAGGAACTGATACTCTACTATTATTTCCACTTGATGCTACATAAATAGTATTTGGATTGTTAAAAAAATTATCATATGCACCTAAATTACCAATATCTTCTGCTCCCCATGACATACTCATTACATCTGTGTCGATTGCTGGTCTAAAATTGTTTCGATTATTTGCAAAACTAACAGCATTTAACATATCTCTAGTTGAATTTGACGCAGCTAAAACAATTCTTATTTGTGCGTAAGGATTAACAGCATATATCCATTGAGCATTTAATGTTACTTCAACAGCCCAATTTGCGACGAAACGTCTTGAAAAATTATGTATTGTATAATTACATGGTGGCAATTTAAACACTCTTCCAAATGATGCTATATCACGAGCTAAATAAGGATTATTAAATGCTGCAATAATAGTAACTATAGGTCTTCTAATATTTCGAATAGGAATTATATTATTTATTGAATATGCTGCTCTAATTTGATTTGGTGTAAATGGTCCATACGAAATGGATTTTAATCCAATATCATCTTCTGTTGGATACTCATCAACAATGTCTTCAATCAGTATTTCATCAGGATTAAGTATATGATAATTTTCAAATGTAGTTATATTTATCGGACTATTGAATACACATTTTAAAGTAATATTTAAATCTTTAGAATTAACATTACAATATTTAAACTTACGAGATATTGAGCCTAGTGTATTTTGCATTTTACCTAATGAAACAGATGATGTAGTTCTACCGCTAGTTTGATTACTTCTATTTGTGTTAAAACCTAATTTCATACAATATATAAATATTTAATTATCATCTTCCTCTTCAGAATCTGAATCAGCTATTTTAGCAATATCCTTTTTTCTTAATGTTCCTTGGCTTGTTTTTTTTGGTGCTAAAGATTTAAGTGTTGATACGCGTTTTTCAATATTTTTCAATGTAAAATGCTTACTTGGTTTACTATAATATAATGCTGGTATATCTTTTATTTTACCATTATCTTTATCATAAATAACATCTTTAACACGTTGTAATTTTTTGCGATCAATGCAATCTTTTAAAAATGTAAGTAAGGTTTCCCCTTCATCATCAGACAACTCATTCACTTCTTTATAAGTTGCAACATATTCTTGTAATTTTTTCATTTTAATAGTTTTATTAAGCTTACACCATGGTTCATTTACATTATTATTCTTTTCATTCTCTAAGAATTTATCTAAATTAGATAGATCATTTGATGATTTTGTTTCATGCAAAGATACACCATTTAAGAGCATAGTTTTATATTTAATATTTTTAAGTTCTTGGCATACATTAGTTGTGGATAAATCTTCCATATTACTATAATATAATATATTGTATTAAGTTTAACTCAGTTTTGTAAAATATATATTTATTGATGTATATTTATATCAATTTCATTAAATATACATTTAAATATATTATAAGTATTTAATATATGGAATTGAAAAGCATTATGTTTACGAAATCTGTTAAAAAACAATTGGTAGAAGACCATAAAAAACATAAAGAACGAAAAAGAGTTATAGCTGAGAATTGGAAATTTACAGCAGAAGATTATACTTATGTAAATCAATTTGAAACACTTAAATCTATAAAAACAAATAATTACAACCACATAGATGATAAATCAAAAATAATTTTGCAACAAATCAATAAAAAAATATATGGATATAAACAACAAGATATCATTAAAAAACTTTTAAATCTTGAAAAATTTATTGACTTAGAATCTGTAATAAATAAATTGATAGAATGTGAGTTAAAATGTTATTATTGTCAATGTGAAATGAATGTTCTATATGATATTTCGAGAGAAATGAAACAATGGACAGTTGATAGAATAGATAATGATCTAGGTCATAATGCAGACAATTTTTATGTAGCTTGTTTGGAATGTAATTTAAAAAGAAGAAGAAGGAGTGATGATAAGTTTTTTTTCACAAAACAAATGAAATTAGTAAAAGTTCCTGAAGATAATACTTCGTTAGTTTAATAATATTAAATAATCATATAATATTATTAAATAATGGAATGCAGAAAATGTTTAGAAGAAAACAGATCGTCAATTGAAAATAATGGATATAGTTATGGATATATTGGTGTAGAAAATAATTGCCAACGACACAATAGGATAAGTAATGAACAACATAACTCGAGTCATCTATTGAAATGGACAGATGGACTTCCTTATGAAAGGTCAAGAAGGATGAAGCATCAAATTCAGATGGAAAATGAAGAGTTTAGTAAAACTATGGAAACCACTGCATATACGTCATCGCTACATCACGATGAAAATACATGGGATATTTTAAATCACTCTCTTTCTGGAGTAGGTTTCAAAGTTTCAAATAAGAGGGAAGAATTGGGCGACAAACTTGCTAACCGAGAAATGATTCAACAAATCGGATTTAATCCTTTTTTAGGTCAGACAAATTATGTTGATGATATTTCAATAAGAGATCAATTTTTAAAACCTGTTAATACAACTCAGGGAGAGAAGTCTATTTAAGCTAATGATTTTGTACACATAGAGTAAAGTAATCTATTAACAAAATAAGCAATAAAGATGTTAAATAAGACTAATACTCCATTAGTAATCATTCTAAAATTGAGAGATTTAAAATGTTGTATAATGAATAATAATTCGCTACCTAATACTAAAATAAGTGTTACAAAAAATATAACAGAAATAATTAAAAAATAAACACATGCACTTTTATCCAAAGGACCAAAATAATTAGTCATAAATTCTGCCATTATATATTATATAAAGTTTTAAAAATATAATAATATTTGTTATAAACTACTTAAATAAGTTTTTAATAATTTACATAAATGACAACTGTAAACTATACTACACAAAATGAATTACTATTAAATAATTTATTGGTTTTTTATAATAAGGATGACAATTTGGCAAAAATGTTAAAAATTATTACAGGCGAGTCTAAAATTTCGCTTAGAATAGTAGACTGGTTTACGACTAATTATGCTAAAAAACATTTTACACTTTATAACTTAACAAATTCATTAAATGAAGTAGTAAGATTTAAGGTTTATTTCGATTATAAGTTGAAATTAAAAGCATATAGTAAAGCTAGATTTGATCCTTTTTGTAGATGGGAGAGAATAAGTATTCCATATAAAGATGACACATCAATTGAAACAACAATTGGTCAACTAAATTTTTTTAAATGGGCTCTTGAAAATAAAGTTATTGATTATATTGATGAACATTATGATATAATTGAAAAGGATATGAATAATCGAAATAGCACTTCAAAAAGAAAAGAAATATTGAACGATAATTCGAAGACACGAAAAAAAAGAGAAGAACTATCTGTTTCCGCTACAAAAAGTATAAAGAAAGAGGAGGTTGAAATTGTTGTTAAATTTAATTAGTAGATGCTTTCGTTTTTAGTTTATAAATTATTATTTTTAAAACTTAAAATAATAACTTACATAATAATTAATGGGAAATTCACAATCATCGTCAATAAAAATAAATTATGAAGATGTACAATTTATAATAAAAAATCCAGAAGGTCATTTATTAATAAATACTCTCTCTAATGCAGAACAACATTGTTTAATAGTAAATACAATAAATATAAATAACGAAGAAAATATCATAAATAGTTGCATTAAAAAGGGAGCAAAAGGAATAAAAATAATAATATATGGAAAGAATTGTAATGACGAAAAATTATATAACAAATATAATCAGCTAACTTCTCTCGGATTTCATAATGTTTATATATATACAGGTGGTCTATTTGAATGGTTAATGTTGCAGGATATTTATGGAGAGAAAGAGTTTCCAACAACAAAAAAAGATTTAGACATATTAAAATATAAACCAAATAAAGTATTAAATGTGCCCCTTTTGGAATATTGATTAGTTTCTTTAAGTAGTTAAAATAATATATTTAAAATACCTACTTAAAGCCGTTGCACTACATGATGAAGGGAAAATTATGATTTTTTGAAAAAAAGGTTCAAAAAACCTCCCTACACATGAAGTATTGCGAAAACGATTCAAAAACACAAAAGTATTTTGGCTTTTCAAAAATGGACAAAAAAAATGTCCAAAATCGGATAGCCGAAAACACTCTTACTGACCGAAAATTTCGTCTAGATAAAGAAATAATATGGTCTCCTTTTAGACCATAAATTTTTTATTTTATGATGATAATTTTTAATATTTTTTGAGAAAAGTATTTAGGCATTTTTTTTATTTTCCATATAGTATATAAATGGAAATGCCGAAAATGCCAAAAAATGCCGAGTTTTATTGTAATCTTTGTGATTTTAAATGCTATAAAAAAAGCAACTACGAGATTCACTGTAAAACGAAAAAACATTACAATCGTGTTAATGGAAAAGATATGGAAAATGCGGAAATTAAAAAAAATGCAGTCTATGAATGTAAATGTGGTAAAATATATAACAATGCTTCTGGTTTGTGGAAACATAAACAAAAATGTAATCAAAAAAAAGAACCAGAAAAGGAAAGGGAAAAGAAAAAGGATGAACCAACAGATAAAGAACTCATTATGATGTTAATTAAGGAAAATTCTGAATTAAAAAATTTGGTTATAAAAGTTTTAGAAAATAACACAAATACTAATTCATATAATACTACTAATTCACATAATCACACCAATTCTCATAACAAAGCTTTCAATTTGAATTTCTTTTTAAATGAAACATGTAAAAATGCTATGAATATTACGGATTTTGTAGACTCTATAAAATTACAGCTGAGTGATTTGATGGAAGTAGGTGAGCTAGGATACGTAGAGGGTATATCAAAAATAATAGTGAAAAACTTAAATAATTTAGATGAGACAGAACGACCTATACACTGCACAGATAAGAAACGAGAAACCATGTATGTAAAAGACCAAGGAGAATGGCAGAAAGAAGATGAAAAGAGAAGCAGGTTGAAGAAAGCAATCAACAAAATCGCTGACAAAAATATAAGATTACTTCCAAAGTTTCGAGAGAAATATCCAGACTACGGAAATGCTTATTCAAAGCAATCAGATGTTCATGATAAACTAGTGATAGAAGTAATGGAAACAGATGATGAAAAGAAAGAAAAAATAATTCATAATATATCAAAAGTGACAACTATAAAATGAAAGTGTTGCACCAGTGTAATGGGCTTATACTTAAGTCAAGTCAAGATTGATTGTATAAATTGATTTAAGACATAGAATTTGACAATATTACATAAAACAACTAAATCTGAAAAATGAAAAGTATTTTGACTTTTCAAAAATGGACAAAAAAAATGTCCAAAATCGGAAAGCCAAAAAAAGTCCTTACTGACCGAAATTTTCTGTGACGATGTTGAAAATTTATGGTCAGAAATTGCATTAACATAAAAATAATTGTTATTGTATTTTTTTTGAAAAAAACTTAAAAATATTTTCTCAATGGAAATAAATGGAAATTTTAGGAAACAAAACCGCCGACAAATCGACAAATATATTTTATTGTGAATTATGTGATTATAACACGTCTCATAAAGGACATTATAAAGAACATCTAAATAGCTTGAGACACTGTAAACGGAAACAAGACGGAAACATTGGAAACAAAATCGACGACAAAATCGACGATATTGAAAAATTATCATGTAAAAATTGTAATAAATTATTTAAATCGCGAGCTGGATTATGGAAACACTCTAAAAAATGTTATCAAAAAGAAAAAACTGGCGAAGAATCATCATATAAAAATGATAAAATAATTGAATACCTTATGCAAGAAAATAAGGAAATTAAAGAAATGATTTTGGAAATTGTCAAAAATGGTACAATGAGCCATAGTCATAATACTACTCACACTAATTCTCATAACAAAGCTTTCAACTTGAATCTCTTTTTAAATGAAACGTGTAAAAATGCGATGAATATAACTGATTTTGTGGATTCCATAAAATTACAGCTGAGTGATTTGATGGAAGTAGGTGAGTTAGGATATGTAGAAGGGATTTCAAAAATAATTGTGAAAAACTTAAATAATTTAGATGAGACAGAAAGACCGATACATTGCACAGATAAGAAACGAGAAACAATGTATGTAAAAGACCAAGGAGAATGGCAGAAAGAAGATGAAAAGAAAAGCAGGTTGAAGAAAGCAATCAACAGAATTGCTGATAAAAACATAAGACTACTTCCAAAGTTTCGAGAGAAATATCCAGACTACGGAAATGCTTATTCAAAGCAATCAGATGTTCATGATAAACTAGTGATAGAAGTAATGGAAACAGACGATGAAAAGAAAGAAAAAATCATCCATAATATATCAAAAGTAACTAGTATAAAAAAAATTGAATAATTTATGTTGATTGAATAATTTATGTTGATTTAACAAGATAATTATCGATTGCCATATTTGACAATTCATCAGCTCGTTTATTTTTATTTCTTAATACATGACAATACTCAATATTTTCAAAATACTTTTCTAATTCTTTTGCTTGATCATAAAGCAAAATCAAATTTTCTGAACGACATTTATATAAGCCTTTCATTTGATTAATAACAAGCAAACTGTCGCCTTCTACTTTTAAATGTTTGATATTAAAAGCTTTTGCTTGCTGTAATCCTAAAATTAATCCAGCATATTCTGCATGATTATTTGTAGCATTCTCTCCAACAAAGAAACGTTCAGACCATATTTCTTTATCAAAATGATAAATAACAGCACCTGAACCAGATAATCCAGGATTTCCTCTACTACCACCATCAAAGTTCATTTTGAAATCATATTCGGGATATATTTTTGCAGGTTTTTTCGATTCCTCTGATTGTTTAAAATATGTGTCAATTTTTGGCAGCATTTTTCGTGTTCTTTAATAATATAAATGTAATATTTGTATTATTTTCAATTTTATATTAAAAATATACTTAAATATATTTATATTAAGTAATATAAAGAATGATGAATTTATTGTTACTTTTCTCGTTATTTGCAACAATGGTTTATGCTGATACTGAATGTCCAATTGTTTCGTCTATTGGAGACAGACGAACCGATAAAAATAAACTAAGAATTGTTCAATATAACGTTGAGTGGTTATTTATGGACTATTATAGCCCTATGGATTGCCCAGGAAGTGGTTGCACATGGGTAAATCAATCTGAAGCAAATACACACATGGATTATGTTGCCAAAACTGTCAAATATTTAAACCCAGATGTGATAAATTTTTGTGAAATTGAAGGTTGTGATGAGCTTAATATATTAAAAGATAGATTAGATGATAATTCATATAACCCTTACTTAAAAAAGGGAACTGATACTAGCACTGGACAAAATGTGGGTATGCTTACTCGTGTAGACCCTGCTATTAATTTATATAGAACTGAAATTAAATATAATTATCCTCTACCTGGTTCTAAATGTGGATATACAGGTTCAGTTAGTTCAACTGGTGTAAGCAAGCATTACATTACTGAATTTAAATTTATTGGTTATGACATCGCATTTATTGCTGCACATTTAATAGCAATTCCAACAGATTCTTCAAGATGTGCACAGAGAGAAGCTCAAGCATCTATTTTACAATCCGTTATTTATGATTATATAAATGATGGATATGAAGTAATTATGCTCGGCGATTTTAATGATTATGATGCTGAAATTATGGATATCAACAATAACAAACCTACATCGAATGTGTTAGATATTTTAAAAGGATATAAAGGTGATGCTGCAGGTCGCTATCAATTATATAGTGTTGCTGAAGAAATTGTTCAGAATCAACGATATAGTGATTGGTGGGACTCTGACAGCAATTGCAATACATCCTCACAAAAAGATTTTTCCATGATTGACCATATATTGGTTACTGAAGCTATACGAAAAAATATTGCAAATGTATTTGTTTATCACGGATACGATGAATATTGCGGTAAATACAATTCAGACCATTATCCAGTGGTAGTTGATTTATTCACATAAAATTATATATAATCACAAATTTCAGTGTCGAACTTACCATTAATGCTTATAACACGAAATGGTTTACCACATCCATATATTTTATTTTCTCTAACATAATAATAACAGAGGTCTTTATTAGCATGAGGATCTATTTGTTTTCCGGTTTTCTTCAACATTCCATGTCTAAATATTCCACAATTGATTTTTCTTATAATTATATAATCTTTGCAATGAGGACATGACAAAACGGGTTCTTCTTTTATATCTTTTTCGTCTCCGGACATTAATAATATAATATAATATAATAATATACTATATTATTAATCTTTAAATCAATTTTATTTTCTTCTAGAGTATCTACGCTCATATATATTAATTATATATAAATTTCTCAATTGAACTAATCCATTCTTTAAGTATATTTTGATTTTCATATATATCATTATTTCCGTCTAAAATTAATTGCTCTTCGCAAACGCATTCACTCGATGTTTTATCTAACATATCATCATGATATTTATTACATGATTTTAAATAATCAATTGGAATATGTTCTTCTCCGTCTCTATGTCTAGTAGCGATTCTTTGATGGCAAATTTCAGGGTTAGTTTTAACATAAATAATTTTATTGATTGGAAATTCTTCTGCAAATGTATTAAACCAATTTAAATAAATTTGATAGTTAATATATTCAATTTTATCTGAATCATATAACATTTTTGCAAATACCATTTTATCAGTGAATAGACTTCTCTCTGTAATAACAATATATTTTGGGAATTCATAATAATTTTCCTGTTCATCATAATTTATCATCATATTTTGTAGTCTGGCTTCAACTAATTTGGTATGTGCAGTTTTAAGTTCAGATATGGTATCTTTCAATAATTTTAATCTTGAAATATATGCCATCATCTGAAATGAAAACGAATACCTATCTTGGTCTGCATAAAATTTCTCTAGGATTGTAGTGCCGTTTTCATCCTTAATTTTACTCCATTCATCAACTGGTTCTTTTAAGAAGATGATATTTGCATTATCATTGAAATAGTTTTTAAGATTGGCTAGCAACGTAGACTTGCCAGAACCAATATTTCCTTCAATAGAAATTATTTGAATTGGATAATTCATTATATGTATTATTTATAAATTATATTTATACCCTTTTATTTTATCTCAATTTTATTAAATAAAAAAATTGATATAATAAATAAACATAAAGAGAATAGTATATTATTAAGTAATTAAACCAGCAAAATGGATTTGAGACAACGTAAGCTTAACAAGTCTGAATGGGATTCTATTGAAAGACCAGTTTCTGATTCAGAACTAGCTATTTTGAATCTTATTATGAAAGGATTTCATGATGTAAACATTAGAATTAATAATAATAATTCTATCTTTACATTTTTAAAGATAGAATTTTCAGAGAAAATGGAAGATTATATTTATAATCGTTATTTGCGTAAGCGAGCTGATGGAGTTGAGAATAATTTACTTCAAATTGACGCCAGTTATAAACCAATGAAAATCGATGCAAATATAAAACCAAATTCTGGCGACAGAGTTCGTTTGGAGCGTTTTGACGACGAGACCATCAAAAATAACGATATTTATGAAAATATTTTATTAGATTATTTAGAAAAATTACTTATTTGTAAAAAAACAAATAAGACAAAATTGTTTTACCATTGCTATTATACGCTTTATAAACTTATTAGAAATAATGTAGCACGTGTCAATAGACATCTTAAAAATTTGACAAAAATCATTTTAGATAAATTTGCAGATGAAATTGATAAATTAATTATTATTGAAAATGCAGTAGATTTAATTGAAAAAAATGAAAGTCTATTGAAGTATAGTGACTTGGTGCTTTATGAGCATCAGAAAGAAATCTTTGCAACTATTAGAACTTCAACACCTAAATTGGTGTTATATATGGCTCCTACAGGAACGGGAAAGACATTGACACCAATTGCGCTCTCAGAACAGAAAAAGATTATATTTGTTTGTGCGGCAAGACATGTAGGATTAGCTTTGGCAAGAGCAGCTATTTCGGTGAATAAAAAAATCGCATTTGCGTTCGGTTGTTCAAGTGCTGACGATATTAGATTACATTATTTCGCAGCGAAAGAATTTACAAAAAACAAGCGAACAGGCGGTATTAAAAAAGTCGACAATTCTGTTGGTGAAAATGTTCAGATCATTATCTGTGATATTAGATCTTACTTGCCTGCTATGTATTATATGTTAGCGTTCTTTCCAGCAAACGATATTGTTACTTATTGGGATGAGCCTACTATTACGATGGACTATGATGAACACGAATTTCATAAGACTATTAGAAAAAATTGGAAGGAAAATGTAATTCCAACAGTAGTTTTATCTTCAGCTACTCTACCAAAGGAAACCGAACTTACAGAGACGATTCCTGATTTCTTAAATAAATTTCCTGGTGCTGAGATTTGCAATATTGTTAGCCACGATTGTAAAAAATCGATTCCTATTGTTAATAAAGACGGTTATGTGGTTTTACCTCATTATTTGTCTGATAATTATAATGAGATGATGCAGATTGCTAATCATTGCAGAGATTATTTAACTTTATTGAGATATTTTGATTTGAAAGAAGTTGTTGAATTTATAACATTTGTCAATAGAAATAATTATGCTAATAATAGAATGTTAATTGATAGACATTTTGAAGATTTGGATTCAATCAATATGAAAAATATTAAAATCTACTATGTCGATATGTTGAGAAATATTAATGCAGCAAATTGGCAAGTAATTTATAGAAATTTCGAACAGAATCGCAGACCAAGAATTTTGGAAAATACAGCAGTAGATACAAAAGGTAATAAAATACAAAAGATTCGAAGTTTAGGTCCAGGAGTGTCAGCTATATCAAGTTCTAGTTCATTAACAGGAGCACCTCTTTCAAGACTCGCATCTGAACAAATTATTAGAACTGAACCTGTACCACAAGGAACATCAGGGGTTTATGTTACTACTAAAGATGCATATACTTTAACTGATGGACCAACAATATTTATTTCAAATGATATTGAGAAAATTGCGAAATTTTGTGTTCAACAAGCAAATATTCCTAATGCTGTTATGGAGGATTTGATGAAAAAGATTGAATACAATAATATCATTAACAAGCAAATTGACGAGATCGAAACTGAATTAGATGTTATTAAAGAAGGTATTGAAGCAAAAGTTAAAAATTCTGTTAATAGTTTTCATGGTGGTCAAAAGGTCACAGGAAGAGCTAAGTCGAATAAAGATCCAAAAAAATTAAGCAAAGACATTCCTGAAGAATTACAAAATAAGGGTGCTCTTAATAAAATGACAGAAAGAGTAAATGCATTACGAGCAATGATTAAACGTGCATCATTAAATGATACTTTTGTTCCAAACAAGAGAAATCATCTGGAAAAATGGGCTCCCGACACAAATATTTCAAATGCATTTACTAGTACAATTGACGAACAAGTTGTTTGCCATATTATGGCACTAAATAAAGTTGATAATTTGTGGAAGGTATTATTGATGATGGGAATTGGTGTCTTCATTAATCATGATAATATTGCTTATACTGAAATTATGAAAAAATTAGCCGATGAACAAAAGCTTTATATGATTATTGCATCAAGCGATTATATCTATGGAACAAATTATCAGTTCTGTCATGGTTTCTTAAGTAAAGATTTGGAGTTGACACAAGAAAAAGTTATTCAAGCTATGGGTCGTATTGGTAGAAATAATATTCAGCAAACATATACAGTAAGATTTAGAGACGATTCGCAAATTGCAAAGCTCTTCACATCGGAAACTGAAAAACCAGAAGTTACAAATATGAATAAATTGTTTAATACACGTAAGGTTATTTATAATAATGGTGAATATATTGAAGTTCCAGATGAAGACAATGCTGAAGAAGAGGATGAAGTTGTAGAGGAAGAATTTGATCCATATGAAAATGAAGAAGTTAAAGCGAATGCTGAAGACATTGAAGAAGATGCTTAAATATTAAAAAAAATAAAAAAATTGAATTTTTTTTATAAAAAATTATTTAAAATATATATAAGACGATGATACCATATTCTATTCAACATGCGCAACCAACACACGACGTAAGAGATAATAATATCGTTGCAATATATGACAGTAGCGAGAGGCGTAATATGAATGAACAAATAATACGTTATATAATAAATGTGATGTATGAATTTTGCTGTGAGGAATATGGTCATGGCATAAAGATAACTTCATATGACGATTTTTGTGATAAATATTGGAAAATAAACGAAATTAGAATTCGTGGATGGAATAATATATTTAATATTCATTATTTTGAAAAAAAATGGATTGAATGGAATGTTGAAGATTATAAAGAAGATATTTATAATGAATATGTAAAAAACTATACAAAAAATTGAATAGAAAAATCAACAATTATATTTTTTCATTAATAATAGTAATGCAAGAAGATAACGAAATAATTTATTATGAGACGGTTGGTTCTAAAGTTCATTGGAGATATAAATCATTATTAGAAGATGATTTTAAAATAATTAAGTTGGAAGATGTCTGGAGTGAAGAAAGTTATTGTTATGGAGTGGAACAATATATAAAAGTTTTTGTGGAAGGTATAAAAGAAAAAGTAATCAGATATTTACCTAATTTGAATGAAGTTGATATTAGTTTTGGAATCTTTGACAATAATAATTTGTTTCATAGACTTGCCATTTCGGTTGTTGAATTGACGGTAAAAATGTTAAAGAGAAAAATGATAGACATAAATTTCTATACAACGATATTTATAGTAATTAGATATAAGGACAGATGTGCTTTTATTGGTTCATTAGATCTAGAAGGATTAATATAAAATTAGTTAGCATTAGTAATTGTAAAACCCTGCCCCCTATTAGTATTCTAATAGGGTGCGGGGCGCTTCAGTAATTCTTATATAAAATGATGTGGTTTTCCATGTAGTTCCATAAATTTTTTCTAGAGTATCATTTCCATTATACATTGTATCTATTTTGTCTGCTAATTCGGGGGCAAAACCATTAGAATTATTATAATGGTTGGCTTCGACGATATCAAATTTTTTATTTAAACATATGCTTTCAAGATGGTCGTAAATAAGTATTTTTACGTTTTCGACAAAGTCTGATATAGTGCTATTTGAATCCGCAAAAATACATAATGTTTGTTGGGTATTGATTTCTTTAAAAGTAAATGTATACTTCATTGTTTATTATATGATTCATATTTTATATATTTATGTAATCAATTTTTTATATAAATAATTTAGCTCCTAATTCTTTATAATAGTAGTTATTATATGGAATGTTATTTAATAATGATTTGGTTAGTGTCTTGTCACTCATTTTAAGCTCGCGAATGCAATCGTATTTACAAGAAAATTCTCTAACCAGCACAAAATTCGCATCATATTGTCCGATTCCATTTTTATATAATAGTGGTTGGCCGTTTTTTTCTTCGAATATGTTAATAAGTTCTTTATCACAATTGTCATACAACATATAATAATGATTGTTTGTGATGGTGTTGTTTTTAACTGGATTGTCTAATGCGGATAGACTATGATAACCATTTAATTTAGCTGCGGTTTTTCTGTCTAAATAAACATTTAATATTTCAGATTTATCTGCGTTTAATTTGGCGATATATCCAACATTCTGTGATTGGGTTTGTTTTGTTGGCTGAATTTCATGAATAATGTTTGGGTCTAGATTTCTCTCTACTAATAGCCAGCGAAACCCGCAGTAAATAGTATTTTCTTCGACTGCTTTTGCGATACTAGGACGTTTGATATTCTTGTCTTCATTCATAGCTTCTGTTACAGATTCATATACTTTGACTAATTGCAGTGTTTCTGGATTGATTTTTTGAAGCCGAGGTCCTAAGTGCGGCATTTGTTGATTAAAACCTGTTACCACCTTAGTTTCTTGTGCGTTTAGTTTGTTTAAAATTAGTTGATTGGTTTTTTTAAGTTCAATTAATTCAGACGATAAATTTTGTATTAGTTCTTTTAATTCAATTATTTCATTACTAGAAGTTGATTGAGTTATTGTTTGATTAGAATTTATTTTTTCTTTTAATAATTTATTTTCTAATAAGAGTTCATTAATCTTATATTTATAATTATCAATATTATCTTCAATAATTTTTAATAACATTTTATACGTTAGATTAGTCCCAATTAAAATTAATTCTTTTTCTGTTTCGTGACCTTGTAAATTAAATACTCTATTTTGATTTATATCTTTATGACCTAATAAAAATCTTTCAAAATTTCTAGATTTATCAACTTGAAAACAATCTAATAATAAAATATTTTTATGTTTTGACTTGCATTCGTTATAACGTCCTGTTATTCCATCTCTGCTTTCGCCAAGTTTAATAATATATGTTCCGTCTTCATTTGTCTTAACTTTGATGATATATATAATGGAACCTATATTATGATATTGAGACAATAGTATTTTTTCTTTTTCAAGTTCTTTTTGTTTTATTAATTTCTCTTCAGTTTCTTTGTTTTTAGTGTCTTCTATTTTCTGTAATTGTTGTTTTAATTCATCACATTCTTCTTTTGTTATTTCAAACATTATATTCTCTAATTTAATAAAATAATCATGTATTTCATCAGCTTTTTTTGTTCCTGCTTTTAAACAGAATTTTTTAAATGTTTCAATATTTAACATAATTATTTCTTTGTTATGACCTCCTCTTGCATTTTTTTTTGCTCCCGAAGATTCGGAAGCAAAAAATTTATAATCATTGTTAATAATAAATTGTTTTTCTAATAAATATTTAGCATGATATTTTTGTTGAAAACCTAACCATTTCCATACATTATCTAAGTCAATAACAAAATCATTCTTAGAATCATACTTTAAATAGCAGTAAAAACTGGACAAAAATAGTTGTTGCTCGTAATTTGTGAAATTATTTTTCACTTTTTCAACTAATTTGCTCTGGTAATCACCTGAAAACTTGGTGATAGGATTGCTTTCGATGAGATTTACAATATCCACACTCATTTTATAATTATATAATTGCTATATCTTTATATTGTTTTTTGCTTTAATAATTAAAAAGGAATTATTAATTATTAAAATATATAAATAAAAACAACACGATATAAGGTGCTTAGTTTGAATAAGCTAATCCACCCATACCACTCATAATACGGAGAACATTGTAGTTTGTAGCATAAACACGGACCTTAGCAGTCTTAGTTCCTTCAACAGTAGCGTTAGACAAGACCAATTGAAGTGTGGCGTTATCAATTCTGGAGAAATTGCATGTGCCGCTTGGTTGGTGTTCTTCTGGTCTCAAAGCGAATGAGTAAACATTGATACCTTCATCAGGGTTGCGGGTATGGGCTTGGTATGGTTGAACCCAAGAGAAGTAAGTTCCTTCACGTTCAGAGAAGCGATCTTGGCCGTTAAGTTGAAGCTTAGCGGTGACGACTGGATTTTGACCCCAGCAGTGCATGTCCAAAGAGGTTTCAGACAAGACGAAGGTGCCGGCATCAGAGACACCAGAGTTTTCAAGGTGAGAACCAGATTCAGCAAGAGCAGCAGCGACATCAGCTGGAAGACCAGTTGTGTTCAAAGGAACTTGGACACCACCTAAGTTTGCTTCATTGTAAGGGTTGGAAGGACCGTGCCAGTATCCAGTGAAACCAGCATCAAATTGAGTTGGCATATAGTCAAGAGCACCTGCATCTTGGAACAATCCACGAGCATCGATGTAAGCACGAGAATCAGCAGCGATAGAAGTTGGACCGCCGAAAGCATGGATAGCGTTTGGCAATGCATCAATAGCATCGGTGTAGTTGAATGGTTGAGCACCCAAGACCTTGAATAAAAGGGCATCACAAGTCAAAGATGAACAGTAATCAACGTTTTGGTCAGGTTGAACAACCCAGATCAATTCCTTAACAGGATGATTGAAGTTCAACTTAATCTTGTTGGATGAGGAACCGACAGATTCATCACCAGTGAATTGAAGTTGAGTGATCAAGTATTCGTGTGGGTTTTGGGCCATTCTACGGCGTTCATCAGTGTCCAAAAAGACATAGTCAACGTACAAAGAAGCAGCAACTAAAGATTGGTTGTAAGCAATAGTAGCTGGGACAGGGCGACCAACTGTGTATTGGGTAGAAGGGTTGGATGGCTCAGAATTGCAGTTCAAAGTAGTAACAGCCCACAAGCATTCATCAATTGGACGAATATCAAGGTTAATCTTGACTTCGTGATATTGAAGAGCAATCAATGGCAAAGCTAAACCAGGGTTGGTACAGAACCAGAATTGAAGAGGAACGTACAATGTAGTTTCTGGAAGAGCATTTCTTGGAGCACAAACTTGACGAGGAGCCAAGGAGTCACAAGGGGATTCGACATCAGAGAAAGAAGGATCAGTTATGAAGGTAAGTTGAGTGGTGTTACCAATCATCTTGAAGTATCCACGTTGTTGTTCAGAGGTCATGGTCAATTGGTTCCAGATGTGCATCCAGTCACCATATTGACGATCGATTCTTTGACCACCGATTTCGACTTCAACTTGGGCGATCAATTGTTCGCCAGGGAAATCTAGCCAACGGGCATAAACACCAGTATTTTGTCCACTGGAGTAGTTTCCGAGACCCATAAGTTGGTTAATCTCAGGAAGAGTAACTTGTAAGTAAGTGCGGTAAGCCAAATCTCCGTTTCTGGAGATTACACATTGGACACGACGTCCGAAATCAGCTTGACCGTTGAAAGTTTGTTCGATTGATTCGATGGCAAAGTTAGTATATCTACGATAAGTAACTTTCCAGAAAGTAATTTGAGGATTACCTGTACATTTCCTCTACCTTATTTTTCAATAAGGATTAGACTATATCTTATGAAGAATTTAAATTTATTTTATCTATTTGATTTGTTAATAAAAATTCTTCCGAAAACCATTTAGTCGTTGAACCTTCTTCTTTAAAATTTTCTAGTTTTTTAACAATATAATTAATTTGATTGATATCAATATTTTTTTTTGATGAATTATAATTTATTGTAACAGGCATCATATTAGACCAATTCCAACACTTGAATTTTTCATCTTCTAATGTCAAATCATATTTACATACTGGTATAATATGATCTATTGACCAATAGGTTCCATAATTTTCCCAATTCATGCTTTCAGTGAAATTAAATTCCAACCATTCTCTAAAATATTGAATATTGCACCCAATATAATTCATAGTTGTTGCTTTTTTATTTAAAACATTTCTCAGACGAGCAGCTAATGATTTTTTGATTCTATAATTCATATTAGTATTTCTTGCGTTTTTACACCATTCTGTTTTTTGCTCTGTTAAAAATAATGGATAACAAATTAAACAAATTTTTCTTTTATAGAATTTTTTGAGTTTTGCAAAATCTTTTAAAGGTTTGCATTCGTTGCATTTTTCACATTTAAAAAATAAAGTTTCTGCTTTTTTTTTTCTTAAATTTTGTTTTCTTATTTTATCCATTTCATTCGAACAATTTTTGCATGTAATAGAATAATTATTATTTTCATTATATTTTCTGAAGTCGTGCAAATGCTTAACAATTTCACATTTTGAACATTTTTTGGTTTTAATTTCTGGATTCATTGCTAATAATTATGTTTTATATTTATATTGTTTAAACTAGATTTTAATAAAGCTTGGATGCTCATTGCCCATTTCAATTAAGTTTGACACTTAATATCATCTTATTCATTGTTACTATACCCAAGTTTTTTCTCTTGGCCACACCTATCTCTCAATAGTTGTTTAGTAGAATAAGTTTTAGGGGTTTCAAGCAGTTTGATTTTCTCACTAGGGTTATTCTAATTAAGTATTACTTAATTTCCCTAATTAATGTCAGTGGTTCTAAAGAATCCACAAAGGGGTTTTTGAATATCTTATTGTTTCGATATTCCCCGACATTTTTCTACCCTACAGGTTTTTAAGGTATACGTCTTGAGCACCGTAAGCGACGAGTTGCATTAATCCACCTCCCATTTTATAATATGGCTAAAGAAAAAAATTTTGGAAAATTAAATTAATTAAAATAATTTATTTAATTAATTTAGAAATAGTTTTTTAATATTTATCTAAGAAAAAAATTTATTTAAATCTAAATTGGTCTTCATAAATTGCATTAAATATGCGTCTTCTAGTACTTCTTTTTTCCCTTCGTGATTTTTTGAGAATACATATGATTCACCTCGTTTTTTAACAGACCAACCTTGCTCTATTGAATTAAAAAGTAAAAGCATTTTTTGAAATTTTATTGCGTCTACTTTTAAATCTTCATTTTCTAAATCTTTCAAGGAGTCTAAATTAATTTTAAATTCCATTAAAATAGTTTTACAAAAGTTTAATTATCTTTAAACTTATAATGCTTTTGTTTTTATTTTAATATCTAGTTATTTATTGCATTTTTACTTTCTAAAGTTTTAATAAGTTTATTATTCTCAGTAATTTCTTGTGTCATATAACTAAGTCTTGTGCTTAATGTTGATATTTCTCCTTTTAAATATTTAATTTCCTCTCGAGTTTTATCATGTTTATTACTAAAAGAAATATAATCATAAATATTAGTGATCCAAGACGTAACAGCCATAATTGTTAAAAAGGACAATGGTTCCATTAGTTTAATTAATTGTTTATATTTAATACAATTTTTTAATTCAATTTTAAATTTAAATTTATCTCAAATACAAATAAATAATTTCTCTATATTATAAATTAAATAAATATCCATTTTAATATTAAAAGAGTTATGCCATCTTTTAAACCGAAATCAAGTAAAAAGATAAAATTCAACAAGAAATCCGCAATTACTCTTGACACAAAGCATAAGGAGTTCTTGAACGAATTCTCAAAAGATGAAAATACAGTATTGGACTATAAATTTCAAATAGCAGAACTTAAAAAAAGACTTTCAGAAAAATCAGATGAATTAGCAATTGAAGAAAAGTTGGAAATGAATGATCGTATATGTGAATTGAAAGAAATTATAAAAGAAACAAAGCTTAAAAAAAAAGAGTATTTGCTTGATAATTCAAAATACATATTTGAATATTTTGAAAATAAAAAAAATATCTCTACTGGTGCTAAATCGCAAACAGTTACAAATAAATCAAAACTTGTTAATAATTTTTTCAAAATAAAAGATGAAATTGATAGTGAAGTAAATTTGATTCAGAAAGACAATAATAATATTGTATTGAAATATTTAAGTAATGTAAGCGATGATTTTTTAGATATTAATAATTTTGTATATCAAACTGATATATGTCAAGTTTGTCATAAAGGAGAATTAATACCTCTTGAAGAGGATGGAATAATGATTTGTAATATGTGTTCTAGAAGTATTCCTTATCTTATTGAAAATGAAAAGCCGTCTTATAAAGAACCTCCAAAAGAAGTTTGTTTTTATGCATATAAACGCATTAATCACTTCAAAGAAATTCTTGCTCAATTTCAAGGCAAAGAAACTACACAAATACCTCCAGATGTCCTTGAAAATATTAAATTTCAAATTAAAAAGGAGAGAATAACTATAACTCAAATTACAAACGAAAAAACAAAGGAAATTTTAAAGAAATTGGGATATAATAAATATTATGAACATATACCATTTATAAAAGATAAACTTGGAATAAAGCCGCCAATTATGACACCTGAGCTTGAAGAAACACTTTGTAATTTATTTATTGAATTGCAATCACCATATTCAAAATTTTGTCCAGATGATAGAGTTAATTTCCTAAATTATTATTATACAGCATATAAGCTTTGTGAACTTTTAGGAGAAGAACGATATTTAGAACATTTTCCAATGTTGAAAGATCCAGAAAAACGTATGGAACAAGACATTATATGGAAAAAAATATGTATTGAATTGGATTGGGAATTTATTCCTACTTTTTAAGTTCAATTTACAAATACCCAATCTAATTCTTGACATATTTGTTCCCATTTTTCATCATATATTTCTCTGTTATATTCATTTAGTTTAAGTAAATGCATTTTTTTATATTTAATATATTCAGCAAGTCGATATAATATATATTGGTATGGTAAAAAACTTTCATTATGATATAAAATACTATATGTATTTGAAACCTCTTCGAAAAGTTCACATAAAACATCCTCTTCTTCTTTTGTAAATTCAACTATTTCAATATCTAATTTTTTCAGAATAGCAGGAATATATTCATAATAAATTTTTAATTTTCTTTTTTTTAACACATTTTTAATGTGATAATGTGTTATTTCTTTATTTTTTAAATTAATTTTAATGTCATTTATAAAGTTCTCTCCAAAATAAATAGGCGTTTTCCCTTGTACATCTTCTAGTATATTTTTAAAATGACCAATTCTCGTATAATTAATTAATCTTGATGTCATTATTTAAAAATAAACATTTACCTTTAAATAACTGATAAATTATATAAATTAAGCTTTATATGGAAAAATTTTAAGCATGTTAGTATTATATATTGAAAAGTTTGGGTCATTACTATTTGCACCAACACCATTACCAAAACACATTCCTCCTTTATGGTTTAGTTTACGTTTATTTTTACGGGTTTTTCTTCCTTTTTTTGTTTGTTTTTTTCTAGATAATCTTCGCTTTCTTCTTTTTCCGCCAAATTCATCAAATGAAGTATCTTCGCTAGTTGTATAACCGGCGTCAGAAATTCCACTATTATTTAATTCATTTAAATCCATTGTACCTTGTGTATCAAACGAATTATCCATACTCATATCTAAATCATGGATATCGTCCTCTGCTTGAGGAATAGCGTCAGCTTGATTATTTGGATTTTCGAAAATATGTTCATTAAGTAGTTCTACCATAACTTGTTCTGCCATATCATCAGAATTACCATGAAAACCATCAGGACCTTCATTCATAATTGTATTAACTTTTTGCATAACTTCATTTAATGATACACCTAAGTCGTCAAGTCTTTCAATTTGATAATCATTAAATCCTTGAGCTTGCAATTGTTGCAACTCTTGCTGAGTAAACGCACCACCTTTCATAGTTCTACGACGATATCGTTTTTGTCTTCTATGTCTAGTATGTCTTTTTGCCATTATATATTATTATTAGATTTAAATATATTTGTCTAAAAGGTCGCCTTCTTTATTCAAAATCCAAATTTCATATTTTAAGCCTAAATCTTTTGCTGCTTTTTGTTTTTCAAAAACATTGTTTTTCTCTTGATTGGTAAATGTGGATTTTACTTCAACACATCTATTTTGTGATTTAATGTAAAAATCTACATAATGTCGTCGTTTTTTACCATTCTTGTCATTATACCAAATTTCAGGAACTTCATTTCTTTTTGTGAATATATCATCTTCATCAATGTTTTCAATCATTAATAAATGATCCAACATAAATGGTTCATAACCTTGCAAATATAATGTATTTCCTGAAGGCAATATATATTCTTTTTTATTGTATGAATTTTTCAGAATCAACTCAGCTACTTCTGAATTTTGTGAATGATGCGGCACACCATATCTTTCTAAATTTGTTTGAATTACTTTTTGTTTTATTATGTTATTGCCTGTTGGTGATTTGTTTCCATATTTTATTAAATTTGTCTGCATAGTTTTTTCTTTAATTTCCTTATTTTGTTGTGGATTTTTTACACCATATTTTTTTAAATTAGTTTCTATACTTTTTTCTTTTATTACTGATGATTGTAATACATATGGCACACCATATTTATGCATAGACTTTTCTCTAATTTGTTGTTGTATTTTTTCTAATTTTAGAATATGTTCAACTCCGTACTTATTTAAAATCGATTGTTTTAATTTATTTTTTATATTTTCATTTTGCATTGGATTTGTTACTCCAAATTTAATTAAATTTGTTTTAACAATTTTTTGTTTTCCATTTTCTTTGCTGCAATCAATACAATAACCTCCTATCTTTAATAATTCTCTTAATGGTTTTTTAAATAATTTATCACAATTATCATTTTTACATAAGCCTTCAATAAATGTATCTCTATTTACATATTCATTTGAATAATCAAAATTTAAAATTATATTACTTTTGTTACAATATTCAATTAATACATTTGAATCATATTTTACCTTAGATAGTTTAATTTTATTATTTCCAATATTCTTCATACAACTTTTGCAATATCCTCCAGTTTTTACTAGCTGTCTAAAAGTTTTATTAAATACTCCAATACAATTTTCAACTATACATTTTCCTTCAATGTAATAATTCCTATTAATATTTACATTATTGTAATTATTTAACAATACTAAACTATTCTGCCTACAATAATCAATAAGGGCATTATTGTTATATATCATACTATAAATTATGTTTAGAATTTAACTTTAAGTGTTTTTTATATAAAAACAATTAATTACTGTCAATATCAACTTTTTCTTTTGCAAGTTTCAATTTTCTTTTTAAATATGCACGTTTATTTCTTTCTTTAATTACTTCTTTTGAAACTTTATAATTTGTTTTTTCTTTGTATTCTTTTACTTTTTGTTTGATTTCTTCTTTATGATTTTCATAATATTTTTTCATATTAGATGGTGATGTATATTTTTTTAAATGTTCTTTAGTTAAATTCAATTCATTTTTTAATTTTTCGTTTTCTTCCCTCAATAATGAATTTTCTTTAATGAGTGATTCGTTATTCATTAAGGTGATACAATAAATTATTTTTATATATTTTTCATTATATATAAAAATAGACACTTTAAAATGTTAATCGAATTATATTATTACCATTTATGGTCTTAAAAACCACCAGGGAAACGAACTAGGTTCAAACCTATACCTGCGCCAGCTCCTGAGCGTGCGGATGCCCCCATAGATGGAACATAAGTATCAAGGATACTGAATGTAGCAGCGGCAGTCAAAGCAATCAAAACAATTTCCTCAATATTTAATGAGCGTTTAGGGATAGCATAAGCAGCAATAGCAACCATTAAACCTTCAACAAGATACTTGATAACTCTCTTAACAAGTTCACTAACGTTAATTAAACCGTTCATTATATTAAATGTCAAGAAAAAATAATTTGTGCGCTAAATAACTTAAAAATAAATAATTTAATTAATTAAAATGGATCGATCTAAAAATAAGCAATCTAAAAAAGGCGGATTTGAGAGAAAAATGACAAATGGAAAGCCAAATTCCAAATATGTTGATTTATTAGAGGAAGATAAACCAATTGCTGGTCAAAAATTCGTTTGTATGTCTTTTGTTTCTCCTGAAAAAGTTCTTAAGGAAAAAGAGATTTTCTTTTTTGAAGAATTCCTAAAGAACTGGGAATTCAATAAATCAATGGAAAAATTTTTGCAATTTATTAATTTTATTTCTTTCAAGTATAATGTCTCATTTGAAGAACTAAATAAAGATTTTAAAGATTTTGTTCAAGAAGAGAAGGCTAATTTAGCTAAATCTAATTTATCCGATGATTACAAAACTTATCTTGACAACCATGAAGAAGATTTACAAAAGAAGTTTGATGTTGCTCACAATTTTCAAACAAGTACAAGAGGTTTAAAGGTCAGAGGTGTTTATCCAACTGAAGAAGAAGCAGAATTAAGATGTAAGATGTTGAGAGAAATTGACCCAAATCATGATATTATGGTTGGACCAGTTGGTATGTGGATGCCATGGGATCCTGAGGCTTATAAGACTGGTCGTGTCGAATATATGGAAGAAGAGCTTAACCAATTAATGCATGAGAAGCAAAAGAACGAAGCTAACGCTAAACAGGCGTTTGAACAACGTGTTAAGGAAACTAAACAAAAGGCTATTGAAGAGAACATTAAGAATGCAGAAAAGAGTGGTAATACTTTATCTCAAACCATCGATGAAAATGGTAACTTAATTGGTGTTAATAATGCAAGCACTCAAGAATTCGCTTTAGGCGAACAAGAGAATATTTCAACAGCTGATATCTGTGCAGAATTATTTGAAGGAGAGAATATTGTTGTTGGCAAATCTGATTATGGTCAAAGTCAATTGAAGTCAGGACCATTTGCCAAAAAGTAAATAAGTTAAATAATTTAATATAATTCAAAAATATTATATTAAAAATATGAGCAATAATAATAACAATGAGTGACATATATAAAATATTTTGTTTATCTTATAATAATCCCGAGAGAAAATTATCGATGCAAACAAAATTTGAACAGTTAGGAATAGACTTTCTCTTCTATGATGGTGTGGAATTAAATGACGAAAGAATCCATCCAGAATCATATAAAAAATGTTGGTCGTGTATGTATGGACATCTTGATATGATCAACATATTTTATAATGATGCAGCAACAGATTATGGAATATTTTGCGAAGACGACATTTATATTCATAAAGATTTTAAGCAATTTATGCCACAAATAATAAACGATTTTAAATATTTAAATTTAGATGTATTATTATTAGGATATTTAGTTCCATTCCAAATTAAATCATATTATAATGGTTATCATCTTAAAGATAAAGATTTAAGATCAGATCGCTTGAAATATCATAATTTTACAGATGATACTTGGGGAACACAAATGTATATGTTATCGAAAGAAAATGCCGGAAAAATTTTGAAAAAATATGGAGACGCAAGTAATTATGCAGTTAATACTTTAGATGACAACACATTAACTCCGTTCAGTGCTGATTGGACAATCACAAAAGACGGAAATAGAGCACTTATAACACCATGCCTTGCGGTTGAAGATGGTAAAGGCTTACTAACACATTATGATAACTCATATGAACAATTTATTTTTCATAAAAGATGTCATGAAGCACATTATAATTCAAAATTATTTATTTAAAATTATATAATTTAATTATTTAATTAATTCTACCAATTAGTCGTCTTTTTAACACTAATTCTAGGTCCTCCTCCTCTTTTTTTAGTCTTAGAAGGGTCATACTGTTCTTCTTGATCTTCGTCAGGCAACCCCTTAGATAATTCCCAGAATTCTTTTGATCCTAATCTAAAGTCATTATGGTTATCAGCTTTATAATAAAAAACTTGATCGTTTAGTTTATTAGATTTCGAATTATTATTAATAACTAAACATTCATAATTTTCTGTGCACTGGTCCATCACTTGACAAAATGCTTCAAATGTTGGAAACATACCAGCATAATTTTCATAAATACGCTTTCTATTTGCAATATAATTCTCTCTCAAAATAAATACATAATCTATGTTGGTTCTCAGTGTCGGAGGAATACCCAAAGGATATTGCATTGTGATAACTAACATTACTTTCCAATGTCTCAAAAATACCGTTTTCATTTAGACATTTCCTTCTAAAATCATAAAACCTATACTTTTTAAATGGGTATAGCATTCTCTCGAATGGGGTTAGACTATATCTTAAGATATCATTGAAGTTGGTTAAACTTCTCAATCCCACGGGCATTTAGTCGTTGAACAATCACCATATCCTTACCATAACAGAGTTAGGTGACTTGCTGCGGGTTGTCTCTATTTTATACCTTTTTACTATACCTTATGTGATTAGCATAAGCCACCATTGCATTTCTACAATAGTTTAGTAGTATAAACCTTCAAAGAACTAAGTTCTAAATCAAGATTTTTCCGCAATTTGGACGTGTCGCATATTGAATTATCAATACACTAGCCATTTTTTTGAAATGACTATGGCAAACATTTACCATTCATGAAAAGTAGTCGCATAAGCTTATCACGAGACCATGTATTGTCATATAAACAATCGTCAAGAATAACAAATGCTCTTGGATCAATTGATGAGCGTTTATAGGTTTCCATCTCCTTTTTAACTTGTTTCAATACGGTTCTCTGACGCTTTAAGATGTTCTCAATGATGGCAGAATTGTACTCATTGTGAATAAATAATCTTGGTACCATTTTTCCATAAAATCCGTTACCTTCTTCTGTTCCAGATATGACTGTTCCAATCGGAATATCTTGTTGATACCATAATAAATCTCTGACTAAAAAGGACTTACCTGTATCACGCTTACCAATTAAAACAACAACCGGACCCTTATTTTCATTTGGTTTAAATTGAATGCTTTTCATGTCGAATTTTCTAAGTTCTAAAGTCATTCTATAATATTTAAAAAAGAAAATTATATTAGATTTAAACGCTAATAAAAATTTCTAAATAAAACAAATTAAACGAGTAAATTTTACATTAAGACACTTTAGAAATATCATTAAAGAATATATTCAAATAATTAGTTAAAAACACATTAAATTTATATTGTAATTCACTAAAGATGATAACAATCAATTATCAGAAAAGGAAAAATACTGAGTTGTTTAAACGATTTGAGGAGCCTTCTTCACTTTTTCTCTCCAAAACACAAAACTATATTCCTATTTATACACGCTTTTTTAATTTGAATGACACAAATTACAATAATATTAATCTTAACAATAAATGGTTTATATCAAATGTTATAGAACAAATAGAAGATAATGATAACCTTTTTATGTGCAGAATTAAAAATGTTGAAAATAACAAGGTAAAAGATCGAGAAGTTTTTTTTAAACTGGCTCCTTTATTAGATCCATATAAGTATATGATTGGTAAATATGACATAACAAATCCTAAGCTTTTTCATTTACCAAAATTAAATTCAACATCTAGCGATTGTAATACTAAATTTATTGATGTAAATAATGCAGCTTATGTTGACGGTTTTTTTTTATTTTTATCTAGTCAATTAAGACATACTTTTAAATTTATTCATGGAGTAGATTATTATGGATCATTTTTAGCAATTAAAAATGATTTTAAAATAAATGTTTTTGATGATATAGATTATCTTAATAACTCTGATTTTTTTAATAAAAATAAGAATGTCCTATTTAAAATAGATGAATATGATCATTTATTCCAACAAGAACAAACTAAATTAAAACCATTAACAATTGGAAAAGATATTAGCTTAAAATCATTTGCTTCTGTTGACAATGAAATTTTTGAAAATGTGTTTGAAGATGAAAATACAATCGATTTAAGTGGGGCTACTTTAACTTTAAATGACTTAAAAGATATGTCACTTGACTTGGTTGATATAACAAATTCAAATATGCAAAGTGAGCATCAAGTAACGCTTAAAACAAATTCAACTTGTTCTTCTAGATCATCTTATACAAACGATGAGGATTTAGATGATTGTGAAAATTGCGATGAAGTATTTGATTCAAGCTCAGAAAAATTTGAAGATAAAAATAGTGATGGTAGTGATGAAAAAAATGAAAATGCTGAAGATGAAGATGAACATGAAGAAGATGATGATGATGATTGGGACGATGAAGAAGAGAGAATAAATGTCACCATACCAAAATTCCCTGTTCAAGTTATTGGAATGGAATATTGTGAAAATACATTTGATGATTTAATTTTAAATAGTGAGTTAACTGAAAATGAATGGTTATCTGCTTTTATGCAAATAATTATGATATTAATTACATACCAAAAAGCATTTAATTTTACACATAATGATTTACATACCAATAATGTAATGTATAATGAAACTGACAAGAAATATTTGTATTATTGTTATAAGAAAAAATATTATAAGGTGCCAACATTTGGTCGAATTTTTAAAATAATTGATTTTGGTCGAAGTATTTTTAAATTTGATGGGAAAGTTTTTTGCAGTGATAGTTTTCAAACAGGCGGCGATGCGGCTACGCAGTATAATACTGAACCTTATTTCAATGATAAAAAACCAAGATTAGAACCAAATTATAGTTTTGATTTATGTAGATTAGCATGTTCTATTTTTGATTATATAATTGATGACTTTGAAGAGATAAAAGATTTAAGTAAAATAAAAGACCCAATTAAACGTTTAATTTTTGAGTGGTGTTTAGATGATAAAGGTATTAATATGCTTTATAAAACAAATGGAGTCGAGAGATATCCTGAATTTAAATTGTATAAAATGATTGCAAGATGTGTACATTATCATACACCTCAAGCACAATTAGAACGTATAGAATTTGAAAACTTTCTGTTTACTGGAGAGATTAAGAATATGGATGAAGTTATTAATATAGATTTAATCCCATCACATGTTTAGATTTTTTTGTAAAATCCATAATACATTTTATTTACATATATTATGGATAAATTTGGATTTATAATAACAAGACATGTTAATTCTGAAAAAACAAATAAATATTGGAATCATAATGTTAAATTATTAAGAACATTATATCCTTTAAGAAAAATTGTGATCATTGATGATAATAGCAATTATAATTTCGTAAAACCAGATTTTCCTTATACAAACTTACATGTTATTCAATCAGAATTTCCAGGTCGTGGTGAGCTACTTCCTTATTATTATTTTTTGAAATATAAATTTTTTGAGAATGCAATGATAATACATGATAGCGTATTTTTGCATAAAAGAATTAGTTTTGAAAAATTAAATGGAATAAATGTAATGCCATTATGGTTTTTTTATTCAGACAAAGAAAATATTGAAAATACAAAGCGTATATCATCATATTTAAAAAATAATATTATCATCAACAATAAAGTGTCAAAAGATATTAATATATTAGGAATGACAACTGATAAATGGTTTGGATGTTTTGGTGTTCAATCATATATAAATTTACGTTTTTTAGAAGGTATACAAGAGAAATACAATATAACAAATTTAATACATGCTGTAAAATGTAGAGCTGATAGATGTTGTTTGGAGAGAATATTTGGTACCATTTTTTTTACAGAATCGCCTAATTTATTTTCAAAAAAGTCTCTATTGGGTGACATTATGACGTATCAGCGTTGGGGGTACTCATTTGACCAATATATGACTGACTTAAAAAAAGGCACTATTCCTCGCACTATTGTCAAGATTTGGACTGGGCGTTAGTTAGTAAATGTTTTACTTGTTGATGTACATGTTCCGCCCATGTATCGAACATCATATTTAACATTTGTTGGTTTTGTTTTGGTATTTGATGAATAAGTGAAAGTCCATGATAATTCTGCATAATTTACGCCTTTTGTGGTAATACATGTATAAATTACATCTTCATATTGAGCATAAGAACCACGATTAACACTCAAATCATGTGGGAAAATATTAATTGGTTGATTTCCTGGACCGCCTAAATGGTTTGCTAAAATATGACCGGCGTCGCAATCTTGAACACCATCGTCATCTAATGAACGCGCGTAATTCTGTGTGCATGTTGTGGTGTCAGTGCCTTTGTTCATATTACTTAATGAAACTCTGACATTCGCTGATGATATTAGTGGAATATTATTATGTAATGTATAATAATATGTTGCTGATGTTCCACCTCCAATTGTTAGCACATTTTTACCTTCAATTGGACAAGGAACAGTTGTGCAATAACACGATGAAGATGAATTATGCGCATTTATTAATTTACAAATAGAGAGAAAAAATATAAAATATTTCATTTTATATTATATTATAAATAAAATCACACAAATTTTCATTATTAGAATCATCTAATACAAAATTTTTATAATCTCTCAATTTCCAATATGGTATATTAATAGCTAATTCTAAATCTATTTTTACTTCATGATATGATAATGGTAAATATGATAATGGTAAAGCTAATCCAGGGTTAGAATTAAACCAAAAATTTAATGGAACATATAATGAAGATTCCTCCATTACAATTTACTACTTAGTTTTATTTATATATTTTTTTATATAAATAAAATATTTTAGAAGGCTGGATTGTCTGTGAAAACAGGTGTAACTTTTTTACCTCCACCAGTAGTCATTATTGGATTTATTTGATCCATTATAAAATTTGCGACTATTACACTAAAATATACTAAAAGAGTATCCCTTATTAAAAGCTTTAATGGTTTGCTCTCTTTTTCAATATATCTCATTTCTAAAAACTTAGCAATCAAAAATGTTATTGATATTATTGCAGCTATTAAAAAGATACTAGTCATTATTAATTTATTGAAGAACAATCTTATTATTTATTTTACGCAAATTATTCTAAAACTTCTATTTCATCTATTAATAAATCTGGTAATAAATCCAATTTTGGCTCTTCTATATTATGAATATCTAAACTATCTAAATTAAAATCTTGATCAGAAATACTTAGCTTGATATTATCGTCATCATTATCAGCTTCATATTTTCTTTGCTCATTTCTCATGGTACTTATTTCTTCTAATCTATCGATATTTTTTGGTGCATTAATTTGTGCAACACCATCATCAGATTTAATATAATCTATATCATTAAAGCTTACACCACTACTCTTTACAGGCATATTTGATGATGCAGCTGACACATTTGATGCAGGTTCTATAATTGGCTCATGAGTAATTTCTTCTTTAACTTCTTCAATAACATCCTCTTCAACAGATTCATCCATATAAGCTTTTAAAATTGCTTCAACTGGAATACTTTCTCTTAATGTATTTAAAATACACTCTTGAACAATTATTTCAAGTTCTCTATAATTTTTTTGGATTTGAAGTGGCTCGATTCCAACTTGAAATAAATATACATTTTTATATACTTTTCTAGCCACATTAATGTAAACCTTATGAATAAAATCATCCAATTTTGGTATATTAATATCGATCTTTTTTTGTTTTTGTCCAACTCTCATAGCAGTTAAAACTTTCAATTGAATAATATGAACGCATGTTACTAAATCTTCTAAATAATTACAACCTGATTTCTCACATATTCTTTTTCTCTCATTCTCAACTATTTGTTGATTCCACTTAGGAATTCGAGATATCAAATTTTGAAATGTCATTAAATATTTATCCATTTCATTATTATCCTTGCATAATTTTATAGATTCTTCAAGGATTGATTTATAACCATCGATAACAAGAGGAGTCATTAGCGTGACTAATCTAGCTCCCCATTCATTTTTAGATTCGTGAAGCGCACTAACATTAAAATCATCCATTTACATAAAACTTATATTTTCTAAATTTAATTCTGAACTTAAAAAAATAAAATTTAATATAAATAAAATTAACAATTTTTCATTCCTAAATTCTCTCCTTACTCGGTTAAAACAAATTAATAATTCATATCTTTTATCAATTGAAATTACATTTTCAAGAGATTTTGGATTTTCTAATAATGATAAAATGTCTAAAGCACTATAACCTTTTTCGTATAATTTTATGCAAAATAACAACAAATCATCAAGTGTTATTTTTTTATTAATTTTTTCTAATTCTTTTGAAAGAGCGTATATTTTTTGTATTTTTATATCTTTCATTTTAAAAACTTCATTTAAATTATATTTATATAAGTTAATTACCTGACCATTTATAACTGGTTCTGCAACATATATTTCGCAAAATCTAGATATTATTGGCTTCATTAAACTATATTTATCTTCAGCAACAATGAAAAAACGGGTATTATGACTAAATAACTCAATACATCTTCGAAGTGCTGACTGTGCATCCATTGTTAATTTATCTGCATTTAATAGCACTATACTTTTGAAATTATTTCCTCCATTACAATTAATATGAGTCTTAGCAAAAAATTTTAACTCTTCTCTTATAAACTTAATTCCTTTTCCGTGTGAACAATTTACATACATAACAAATGATTTAATCTTCTCTCTATCATTATCGTAAATTTTATGAATAAATTCACTGACAATTGAACGCTTACCACTACCAGTCGGTCCATGAAAAATAATGTTTGGTATTTTATGAATTTCATGAAAGTAATTCAATTTTTCTTTTATAGGTTGATGAATATTTAACAACATACTGTTTACTATATTTAAAGTGAATTTTTTATATTTAAATAGAATGTATTAATTTATTTAATTAAGTAATTTGTCAAAAATTTATAATATTGTTCGTAACTCATATTTGGTGCCATTTTATTTTTATCCATTGTAACTGAACAGCCTCCTGATTTTAAATATGAAACATCAAATTCTTCTATTCCATAATCTAATGCAGTATGAACAATTTTTTCTACCTCATTTTCTCTCTCTGGTTTGATATGAAGATGTAATGCAAATTTATTTATATCAACATGAATTTCACAAAGTTTACCAATTATATCATGAAAATCATCATAGGTTAAAGTTCCACAAGTATCAGACAAACATATCTTATCAAACTTCTTACCACTTAAATAATATAATTCACTTACTATACGATCATTTGATATTTTTCCTTCAATTGGACATTCGTTAATACATGATACATATAGTCTACTATTAAAGTTAGGAAATTCTTGCATAACATCTCCATTTTCTATATCGATTTCAAAAATTGCATAATTATCTAACAAATTTAACATGTTATTCAAATTAATTTCATTTTCTTTTATAGTCAATTTTGTATTTTTAAGTTGAAAACTATTAGAAAGAGATGTTATAAAAGAAAATTTTCTAGCTCCAAATTTAATAGCATTTATTAAGTGTTCTTCATTCGGAACCAAAATATATTTATTTTTATTGTCTTGAATATCTTTAAATAATTCTTCAGTGTCTTTAAAAATAGGAAATATTTTTGTATTTACACAAGAACCTATTTCTAAATTTCTTGGATTGTATTTTTCAATAATTTTTTTGTAAATTTCTTTTTTTAATTTGGTTGTATATTTTGATTGTTCATCAGTTGTCAAAGCTTGTAAGCCATCCCTTAATGTAACATCAAATGGTCTTACCCTAAGCAATTTATGAACATAATTATTTGTTAGACTTTTATTGCTTTGATAAAATTCCAAAAAAGTACGAGCACATTTAGGATAAGAATTTGGTTTCAACATTATATAATTTTTATAATGATAACTTTAAGCATTTTTTATAAATGAATTTCTATTAATTTATAAAATATTATACAGCATCTGTTAATGAGTGGGTATATGGATTATTTTTGAACGCGCTTAATATATCAGGATTAATGCGTTCACAACCAGCACATTCATTATAATATTGAGGAGAATGAATAGCACCGTAAGTTTGAACGGATGGTGGTAAAGAACTTAAACGAGAGAATGCCGGATTGACTCTACCATCTAATCTATCACAATCACTCTTATTGCAATTAACGTGCATTTGTTGATTAAAAATTTGTGTGCCACCTTGGTTAGGTCTATTCATAATAGTTTGTGATTTTATATCGTTATTATGTTGTCTATACGCGGCATCATAATTCATATCACCATAACCAGTAGCATATCCACCAGCAGCAGTATAATATTCACAACTTGTAGTGTCTCTTTGTGTTAAATCTGGAGATGTATAATTGTTAACATAAACACCTTCTTTTTGGTTGTTAATATTAAATGTTGGAGCATAAAGGGTTGTTTCTTTAATAGTTGTTGGTGTAGAATCATATGGATTATAAACTGGACCTTTAGATATAGATGTAGCTCCTTCTCCATAAATTCTGACATTATTAATGGTTTCATCTTTTCTAGTTGGTTTAAGGAAATCCATTAGAGGAGCAATAACCGCACCAATCGCACCGCTAAATCCGCTTCTTATAGTGTCAGGTTGTCTAACTGTTGAACGATGATTTTCATAGTTAGTGTGGCTTCGTAAGAAAGTTTCTTTATCTGTATGATCGCCTCTACCAGCTGCTGTTGAATGATTTACACCACCAGTTAATGCTTCATGACGTTTAGCAGGTTCATAATTTTGCGGAGCTGTTGCTGCTTTAACATCAATTGCACCAGCTGGACCCATATAATCAATAGGAATATCATTTCTTCTGACGATACCCATCTCTTGAATTGGTCGCAAAGTTTCGCCTTTAGATGCGCCAGTAGTTGTTAGCCAACGATCTTGTGTGTTAATGAAAAATGTATCCGGTCTTTGTTTTTCAACACGACCTAACATCTGAGTTGTTGCGGCATTTTTAATAAATGAATCTGCTGGTCCTTCATGTCCTAGCAATTCATACTCTAATTTTGGATTAGTATCTACACGTAATTCGTCTACAGTTTTTGGCAACCATTTATCTCTTGCTTCCATACCTGAGTTATAACCATTTGAACCATTAATTCCATAACCTTTGTCTAACCCAGGACCTACCATTATGCTGTCAAATGGTTTGACATTATTATTACGCATTCCTGGATTAACTCGTGATTGATAAAAATCACTTTGATTTGGCATACCATATGCCCACTGCATATTTTCCTCTGGTTTGAATAAAGGAGCTTGTTCAATTTTCTTTATAGTTTGAGAACCGGAACCAATCATATTGTCTAAAACAGATTCAGTAATATTGACATCGTATGTGCGACCTTTAATTTTACCTCCATTAAATGGTATCATATTATTATGCTTAAATTGTTCAGAACTTAAATAATTACCGGTTAGAGAGAATATTTCTTGTGGATTTTGTCCAACTGAAATACCCTTTCTCTCCTTTTCTTGATATAAATTTTGATTAAAATATTTATCGGTCGCTGTATTTGGATTTGGATAATTTTGGACATTATCAACCAATTGATTTATATTTGTTACGGGAAAATTTTGAGGATGAATATTTGTATTTGGTAAATAGTTGCCATGTATTTCACTTTGTCTTGTAGCTAGATTGGTTCTAGTTCCCATATTTACAAAGTTTTCCTGATTTAATTTTCTGATTTCTTTTTTAGTGCAATCTTCGTTTTTTTGGTTTGATATTACATACATACCACCTAATGCTATTAATGGGACTGCTATTTCCATATTTATAATATATATATAAAACATTTTATAAATAATAATTTGTTCTAAAATGTTTTTAATTTAATTTAATTTAATTTCCAATATGATTTATTATATTCAACTACACCGTTTAAAAAGTCGTATACTGTTAATTGTTTTGCATTTTGTGACAAATAAGACCTATAAGGTGATATATTAGTTTTAGATTTATCGGATAAAAGCATATAACTATTATCTATAACTGGTTTTATTATTTCTTTAAAATCGAAACTTACATAGTAGGTATTAGATGATATGTGTTTCCATAATCTAACAGTTGATGAAAAAGACGGCTCTACATTTCGTAAATCTTTAATATATTCATAATTCATTGTTTCATATGTTTTTCTTTAAGTATGTTTTTCTTTAAGTATGTTTTTCTTTAAGTATGTTTTTCTTTAAGTATGTTTTTCTTTAAGTATGTTTTTCTTTAAGTATGTTTTTCTTTAAGTATGTTTTTCTCTAAGGTATATTTTGA